AAAGAACCCTAAAGCAAAAGGTAGGGTCATTTATAGTTCTTGGGCTGAGAGATGGCATTATATAAGGCAAAAGAACAATCCTGTGCATATCTTCTGTACACAGGCCCAATATCTTGATGACCTTAATGGTCAGATAGAATGGTTCAAGAACAGAAGGGGAAATATGGCTTGCAGGAATAGGTGGCTCAAACTCTGTGGAGATAGGCTCAAGTACCTTAGTGACTGCAAAGTATCTATTGTGCTTAGAATACTCCAACATTGTGGCTATCAGAGGACACTAACATTCTGCAATAGCATAGAGCAGACTAAGAAACTTGGTGAACATTGTATCAATAGTCAGAACTCAAAGTCAAATGATGTTCTTGAACTGTTTAACAAAGGTATAGTTCATCATATTACAGCCTGTAATATGCTCAATGAAGGCATGAACCTTGTGGATTGCAGAGTTGGTATCTATGCCAATCTGAATAGTTCAGAGACCATTATCAAGCAGAGGGCAGGTAGGTTGCTCAGGCATCCTAAACCTGTTATCATTATTCCCTATTATAAGGGAACAAGAGAAGAGGAACTTGTCAATAAGATGCTTGAAGATTATAATCCAGAGCTTGTCAAAACTGTAAACTTTGTTGAAGAGATACAATTATGAAAATTGCAATCGACGAGGAAATATGCAAGAAGATGGGAATGACACTCCCTGAAGTGCTTGCAACAGTCTTAGTAAAGACTGGCGTTGATGTAGGTGAACTCTTCAAAGAACTTCAACAGAAGCAAGTCCTTGTGACTCAGAACACCCTAATAGGGAAAACTTTGTTAGTTACCCAAAGATGGGATGATGTTGTCTCAAATATCCTACTTTCTTCTGACACTTCTGTGCCAGGAGAAGATAGGATTGAAAGGCTTGCTTCTACACTGATGCAGATTTTCCCTCAAGGAAAGAAAGATGGTACTAATACCTATTGGAGAGGGAACATCAAAGACACCAAGCTTAAGCTCAAGAAATTCTTCAAACTGTATGGCAGTAAGTATTCTGATGAACAGATTATTACTGCTACAAAGAAGTATGTGGAATCCTTTAATGGAAACTACTCCTATATGAGAGTTCTTAAATACTTCATTTGGAAAGATGTGAGGAAGCAAGATTCAGAAGGTAGATTCTATGTAGAAGAAGTCTCTGACCTTGCCACCCTTATTGAGAATGCAGGACATGAAGAAGTACTAAGAGATGACTGGACATCAACAACTGTCTAACTATGGGAAAGTTAAAGAATGACATCCAAAGACTCCGAAACAGGAGACAAAGAGTTCTTGATGGGAAGTATAATTGCATTCCATTTCCTTTCCCAAGGTTTAGAAGGCTGTTTCCTGGATTGGAGCAAGAGAAGTTCCTGGTTGTGACTGCCAATCAGAAGATTGGTAAGAGCAAGTTTACTGATTATATATTGGTATATGAGCCTCTGTTCTTTTCTATGGAACATCCTGAACTTAAGGTAAAGATTCTTTATTTCACCTTGGAGATGAGTCCTTCTGCAAAGAGAGATGAGTTCTATTGCCACCTGTTATATAGACTTGATGGCATAAGAATATCTCCTACTGATTTGAGAAGTACTGACCAAGAAAGACCTGTTGATGAAAAGATTCTTGAACTGCTTGAATCTGAGAGATATAGACCATACATTGAAAAGTTTGATGAAATGGTTGAGTTCATTGATGAAGATAAGAATCCTACTGGTATCAATAAAAGATGCAGAGATTATGCTTTATCTCATGGACATCTCAATTTCAAGGAGGTTGATGTTGTTGACCCTCTTGATGATACAAAAGTCACCAAGAGGAGAGTGGTTGACTCTGACAATCCCTATACCCCAGATGACCCTGAGGAATATAGGATTGTCATAGTTGACAATGCTTCAAACCTTGCACTTGAAAGTGGAATGAAGAAGATGGAGAACATTGATAAACTTGCTAAGTATGGTATAACCTTGAGAAATCAGCTCAAGTATATCTTTGTTCTCATACAGCATCAAGCACAAGCACAGGAAGGTGTTGAAAATCAGAAACTTAACAAGATTAAACCATCTTCTGATGGTCTTGCAGACTGTAAGACTACAACAAGAGATGCCAACTTTGTCCTTGGTCTTTACAGTCCTTATAAATATGGACTGAGAGAATATGAAGGTTATGACATAACAAAGTTTGGAAACTTCATCAGGTTCATGGAAGTTATTGAGGATAGAGATTATGGTGCAAGCAACAACATATGTCCTTTGTTCTTTGATGGTGCAGCAAGTACTTTTGCAGAGCTTCCAAGAGCTGATGATAAGGAGGGACTTGAAAAAGTTTATGCTTACATTCAGACACTGAAACAACCAAAGAAGAAGGGTATTTCCTTCTTCATGAAATCAATAAAATCATTATTTAACAAGAATGGCTAACATTTGTCTCATTTTGGGCAAGACTGGCACTGGTAAATCTTCAAGTATCAGAGGTCTTGACCCTAAGGAAACAGTTATCTTCAATGTATTGAAGAAAAGGCTTCCTTTCAAAGGAAGTAAGTCTTTGTACAATGAAGAGAACAAGAACCTCTTTAATGTAGATGACTATGCTACTATTGTAAATTACATGCAGGGAGTTGACAAGTCTGCTCCTCATGTAAGGAACATAGTTATTGAGGATGCTACCTACATCATGAGGAAAGAGTATTTCAAGACTGCCAAAATCTCAGGCTTCAATAAGTTTGTAGACATGGCAGCACATTTCCAGAGCATTGTCAGCACTGCTGAGAACCTCAGGGATAACCTTAATGTGTTTATCATCATGCACTGTGAGGAAATCTTCTCGGACAATACTATTGTCGGGTACAAGACTTCTACAGTGGGTAAGCTCATTGACAACAGCTATAATCCTGCTGAGGTGGTTCCTATGACTTTATTCTCCTCTGTCAAGTATAATGATAAGGGAGAGGCAAGTTATGGATTCTATACACACAGATGTATGGAAGGTGGAGTTGAAATTCCTGCCAAGTCTCCTGCTGATATGTTTGAACAGGACTTCATCCCCAATGATTTGGGTCTTGTTGTAAGAGCAATGGATGAATATTATAACTAAAAAAAAACAAAAGAAAACATGAGAGAATTATCAACTAGAGAAATTGCTGCCATTAAGAGGCAGTTTAAGAACTCTCTTCCTGCAATGAAGAAGATTGAGTCTATTGACTTGAAGATTGCAAAACTTCAGGAAGAGAGAGCTATTCAGCAAGCTATCCTTGATGGTGGTGAAGCTGGTATCATGGCAATGACTGGTGGCTATAGGTCTGTAGACCTTATTACTTGCACCTACGAGCCTCAGTTCAATGAGGATGGTACTCCTAAGATGGACAAAGAGGGCAAGTATCAGGTCAAGAACCAGGTGCTCACTTTTCATGCTCCTGTAGAAGTAGAGGAAGTTCCTATGGAACCTACTTCGGAGGTGGATGATACTCCTAATGGTGAGATAGAGACCACTGCTGCTGATGCAGCCTTCAACCCTCTTGAAGGACTTGAATAACAAAAAAAAACAAACTAATAACAGACTACAATGAGTAACAAAGGTTTTCTTTTTATGGCTATTGCCAAAGGTAAGGAATCTACAGAAAGTGATTTCAAAAGGTACATTGGTGTAGCTCCCTGCTTCATCAAAGGTCTTAACCCCACTAAGGCTCAGCTTGAGGAGATTTATGGCAATCCTCAGGACAAAGAGCCTGAATATGTAGGTGAGGTAGAAGTTACTGAGGGTGAATCAAAAGTAAAGTATCCCAATGTAAGGCTTAGCTTCCTTACACTCCCCGACCCTGAAAAGGTAGGTGTTGAACTCAAGCCCATCAGTGTGGCTCTCTTCCTTCAGAAGAGGTTCAAGTATAATAAGGACAAGACCAAAGTACAGGTCATTGACAAGTATGGTAGAACTGCATGGGTTACCATCGAGGAGTGCAAGAATCATGAGATTCCCATGTACAGCAATGGCCCTGCCAATCTTGACAAGGACTATAGACCTGCTTATGTAGGTGAGGAAGAGCTTACCAACTTCCTTATTGCTTACCTCAATATCCCCTCTGTGATGAGGTACAATCAGGGAGAGAAGAAATGGTATATGGTAGAGCATCCTGAGGAGTCAGAGTGCAGACTTGACCATATTGAAGACTACTTCAAGGGCAACTTCTCTGAGCTGAGAGATGCTCTTTCCCTTCAGCCTACCAACAAAGTCAAGATACTGTTTGGTATCAGAACTGACAATGAAGGCAGACAGTATCAGGCTGCTTTCACTCAGATGTTCCTGAAGAACAGTATCACTGATTACAGTAAGCTGGATGCAAATGTACAGGAAAGGAAGAACAATGGTGCTTATGCCACTACTGAGTTTGAAATAGTAGACTTCCATGAGTACTCTGTAAAGAGTTCTACTATCACTGACAATGCAGCTGATGACCCCTTTGCATCTTCAGCTCCTGCTGCTTCAAATCCCTGGGATAACAAGTAAAGTATGATAAGCTCAGGTGAACCCTTTGTATCTTTGGAAGATATATATAAGGTAACAACTGAAGCTGAAATAGCCCACTACTATTTAGGTGTGTCTAACATACCATGCAAGATAAACAGTCCATTGAGGTTAGACAGAAGTCCCTCATTTGGACTGTTTTCTCCTAATGGTAGCAGGATAACTTGGATAGATTTCTCCTCTGGAGAGAGGGGAGGTATATTCGACCTGCTTGGAAAGATGTGGAACACTAGTTTTAAGGAGACTCTTGCAAGAATATATAAGGACTTCAATAAATTCAATGGAAGTGTTAAGATAGACTCCACAGGGCATTTGCCAATGGCACCTCGCATCAATGTAGGAAATAATGATGTTATAATGGAGTGCAAAGTTAGAGAGTGGAGGAAGCATGATATTGAATATTGGGAGTCTTATGGTATATCATTAGAGTGGCTTAAGTATGCTAATGTGCATCCTATATCTCACAAGATAATAATCAAGAATGGTCAAAGATATGTCTTTGGAGCTGATAAGTATGCTTATGCTTATGCAGAGTTCAAGGATGGAAAAACCACTTTGAAGATTTACCAGCCATACAACAAGCAAGGATTCAAATGGAGCAACAAACATGATAGGTCTGTAATAAGCCTGTGGACAAAAGTGCCACCTACAGGGGATAGAGTATGTATATGCTCTTCTCTAAAAGATGCACTATGTCTATGGTCTAATACAGGGATTCCTGCTTTGGCAATACAAGGTGAAGGATATACTATCAGTGATACTGCTGTTAGTGAATTGAAACGCAGATTCAAGAATGTCTATATCTTACTTGATAATGATGAGGCAGGACTGAAAGATGCTGAAATATTAGCTTCAAAAACTGGGTTCACTAACATAGTACTACCTAACATCAATGGTGCGAAAGATGTGTCAGACCTCTATCTTTCCCTCCAGGACAAAGAACAATTCCAAAAGATTATGATAGGTCTATTTGATTAACAACCAAAAAAAAATAATGAAAACATGGAAGCAAGAAAAATTACAGTTGTTTCTACGAAAACTCAGAAAAAGAGTGTAATCATGTCAGGTGCCGAGACACTTGGCGAATTGAAGAAAGACCTCAATGAGGCAGGTATTGACTACGATGGTATGACCTTCTTTGAAGGCACCTCGAAGACTGAACTCAAGACAGATGAGTCTGTTCTTCCCAAGGATGTACCTTACACCAACAGAACTACAGGTGAAACTATAAACACTAATGAACTGGTGTTTATGCTCACCAATACCAACAAGAAAATCAGGTCAGGTGCTATGACTAGAACTGAGGCTTACAATACTATCAAGGCTCAGGGTCTTCAGGGTGCCTGTGTAGCTATGTATGGCAAAAACTTTACACAGTGCTCTACCAATGACCTTATCCTTCTCATTCAGAAGAAGGGCAAGAAAGCTGCTACTGCCCCTGTAAAGGAGCAGCCTGCACCTACAAAAGTTGAGACTGTAGCTACTACTCCTGCTACTCCCTCTGTTCCTGCACCTGTAGCAAAATGTGTTGATGTACAGGTAAGAGCTGCCATCACTGAACTTACAAGGGTTCTTTGTGAGGAGGGTACCATTGAGGAGGATACCAAAGATGAGGTTCTCAATATCCTTGGTGGGGGTGCTGTAGTTCCTACAGTATCTGACAATTATAAGCCTGATTCTGCCTCTCCCTACAGCGACAATGAGATTGATGCCATGTTCAGAGGTATGTGCTGATAGCACAGCCTATAGGCAATAACCCATGGGGAAGAGAGGAGCAATACCTTTCTTCCCCATTTTTTTTTGCATTTTATATGACAGAACATGACCCTATATCAATAGTCCACAGCATCTTTGCTGACTTCTTTGGTGAAGAGAATGTGGACTTGCAAGGACAGATTATCATAGTTCACTTCCCTAAAGTTACAGTGACTAATGAGCACAACCGAAGTGTTGATATAACCCACCTGTGGGTGAAAGTCAAAGTATCTCTTAACGGAACTATAGATGGCACATTTCAGATGATGAGGTCTGAGTTTACAGCAACTCAGTTTGCAAGTGGTTACAGCCATTCTCATATACCAAGCATTAGTAGAACTGGTCTTTCTTGGGCTAGTCCCTGTCTTGGTGATGGACCTATAAGGAGCACTATCACCTCTCTATCTACAGAGTTTTCTGAAGAGATGTGGAACTTATTTTGTCTTGAACTATCAAAGTATGTCACTGTAGAATCTCTCAGTGGAGGCCCTTATATACGTCTTGAAACTATAGGAACTAGCAGGAGAAGTACTGAGGAAATTACATTCCCACTTGAACCTGCTATGGACGATATAAGACTTAGGGAGGATATAAAACAGAGCATAGCAGCTTTCATTCCTGCGATACTTAGTAAGAAGCCTTTTGGGTTTAACTTCTTCAATGGAAGCTATGGTATTGCAATGTCTGAAAGAGACCTCTTTATCACTTTGAGCAACTTGTTCATTGAATATTACAACTCCCTACCTGCTTCACAACAGACCCCAATAGAAGACCTATTTTCCGCAGGTATCTTGTGTAAAGGTAAACTTATTGGCAACAAATTGTACTATGTCTATGATGGTGACCCAAATGCAGTTACTAACCATAGAGATATGATAGGGAGAAATATGTTGAGGTTCAAGAATAGCACCATAACTCTCAACATTACTAATGATTCAGTTGCAGAAGATGACCCTAATATGTCTATCTTCCTGTCGAAGATTGTAGTAAAGGCTATAATTGATAGAATTTTAAGAACAATAAATAACAAGTATGGACAACCAAGCAACCAAGAAGATGATTTCTCTGGAGAAGCACACAGATACTTATAAATTAGTTATCCCTGCTGATGTAGAGAAGAAAATAAGACACCTTTGCAATAGGGTTTCACAGGTGGAGTGGTCTGGTACACTGTTCTACACGCATAGTGGCTCATACGAGGAGGGAACTCTTGAGATAAGATGTGTGGACATATTCCCAATGGACATTGGTTCACAGGCATATACAGAGTTTGACATGTCTCCTGATGTAATAGCTTACATGACTGGCCATCCTGAACTGTTAGATTGCCAGATGGGACTTATACATAGCCATAATAATATGGCTACTTTCTTCAGTGGTACAGATACTGCCACCTTAAGGGAGGAGGGAAATGATAGGAACCATTTTGTAAGCCTTATTGTAAATAATGCAGGAACCTATACTGCTGCTATTACAAGGAAACTCACAACCAAGAAGGTAATAAACTCTACTTATACTTATAAGACCTTTGAAGATGTTGAGAAGACAGGCACTAGAACTGTGGAAGTAGAGGAAGAGGTGATTGCATATAATTACCTCAATATCATCAAGGAGGGTGAGGTAACTGAACCCTTTCTTGAAATTGATGAAAGGCTGGAGGCAATCAAGAAGAATAAGGCTACAGCAGCTCCTACAAAAGCTCCATTGTCAACTACTCCTTATCATAGTAGCCTTCCTTTCACTCCTCCCACATATCCCAAAGCTAAAGAAGTCAAGCCTGTACAACAGAGTACACTCTTTGATGAAGGGTTCATGGAAAGTGAACCACCAAGAGTAGTTTCTGCTGACCCTAATGAGATAGATATTACTATCCCAGCACCTGTAGTGAGAGCTACCACACTACAACTTATCACAGGTTCAATAGCTATTGCTGATGCAAGTAGAATTGACCCTGTGAAATGGTCAGGTCAGATGGTGGGTCTGTTTGACAAGAGATTTGATAAAGATGAATCTCTCTTTGCATTATGGGCTGAAACTATGGCAGAGTTTGTCTTAACTAACTTTGTACCAGATGAATATGCTCACTTTGAAGAGGAGTATATATCAGAACTGTGTCAAGCAGTCTATATGACTCTTGATAAGTTACCCAAGAATAAATATATTAAAGCAATTCAAGACGCATTAATTACATGGATGTTATAACAACAAATACCTTAGGATTATCTGAAGCAGAGGTTGCACTTCTTGAAGCAACTTTGGCACAGGCACATGAGGATAACAGGCAGATTCTGCCTCCTAATTCAGAATCACTCCTAATAGATGAATCTTCTTCGAGATTCAGTTCTGCCATATGGTTTAAAGAAATAGGAAAGCGGATAGTAACTCTTGCTGGACTTGGAGGTATTGGCAGCTATGTTGCCTTCCTTCTTGGCAGACTTAAGGTAAACGAGATAATCATCTATGATGATGATACTGTAGATGAAACCAACCTATCAGGACAGATGTTCTCTAGAGAGGACATAGGACGTTCCAAGACAGTTGCAGTATGTCAGATGCTTAGGGACTATTCCACCTATTATAATATTATAAGTAGGAGTGAAAGGTTTACACATACCTCTCCTGCTACTAACATTATGATATGTGGCTTTGACAATATGTCGGCAAGAAAGACTTTCTATGAGAGATGGAGAAACTATGTTATGGGCAAACCTGAAGAAGAAAGAAGTAATTGTCTCTTTATTGATGGTAGGCTTGCAGCAGAGGAGTTCCAAGTATTTTGCATCAAAGGTACTGACAACTTCCTTATGAATAAATATGAGGCAGAGTGGCTGTTCCAAGATGGTGAGGCAGAAGCAACACTATGTTCTTACAAACAGACAAGTTTCTGTGCCAATATGATTGCATCTGTTATGATAAATCTCTTTGTCAACTTCATAGCAAACAAATGTGAACCTCTCATTGAGAGGGAACTTCCTTTCTACACCAACTATGATGCAGAAAGGATGTACTTCAAAACTGAAATGGTATGACAATCTCTTATGCACTTAGTAACAGTCTGAGAAGTAACACTTTTGGACCCTCTGATAGGTGGCACGACACTGTCAGTCCCCCTCCCAGCTATGAGAATAATGGAAGGTTCTCTAGATTTCTTGAGGTAATTGTTCCTTGTTCTGGAGAATGCTTTGTGCCTGTGCTAGGTATTTCAAATACCATAAGCTTTATAAAACACTGGCTTGATTCAGTATCTCCTACACGGCCAATAAAGCTCTCCTATCCTCTCTTCGTAGGTGGAAAGGGGGTGAGAAAAACAGCAGACTCTATCATACAATCTATTAACAACTGCCCTGAGGACCTGAGGCTTAGTAATATTATTACTTCAAAAGGTCTTGACTATTATGGGGGACAAGGGCTTATCTTTGATGAGAACTGGAATCCTCTTATGCTCTGTGGGTACATCATTAACATTGATAGGATTAACAAAGTTATACGGATTGTAAAGCCTGTATGCCATGTTTCTCCTGATGTCATTGAGAATAAGGATATTCTGTCAAAGGCTATCATAAAGAAAGTTGTTCCCTTTATAAGCACTAGAGGCGCAGATGTTCCAGTCCTTTTTAGGAGAAGCCACTGTGTCACTTTCAACTCTGAGAGCTTTCAGTGTATCCCTGTGACAATATGTTGCTTGAATGACTTCTTTGTTACTCCTAAAGCACCTAGGTTCATAGAACATCTTGATGATGCTATATGGGGCTTTCTTGAAGAGCATGTAAATGACTTAATATGACAGCAGAGGAATACTTTGGAAGATGGATGAGAGTCATTGATATGAATGAGATGGCAAAGGTTCTCAATACACTCAGGAGTGTAAATCCTGACAGGTTATGCCCTGAATACCCAAATATATTCAAGGCATTTGAACTGTGCAGGTATGATGACTGTAAGGTAGTCTTCCTAGGTCAAGACCCCTATCCTCAGAAAGGTGTTGCTACAGGTATATTGTTTGGTAATAAACTTGGAACAAAGGAGCTTTCTCCTTCACTTGAAATTATCAAGGAGGGTTGTGTAAATTATGAGATACCTCATGGCCCTATAGAGTTTGATATAACTCTTGAATCATGGGCTAAGCAGGGTATTCTTATGATAAATTCAGCTCTAACTTGTGAGGTAGGAAAGGTAAACTCTCATGTTAACTTATGGAGGCCCTTCATCTCTAAACTGCTAAAGAACCTTTCAGAGCATGAGACAGGAATAATTTATGTTCTGTTTGGTTCTCAAGCAAAGACTTTCAAACCTTATATCAATAAGAACTATAATGACATAATTGAAGTAGAGCATCCTGCATACTTTGCAAGGACTGGTCAGATTATGCCATACAGTGTCTTTACTGATATAAATAAACTCTTAAAAGGTAAATATGGTACTACTATTGAGTGGTATCATGAATTAAATAACATAAATACAAACGACAATGAAAGAAAAGAAACAACTGATGGTGATGACTTCTTTTGGCCCTGTTCCCTTTGATGCAGTAAGGGAGCACCTTCCCAAAGAGATTGTTGAAGTGATTGACTCAACTAAGGATGAGATTCTTACAGCCATAGAGAGTGCTGTCCCTGTGTGTGTGGATTACTACATTGCAAGTCTCGCACAGAAAGCAGGGTGGAAACCTGAAAAGATGGCAGGCTACCTCACCAATCTCTACAACATCAATCCTGCTCTTGCATTCTCTATGCTCCTCAGAGAGGTGGCCATTGAGCTTGACAAGAAGTATGAGGACCACATCAACAACTGTAAGGAACTCTACATTATTTCTTTAATGGATGGCAGGATTCACAAGGTGCCCAGAGCTTATATCAAGAACTTCAGGAACTTTGCAGCTTTCAGAACTGAGGAAGATGCAAAGACTGCCTGTAGGATTCTCAGAAGTGAACTTAAGGAGATGTTCAAAAGTGGCAGAAAATAAGAAGATTAGAAATGCTAGAGAGTCAGTCTTCAATGGTATAACTTTCAAGTCCAAACTAGAGGAAAACTTCTACAAAACACTTGTGTCAGCAGGTCTGGCACCTGACTATGAACTTGCTAAGTTTGTACTGGTCGAGGGATTTAAGCCCACAGTACCATTCTACAACAGAAGTAAGTCAAAGGTGTTCAAGATGGATATGAATAAAGTCAGGGATATTACCTATACCCCTGACTTTACCATTCTCTATAATGGTACTTTATTCATCATAGAAGCAAAGGGTATAGAGAATGATACCTTCCCTCTTAAGAAGAAGCTCTTCAGAAGGTTCCTTGAATCTATGGAGATGCCCTGTGTGTACTTTGAAGTTCATACCAAGAGAGAGCTACTTGAAGTAATAAACATAATCAAATCTTATGGAACAGCCACTGGACAAAATCAGAAGACTCTCAAAGAGTTTACCTGAAAGGGACATCAAATTTGCTGAGAAATATATTGCAAGCCGAGAGTTTGACAAGTTGCTTGAGATAGTTGAATCAGATATATACATGGTTCAGCAGAATGAGCTTCTTGAACATCCTAAAGAGAAGTTTGCTAATATTAATCTTGAAGAATTGCTGGAACTTAGAGGAGCTATAGATGAGTATATGTCATTCCTTGAAGTGCCTGACAATTCTGATGATGACAGCTGGATGTATGATTAAATCATTGAAAGAAATAAGCTGGGATGTTCCAGAGGATGTATATAGAGCAGACCCTGCAATATCCTACTCTACCTTGTCAAAGTTTAAGAGAACAGGTTTCAATGAACTTGAACATCTTTTTGACAGGATTGATACTCCTTCTCTTACCTTCGGTTCTGCTGTAGATAGCATTATTACAGGTGGAGAAGAGGAGTTTGAGAGCAGGTTCATGGTAGCAGAGTTTCCTCCTGTTCCTGACTCTATTATCACTATAGTAAAGTGCTTATTTGAGAACTATCACCATAATTATAGGATACTTGAAAACATCCCTGACAAGGAGGTTATAGAGGCAGCTTCTCAGTTCAACTATCAGAACAACTGGAAGCCAGAGACAAGAGCTAAAGTGATTAAGGAGAAAGGTTCTGCTTATTACAGACTACTGTACTTGAGCAAAGACAAGACTATTATTGATACTACCACTAACTTTGATATAAGAAGAACAGTGGGGGCACTCAAGAACAGTCCTGGTACTGGATGGTACTTTGCTCCTAAAAATCCCTTTGAGAACATTGAAAGGCTCTATCAGCTTAAGTTCAAAGCCACTCTTAATGGCATTGAATATAGGTGCATGGCAGACCTTCTGATAGTAGACTATGATAGGAAAGTGATTATCCCTGTTGATTTGAAAACAAGTGGAAAGCCTGAATGGGACTTCTACAAATCATTTGTAGATTGGAGGTATGATATTCAAGCAAGGCTCTATTGGAGAATCATTAGATATAACCTTGATAGAGACCCTTATTTTAAGGATTTTCAATTATGTGATTACAGGTTCATTGTAGCTAACAGGAGAACCCTCACCCCATTGATTTGGAATTGTGAATTTACCCAACAGAAGGGAACAATTTCATTTAATGATATAGTATTTGAAGACCCTGAAGATATAGGGAGAGAACTTCACACCTATCTTACATTAAGTTTATCAGTTCCCATAGGCATAAAGCTAGAGAAATGTAATTCATTAACTGAATGGTTAAGTAAATGAAAGTTACAAAAAGAGACGGTTCAATAGAGGATTTTGACATTGGCAAGATTGAAAAAGCTGTAAAAGCAGCCTATGCCAGTCAAGGTCAGGAAGTATCAGAAGGTATCTTAGCTGAACTGAACTATGTATTTACACGGGATTACAAAGATGTAACTCTCAGTGTGGAACATATACAGGATGAAGTTGAGAAGATTCTGTTTGATTTGGCTCCTTATAAAGTTGCAAGGGCATATGTAACTTATAGAGAGCACCATAAACAGGCAAGATTCATAAGGGAAAGGCTGGATTATATGGAGAGGTATAGTTCTTCTTCTGATAATGCAGCCACTTCCTCTGAGACAGATGCAAATGCAAATGTCACAATGAAGAATGTTGCCAACCTTGAGGGTGAGGTCTATAAGACCACCAATAGAACTATTCAAAGGCAAAGGATGAAGGACAAGCTCAATGAGATGTTCCCTGAACTTGCCAAGAGATATGAGGAAGACCTAAACCATCACATCATATATACCCACGATGAGGCATCTACTCCAGTACTCAAGCAGTATTGCATGGCAGTGAGTCTCTATCCCCTTATGCTTGAGGGTGTTGGCAATATTGATGGGGTAACTCCAGGCCCTCCTAATGATATACAGTCCTTTAGTGGGCAGATTACCAACCTTATCTTCCTCCTTTCTTCACAGTGTAAAGGTGCAGTAGCAGTAGGTGAATACTTTATTGCTCTCAACTACTATATTGTGAAGGAATTTGGTCCTATGTGGTATGAGAAGCTTGATGAAATTGCCACATCAGACTTCTGTGTACAGAAAAGAACAATCAGAGACTCTATACTTAAAGCTTTCAAGCAGTTTGTATGGGGTATCAATCAACCTGCTGGTAATAGGAGCTATCAGTCTCCCTTTACTAATATCTCCTATTATGACCATACCTACTTTGAGTCACTCTTTGGAGAGTTTGCATATCCTGATGGTTCAAGACCTGAATGGAAGGCAATAGATACTCTCCAAAGAATGTTCATGAAGTGGTTTAACCAACTTAGATTGAAGCAGGTGCTTACATTCCCTGTTGAAACTATGGCTATGGTTCATGATGGCAAAGACATTATTGACAAGGAGTATAAACAGCTCACTGCCGAAATGTATGCAGAAGGACACAGTTTCTTCACCTATATATCAGATAGTGCTGACAGTCTTGCCTCTTGTTGTAGGTTGAAGAATGAACTCACTGAGAATACCTTCAGTCCTACCTCTGGCCTTACTGGTGTTATGACAGGTAGTTGTAATGTAATTACCTTGAATATCAACAGAATTGTACAAGATTGTGTAAGAATAAACAATCTAAGTAGAGGCGAATGGTGGGATGGAGATAAGATATTGCTCAAGAATTACCTCGTAAACATTCTGGAAAGGGTTTATAAGTATCATATTGCATTCAAAACAATGCTTTATGAAACTGAAGACAAAGGTATGTTTGCAGCAAGCAATGGTGGATATATTCACATAAGCAAGCTGTATAGCACCATTGGTATCAATGGTCTGAATGAAGCTGCAAGGTTCTTAGGTCTTGATGTAAGCAACAATGAGAAATACTTTGAGTTTCTCCAGCTTATTCTTGAGACCATCAAGGAACAGAACAAACTTCATTCAATCCATGACAAGAAGAGACCTTTCCTGTTCAATTCAGAGGTAGTTCCTGCTGAAGGACTTGGTGGCAAGAACTATAATTGGGACAAAGAGGATGGCTATTGGGTTCCTGAAGACGAGAATCTATATAATAGTTACTTCTATAATGCCCATGACGATACATCAGTACTTGACAAGTTTATTCTTCATGGAAGAAAGACTTATCAATATACTGATGGTGGTTCTGCTGCACATATCAATCTTGCAGAGCATCTTAGCAAGGAACAATATCTTAAGCTGATAGATTTTGCAATAGCACAGGGTACTAACTATTTTACCTTCAATATTCCTAACAGCAAGTGTAACAAGTGTGGGCACATTACCAAATCAATTATGAAAGTGTGTCCTAAATGTGGAGGAACTCATATCACTTATTACACAAGAGTAATAGGTTATCTTAGGCCAATCGACAAGTTTGGAGAAGATAGGCAGATTGAGGCAAAGAAAAGATACTATAAGAGTGATGTTGAAATATGTTGATGCTCAAGTAGTCTTTGCAGAGGTTCCAGATGAGATAACTTTAGCAATAAGTATAAGTGGCTGCCCTTGTCATTGCAAGGGTTGCCACTCATCTTATCTTGCCGAGGACATAGGTGAGGAGCTAACCCCAGAAGCTATAGACAGGTTGATATACAACAACAGTGGCATAACATGTATAGCTTTAATGGGTGGAGATGCTGAACCCATAGTAGTAAGTTATTTGGCAGGGTGCATAAAAGGAGAGCATCCTGAGATAAAAGTAGCTTGGTACAGTGGGAGACAGGAGATAAGTGACAGGATAGACCTATGGTACTTTGACTATATCAAGGTTGGACCTTATGAGGAGGACAAAGGACCTCTTGATAAGAGAACAACCAATCAAAGGTTCTATAAGGTAGTTCATACTACAACAGGTAAAAGTAAGTTGTATGACATAACAAGTAGATTTTGGAAACATGAAGCAGAAGATTAAAGTAAAAAGAATAAATAAGAATATTCCTCTCCCCGAAGTGATAGAAAAGGGAGATTGGGTTGACCTTAGAGCTGCTGAAACTGTACATCTCAATGCTCCTCAAGCAGGAACATTAAAGAGGCATACAGTTGATGGAGTAGAAGTGTCACATAGAGATGTTACATTTGACTCCAAGCTTATTGGTCTTGGTGTTGCTATGCAACTCCCCAAAGGACTTGAAGCAGTAGCTCTTTCTAGAAGTAGCTCCTTCAAGAACTTTGGAGTAATTCTTGCCAATAGTGAGGGAGTAATTGACCAGCCTTACTGTGGTGATAATGATGAGTGGAGATTTAATGCTATAGCATTGAGGGACACTACAATCAATGAAGGTGACAGAATCTGTCAGTTCAGAGTCCAGCTTAGTCAGAAGGCTACTATGTGGCAGAAGATTAAGTGGCTCCTCAGTTCTGGTATAGAGGTTGTTGAGGTTGATGAACTTGACAATCCTGACAGAGAGGGAATTGGTAGCACTGGCACTAGGTAAGAACAAAAAAAAAACAATATGAAAGCATGATTTTAGAAACTGGAATAGTACTTCTTGCAGTGGTGGCAGTAGGACTTACTGTCAACCACTTCGAGAGTAAGATTAACAAGGAAAAAGCTAAAATCTCTATCAAGGAGTCTATGGACTTGGCTCAAGTACCTGTAGTTACATTCCTTGAAGGAGATACAAAGCTGAACTTCCTTCTTGACAGTGGTGGTTCCCATTCACATATCAGTAAGAGTGCTGCAAAGATGCTGATAGGAACACCTATTGATACAGATTATACCTATACTACCTCAATAGGTTCTGACTCTACCAGCAAGATGATTGAATCAATTCTTAAATATAAGAATGAAGAGTTCAAGGTCAATCTGTTTGTCAATGAAGGACTTGATACTTCCTTTGAGGAGGTTAAGAAAGAATGTGGTGTACAGTTGCATGGCATTCTTGGTGCTGATTTCCTCAAAGAGCACAAGTATGTACTTGATTTTGCAGAACTTGTAGCATATCACAAATGAAAGAATACATAAAACTTCAATCAAGATATAGAGAAGATGAAAACTATTCTGGTGGTTCCTTTATACAGAAAGGAACTGAAATTAATGGCAACATAGTCAAGTCTATATCAAGAGGAGAAGAGGGAGTTATTATTGAATTTGAGCAATGATTTATCTTGTTACCAATGCAATTCTCCCTGGAATTGAATCTCCTTATTACAAAATAGTAAGTGTAGAAGAGTCTTTAGCTCTGCTTGAACCCTTGAGAGTTGTGGGACTTGATACTGAGACTATGGGATTTGACCCTTATACAAAGGAGCTTCTTATGGTTCAGTTGGGGTGCTATGAGTTTCAAGTGGTAATAGATTGCACTACAGTTAACATACAACAATATAAAGCCTATCTTGAATCAGACAGGCTCTTTATAGGATGGAATATCAAGTTTGACTTGAAGTTCCTATATCATAAAAGGATAGTACCTAAGAGAGTCTATGATGGTTTCTTGGCTGAGAAACTTATGTGGCTTGGCTATCCTGCTGGCATTCATGGTATGTCTTTGAAGGCAGCAGGTGAGAACTATCTTGGAGTTGAACTTGACAAGACTGTTCGAGGGAAGATTATGTGGGCTGGTCTTTCAGATGAAGTCATTGTGTATGGTGCCAATGATGTGAAATATCTGGAGAAGATTATGGAGGCCCAACAGCCTGAACTTGAAAGAAGAGGTCTTGTCAATGCTCTTGTCTATGAAAATATGTCAGTACTTTGGCTGGCATACACAGAATATTGTGGAGTTCTTCTTGATGTTCAGAGATGGCAGGAGAAGATGGAACTTGATAGCTTCTCTGAAAGAGTATTCAAGAAAGGTCTTAATGACTGGGTTGTTGCTTGTGTAAAAGGGAGAAACTTTGCTTATCACTATCTACAGACTGATGGTGTTGATGAAGAGGATTTAGAGAAGGCCAGAGCCAGTATGAAGGGTGAAAGATGCCCTGAAATGGACATCAAAGGAGAAAAGAGAGGCTATTGTGAAGCTTATAGAGTGGTAGTTGAAGGTAATATAGACCCCAAGTTTGTAGGACCTGATATACCAGCAAATCTCTTTGAAGGACCAAGAGAGGGAGAATGTACCATAAATTGGGATAGTCCCAAGCAGGTAGTTCCCCTTCTCCTATCACTAGGATTTGACCTGCTGGTTCAAGATGATGAGACGGGTGAAATGAAACATAGTACTGAGTCTAAAGTCATAGAACCTCAACAGGATAAGTCAACTTTAGCTTATCTTTATCTTCAATATAAGGCTGCTAAGAAAGTAACCTCTACTTATGGACAGAATGTTCTCAATCAGATAAATGAAAGGAGCAGGAGAATCCATACCAACTTCAATCAGTTAGGCACAGATACAGGTAGATTAAGTTCAGGAGGCAAGGACAAGGCTAATGGTCTTGAATATCTTAACTTTCAGAACTTTCCTGCTGACCCTGTGACTAGAGCCTGCTTCATATCTGGACCAGGTATGAAGTGGATTAGTTGTGACTATAGTGGGCAGGAAAGTAGGATTATAGCTGACATAACCAATGATATGGCATTACTAGACCTGTTTAATCATGGTTGTGGTGATGTCCATTCATTGGTAGCCAAGATGTCCTATCCTGACATTATAGGTGACTGTCCTGTAGAAGAAGTAAAGAAGAGATTCAAACATTGGAGAAGTGAAGCCAAAGGTGTTGAATTTGCCATAAACTATGGTGGTGATGCCAACACTATCAAGAATAACAAAGGTATACCTATAGAGGAAGCTCAGAAGATATATGATAGTTATATGAAGGGTTTTAAGGGTATGAAGACATATCAGGATAGACAGAGAAAGTTTGTCATGGAACATGGTTTCATAATTCTTAATTCTATAAGTCATCATAAGGCTTATATTTATGACTATGATTTACTTATGAGAACTAAAGCTAGGTTCACAAGAGAGTTCTGGGATGTTTACAAGAAACACAAAGGACATGACAATAGGAAAATTCCTAAGGCTGTCCTTCAACAGTTATATCAGAGGTTTGCTAATGGTGAACCTTTTGAATCTATGGCTGGTGTTTATACCTATACCAAGAAGAAGGGCAAGATGGAAGAGACAAAGGAGGTTACTGTAACTATCTCTGATGTCTATGTCCATCCTGTAAGACACTACTTCAAGAGGAAGGCTGCTTCTGAGAAGCAAGCTATCAACTATCCCTGTCAAGGTACAGGTGCTGTAATGTTCAAGACTGCATCAGTATTCCTATGGGAGTATCTTGTAGAACATGACCTCCTCTTTAAGGTTAAACTCTGTATACCTGCACATGATGAATGGAACATAGAAGTTCCTGAAGAAATGGCAGAGGAAATGACAAAGGTCTTAAAGGATTGTATGAGTAAAGCTGGCTCTTATTTCTGTAGGAAGTTGGAGTTGCCTGCTGATGCAGAGCTTTGTGACCACTGGGTACATTAAACTGGTAAGGGACTTAAGTGTCCCTTACCTTTACTTTCAATAACTATGGTAGGAAATTTTTACATATATCCAAAGAATGGACATACTTATAGGGTCTTACAGGAAGTAAAGATGAAAGACCCTACTACAGGAGAATGGATTCCAGCAGTTATCTATACTGATGGAGACTCTGCTTACTGTAGAGCAAAAGAAGATTTTATAAACAAATTCAAACTGAACAACAATGAGCAAGTTTAGATGCACCAAGGATTTTTACTATGAGGATGTACTTATAGCAGCCAAGGGTGACATAGTTGAAATATCTAATAATAGTCTTGTAAATGCTTCAAGGGATACAACATGTACAAAGTGGGGTAACATACGGGACCATATCACTACAAACTCCTTTGTAGAAGTTAAAGAGACTAAAGCAGATATGGTCAATCATCCTAATCACTATACATGGCTTAAAGGCAAATGTGGAATTGAAGTCATAGACATTACAAGATGGCTTGACTTTGACACAGGCAATGCTGTCAAGTATCTGCTCAGAGCAGGACACAAGTCAGAAGAGGGAATAACAGATAGAGAGAAAACCATTCAGGACTTGAAGAAGGCTGTCTGGTACATAAATGATAAAATAAAGCAACTAGAAGATGGGAATCAACATTAGTGCTAACACCAAAGCCAAGGCATCTCTCAGGCTGTACAATCATATAGCATCCTATATGTTTGAACAGGAATATGGTGAGATGCAAGGCAATTCAAGAGTTAAACAAGTTCTTGATGAAGCTAAGAAGACTTTGGCTGAAATAATCGAGAAGAAGTAAATGGCACAGTATATAATGTGTGAAAAATGCAAGAAAGTAGTAGAGTATAAGCCCGAAACAAGGTATGAAGGAGGTATCTCTACCACTATCTTTAAGTGTCCTGAATGTGGACATGTGAAAGAAAGCAGTGTTAACCATATTCATTATGGAAATGATGGAAAGAAATAGGAAACTTAGACTGTTAGTCACCTCAGAATGCCCTAACAGGTGTCCTATGTGCTGTAATAATCAATTTGACTTTGACCAGTTAGAAAGGGTCAAGGACTTTGATTATGATGAAATCATGATTACAGGAGGTGAGCCTTTGCTATACCCTGATAAGGTAGAGGAACTTGCCAGGTCTATAAAGGTATGCAACTCTATTATATATCCTGAAGAGAATACTCCTAAAATCTATGTGTACACTTCTGTTGCATCATATTTGGCTTTCAGACAGGTACTTAGAGAGGTGGATGGCATTGTACTTACTCCTCACAGTGGAAGAGATGTGCAGCAGTTCCTAAAGCTCAATGATGTACTAAAGTTGCACCTGAGATTTAATGAATTACGCCCTTCACTTAGGCTCAACCTCTTTAAGAACATCAAGAAGATGCTCCCTGAAGATATTGATTTGTCGTTATGGCAAGTTAAAGATATGGAATGGGTCAAGGACTGTCCTGTTCCTAAGGGAGAAGACTTTAGAAGATTGCCTACTTTATGGACATAGTATGAAGCAATGGGCACACAGAGAGTTTGTTAAGTTAGTCAGACAGAATGGCTTTGAATATGTGAGAAGCAAAGGAAGTCATGATATATACTATAACAGACAGGGAAGACATATCAGTATTCCTCAAACTCTTGTGGATGTAATTGCTAGAAGACTGATTCGAGAGAATAATTTAGTTTCAAAGCGTGAATAGTTGTAATTGCACTTGCAATTGAAAAATTTTTCCTAACTTTACAAAAAAAAAATGGAATATTGGAAATCAGTAGTAGGTTATGAAGGATGCTACGAAGTTAGCTCCTTAGGAAGAGTAAGGAGTGTAGAGAGACAAGTGTGGAACCCTGGAAGGAATTGTTACAGAACTCAATACTCTAGAGTTTTGAGATTGTTTCAAGATAATAAAGGTTATTACAGAGTTACACTGTCGAAGGATGGGAAGCTCAATCAGAAACTAGTACATAGATTAGTAGCTGAGGCATTCATCCCCAACCCAAATAATCTGCCTCAAATAAATCACAAAGATGAGGTTACTTCTAATAACAATGTTTCTAATTTGGAATGGTGTTCTAATGATTATAATTGTAATTATGGAAACCATAATGCAAACATTAGTGCAACTCAATCTATTCCTATAGAGCAGTTGTCCATAGATGGGACTCTTATCAAGGAGTGGTCCTCTGCTAGGGAAGCTGAAAGGTCTCTCGGTATTCCAAATGTAAACATTCTTAGGTGTTGTCATGGTGGTTTTTACAGTAAAGGTAGAGGAAGATGGGTAAATGTAACTACAGCTAATGGCTTCAAATGGAGATTCAAATAATATGGAAAAGTTAGTAGTAATTGACTTTCTATGTCAGGAGGTTGAAGTTCATATCTATAACATATCTTCTGATATAGAAGTTGATGAGGAGTTCATTGAGAAGTTGGGACATGATACCAACCATTGTCAGTGGGCTTTCGGAACAAAAGTAGACATAGTAAAACATAAAGGAAAAATACTGAAATGAAACTATTACAATTCAAAGCAAACTGGTGTGGTCCTTGCAGGCAGCAGACCAAAGAGTTTGAGGAGAACCCTGTAGATGTAGAGGTTGTAGCTATTGACATTGATGAAGATGAGGCTGAACTCTCTACTAAGTATGGGATTAGGAGCATTCCTACAATGATTCTCATAGGAGACAATGATGAAATGTTGCATAGGTGGACTGGCTACACTAAATCTAGTACTATCAATGAGTTCATCAATGAATCAAGAGGAATTGCAGCTCCTTAGAGAGAACAATGAAATGCTCAAGGAAATACTAAGTATCTTAAGAAGATTGACAAGCAAAGAGCACATAGAAAAGGAAGACCTTAAGGCATTTGCTATCAATCTTCTTGCAGATATTATGGTAGAGTACAAATCAGATGAGCTAAGCAGGTTAGTGAAAGATATAAAGTTATGACAAAGAAAGAACTGCAAGCACTAATGCCTCTATTAGGTGCTGTCAGAAGTGCAGCATCAGAAATAGACTATTACAGTGTGGACTATGATTGTAAAGACTTAGGACATATTGCTGATAGGCTAAGAGAGGCATTGGATAAATTCAGAAAGGAGGCTAAGGTATGAAGAAGTTCATAGTGGAGTCAGTATATCATGTACATATCATAAAGAAAGGACATGAATTTACAACTACTGAACATCTTATAGCTGATTCATTCGAGGATGCTGTAGCTATGTGCAGAGAGATGTATCCTGATGGACATCTGGAGAGAGTAGAACTTGCCTTTCAAGCAAAGAAAAGACCTACAAAAACAATAACTGTTGAAATATGAAACTTATAAACCCTTCATTTGAAATATATGAGCAAGGTCCTGGTTTAGATGGTATCTATGAAGCTATAGAGAGGGCAGGTAGGACTTGTTATAAAAGTAAAAGGCCAGAGGGTCAAACAGCAAAGGACTTTGTTGACAGGATGATTGCTTCTCAACATTGTTATACAGGTAGTAGTGAGGTTCTCACTGAAAGAGGGTGGGTTCCTTGGCATAGTTATAGTGGAGAAAAAGTAGCTGTTGTAGATAGAGACTCTAGCCAATTTATTGGCTTTGAGTTCCCTACTAGAGTAATATCTCATGAATACACTGGTAACTTCTATTACTACCCATCACTAGGTTTAGAAGTTACAGATGGGCATAGAATGTATGGGCTATTTAGAGAAAGTAGAAATAACTTTTATAATAGTTCTTACTATGATGTCTTTGTATGTGGGCAATCCTATAAGGATAATAATGGTAGAGAAAAGACCCTTGGAGAGAGGATGTTCAAATCTCCTAAACATTGTCCAAAACCTATCTACACTAACCCTTTCTATGAACTAATAGGATTCTGGCTAGGAGATGGTTGCTACCAAAAAGATACAATAAATAAGTTAGTATTCCATCTTAAGAAAGACAGGAAAATAGAGTATCTTATAAATCTATGTAATGAGCTAGGGTATAAATTTGAGATAGGTAAGGGAAATTATTACAAAGTAGTTAGAGATGGTATAGGAGAGCTGGTTAATTCTCAGTTTTATTATAATGGTAAATACATTCCAATGATGTATAAAGCTGATGACCCTATTGCTGTTAATTCTATAATAAAAGGATTGATTAACTCTGATGGGAGTGTTGGAGTAAATACCAAGACTGTTACTTTTACCAGCACCAGCTATAGCATCATAGATTGGATAAACTCTGTAGCCCCTATTGGCGGTTATACAGCCTCATTCAGAGGAATTTGTCATGAAACTCCTGTACACAATCCTGTGTATAAAATTCTTTTGTTAGATACTGATTATACTATTAACAATGATAGTAGAAACCCAGACTCTAAAGTTAGAATAACTAATAAAACAGAGAGAGTTTATTGTGTTACTGTCTCTACTGGCTTGATTATAGTTAGAGGTGACAATGGGGTTACTTCTATCTGTGGTAACTGTGCAATGCTAGAGCATGGTACTGTGTACCTTAAAGTCCCTAATAGTGTTGTAGATGAAGGGTTCCAGTTTGGCACTAATTGGAGTATTTTATGCCTAAATCCTTATACGAAATATACTAGTGATGGAGATTATTACTACTATACGACTAACTACAGAGTAATTATAGAACATGGCTTACAAGGAGTTCTTGAGTATCTTTGTGAACCTACAGAATATCATGAAAAGAGAATTACTGTGAGGTTTACAACTGATAGGGGAGTATCCCATGAATTTGTAAGACACAGAGTATTCTCTTTTGCTCAGGAAAGTACAAGGTATTGTAACTATTCTAAGGATAAGTTTGGAAATGAACTTACTTTTATTATTCCTAACTGGGTTAATACTCATTGTCCTAATAAGGAACAAGAAGGTCCTTCTGTACCTGATATGGAATGGAGTTCTGCAATGTTAAATGCAGAAGCAAGTTATATGAATCTTCTTAAAATGGGTTGGACTCCTCAGCAAGCAAGGACTGTTTTACCAAACTCCTTAAAGACAGAATTAGTTGTAACTGGGTTTGTATCTGATTGGAAGAAATTCTTTAGACTCAGAAGTAGGATTGCTGAAACTGGAAAACCTCATCCACAAGCTCAGGAACTTGCAGATTCACTTATGGATGAGTTTGTCAAAAGAGGATTGATATGATAAGTAACATCAAACTAATCCTTCCTCACTTCTATTACCCTAACTCCCTTAGCAACAATAAATGAATTTATCAAAGGTTATTTGTTGCTCTGTTGAGTTATTAAATAACTTCTTTTGCCCATGTAGCTTTATATTTATGGAGTTACATGGGCAATTATCTTCCAAAAACAAACACAATCATTATTAGCCTTCAGTTTTTTCCTTATGCTGTTGGTTATATAAAGAAATTTACTTACCTTTGCACAAAACTTTAAGATACATCATATGAGTAAAGTATGTTATATACCCTTGAAAGGGGTAGATGATGTGATTGCAGCACATCTTGGGTGGAAACCCACAGCAACCTTTAACCCAGCCTATAGAGTGGCTACACTTAGAGGCATGTATGATGAGGTACATGAGAAGAATCCACTTGATACTTCTGACCCTGCAAAAGCAGCTCAAGCTCTTGCAACTTTCAGAAAGGAAATAGCAAGAGGAAATAATGTTGCCATGAACAGTATAGGCACCAATCTTCATGCCTCTTACATACAGCTTAGAAGGAACTTCACAGCAGAAGAAAGGTTCAATAGAGTCAATATGCTTGCATCTATGTTCTCAAGATGGATTGACAGGATGAAGGCAGCTGACCCTTCAAAGTCAAGAACTCAGTTTGTTGAAGGCTTCACTAGAGATGGTAAGCTAGTGGCAGGAGAGTTTGCAATCTTTGAAAAGATGTATAGTGAGTTGATAGATAAGCAGTCTTACTATATGAGCCTTAATACTCAAGAGGGCAGGGAAAGAGCAGACAAAATCAACCAAATACTCAGTAACTGGGCACCTCTTACAGCCTTTGTGAGAATGAAGCTCAGAGATACTGAGGGTGTCAAGCTTGGTAATGCACTTGAATGGGCAGATGAAACCAATGCTGATAACTTTGGTGAGAATAACATGGGTGAGTTGTTTGATATGTCAGAGTCTAAAAGAGAAAGCTGGCAAGAGACCAATGATATGCAGTCTTCCTTTGGCTCTGTGGGCAAGAATGTTAGGAGGCTTATTAGCTGCGCTCCTCTATACAAGGAGGTAGATGGAAAGCCACAAGTTCAGTATGATGACCTTGGTCATCCTATCATGCTTGACCCTGTAAAAGTCCATCAAGCCCTTATGGAAGACCTGAGAGGTATTACTTCCGAAGACCAGATGATGAGAGCTTTCTTTACAAAGGATGGTTCTCTAAAGCATGAATGGCTCAAGCCTATTGTGCAGACTCTAAGGACAAACAACCAACTTAGAACACAGTTCTTTGTTGACTTCAAGAAGAATTTCCAACCCTATTCTATCCTTGTAGAAGATAAAGACCCTGCTAATAAAGGACTCAAGGTCTTCAAGACTAAGTTACTAAACAGGGTTGAGAACCTTCTAGGTGGTGAGTTTATGACAAGAGTTCAACTTGGTACTCCTGTCAATGAAATGAACTCAGTCTTTGACAAGAATGGAAATGTGGACTGGCAGAATCTTCAGAAGGTAAGAAGCTCTATTACAGAGTGGCTCAATCCTGGTCCTATGAAAGTAGCTAAATGGGACAATCCAAAAACTACAAGGGCTGAAAAGAGAGCTTTCCTCCTTGAGAAGAGAGCTTTCCTCCTTGAGGTAAGTGAGGCTCTTGGTATGCCAGTGGATGCTGATACTGTTGACTCTATCATGGGCACTCCTAAAGACTTAAAGGAGTATCTAAACAATCTGAAACAAGCTCTTGTATATGGTATTGAAGGTAACCTTACCAAAGAGGTTGCTGACAAACTTACAGCAGGAGACTACTCCATAAGTAAGAGAAGCTATAAGTCACTTCTTAATGCACAGAACTCATCTAAGGGTTCTCTCAGGGAGAAGATAGATAAGATGCTTACTCTAGTAACCAAGAACAGAGAAGGACTTAGACTAGAATCCAGAGTGAGGCACAAAGACTCTAAGGGAAATGGTATCACTCTCTTCTCTAATATCAATCCTTCCTACATGGGGGACAAACTTGAACTCATTAAGAGTTATGTAGAAGCTAATGATAAGAAAGGTCTTAAGAAGTTCCTTGAAGACCACTATCTAAGCTCCTCATATTTCAGAGATTCAAAAGGTACAGTTCTCAATGTGTGGCTTGAGGAATTACTCAAGTGCTGTGATGAGAAAGGTCCTGAACTCTCTGAGACTTTTGCAGCTCAGTTTGACTACATGAGGTCTCTTGGTTCTGCTGACATTAACTTTGAGAACTTCACTGGAAAGCAGCACATGGTTGATATGCTTACCAGATTCTTCTCTGATAAACAGATTAGCTCAAATGCAGATACTGCTCTATATCCTGTCTTCATTCTTGGTGATAGTGGTGTGAGCAAATACATAAGAGCCAAGATGTATGAAGCAGAGGACATCCTTGATGGAATGTACAAGGTATGGAGGCAAGAGAAAAGAAGAATGATGCTCACTGAAGCAGCCAATAGAATCCTTGAAGAAGGAGGCTATAAGGGCATTGATAACTTCTCAAAGAGAAAGGTTGAAGTAAAGAGAGATGCAAGTGGCAAAGTCATTGATGTTGTTGGTGAGTATACTATGCTCCCCTTCCTCAATGAACCTAAGTATGCTAAACTCCTTGGAAGCCAGAGTGAAGCAGAAGTGAAAGCTGCTATACAGGCTTATATGGCTGATGCTCTTGTAAGTTTCAAACAGTCCCTCAATAATATGGGATTGCTTGAAACCAAGACTGTAAAGGCTAGAGACCCCAAGACAGGGAAGTATTCTGATGTTGAAAGGTATGTACATCTACCTAAGAACATCTCTCCTGCTACTCTTGACAGAGACCTTGCAAGATTCTACTGGAATACTAAGTTTGCTACTATTCAACAGCTCCAGATGATGACCATAGATACTGCCTTCTATAAAGGTACTAAAGACCTTCAGAAGAGGTACAAGGAGATTCATGCTCCTGGTCAGGTTCTCAGCCTTACTGCTCTTGACAGAGATGGCAAGAGATATAGTGAGGATGGAATTGAAAGGTGCATCTACTTTGATGACATAGAGTTAAGTTCTGCTGACACCAACCCTAAATTCCTTGCTGCTGTAAAAGCAAGACTTGGAGAAGGTGCTTGGAAGAAATACCTTGAGAATACTCTTACTGATGGACAGGGTTACAGAAGCCTTAGGTCTTACAGAAAGGTTCTTGGTATGGCAGGTCAGTGGACTGATGAAATGGAGAATGCTTTCAGAGAGATTGAAGGCATCAGAAGTAGATATGGTAAAGACAAGATTCCTGCTGAGGAGTTGAAGAGAATTGCAGACCTTGCAGTCATCTTCCAACCTATTAAGCCTTATATGTTTACTCATGAAGTACTGGCAGTAAATAATACTGACAAACTCTTCATTCCAGTACAGCACAAATATGCTGAGGCAGTGCTTATCCCTGAACTACTTCCTCATGGAAGTAAGTTAAGAGATATAGCCTACTATATGGATGAGAACAACATTGACTTGGTTGGCTCTACTAAGATTGTCAAGGTAGGTGGCTTTGGTTCTACAAGTATTAAGGGAGTTACCAATGCAGAGGAACTCAATACTGCTTTGGCAAAGGGCTATGTACATCAGTTAGACTATGCTGACTACAGAATACAAGGTAATGTTCCTGACCATGTACAGAGTGCTAGACTCTTTGGTACTCAGGTAAGGAAGCTTATCATGGCTGGAGTCAAGATGGATAGGTTTGATGATGGACATTATGCAAGTTATGTAGACTCTGAGTTCATTAACCTTGGAGGAAAGCATGGCAATGTAAGAATGAATGGTAGGAATCTTATTTCCTTCTATAACTCTCTCATTGTAGCAAACATCATGGAGTCCTTTGACCTCTTCTCGAAGAAGACTGGTAATACTGAAGACCTCAGCAATCAGTTGATTCAAGCTGTCATAAACAACAGTAGAGAGTCAATGGATAATCTTCTTGCCTATGGTATTGAAGATGGTGACTTTGCTGTCCCTTTGTTTGAGGCTGGTCTTGAACATGATGCTTCCTCTATGCTTCTCAGTATCTTCAAGAAAACTGTCAATAAACAGACTATCCAAGGAAACCCTCTTGTGCAGGTATCTGCTATGGGTATCAGTGGGTATGCTGAAGATGGTGACTTGCAGTATGTCACTGATGACAATGATAACATTCTCTATGCAGAATGTGAGATTCCTTGGGACCTCACATATACAGATGAGAAAGGCAATACAGTTGCATTAGACTTCAATGACTATTGTAATGAAGATGGAACCCTCAAACTTGCCAAGGATGGCACTCCACTCATTGAAAAGAAACTTCCTGGTGTTACTAGCTTAGTAGCATATAGAATCCCTACTGAAAGAGACTATTCTATGATTAACCTTAGAGTTAAGAGATTTAGTCAGAAGACAGCAGGTGGTACTATTAAAGTTCCTGCTGAAGGAACTACCATTGCAGGTTTTGACTTTGACGTGGATAAGCTGTACTTGATGAGAAGAGAGTATAGGGCAAAGAGAAAGCAGTCTAAAGATGAGGCAACAGATAATCTGCTGTCTGCTATCTTTGGACAGGATACTTCTGAGCTGCTTGAGTTTGAAGAGTATGACTTCACAAAGTCTCCTCTTGAGAACACTAAAGCTGCAAGGAACAATATGCTCATTCATCTCATTCAGCAGAGACTTACGGACCCTGAGACCTTCGAGCAAAGGTATACCCCTGGTGGTTTTGCTAATGCTTCTAGGTCTGCAAGAATCATGAGAGAACTGCTGTTTGGTGACCTCTCTGGAATAGTACATAATGGTGAGGTTGACTTTGCAGCACTTAATGAGAGAGCTGCAAGGAAAGACCTTGACCCTGAGCCTAACTATGACCCTTCAGACCCCATGACTATCATCACTTATAATCAGCAGAACCAAGTAGCTGGAAAGCTTGTTGGTGTCTTTGCTAACCAAAATACTAACCATGCTTTTGCAAGTCTTATGAGCAGCTTCAGATTAGGTGCTCCTATCTCATTTGCAGAACATAGTTATGGTGATGGTAGAATGAGTGACTTCCTTAACCCTCCTGCTGGAGTTGATGTAGACTTGAATGTAGCAGAGCTTCTTTCTGCATCTGTGGATGCTGTAAAAGACCCTGTGCTTAACTTCATGAATCTTAATACAATAACAGCAGATGCTGGAGCTATCCTTGCAAGAATTGGTTACACAACTCAAGAGATTGGTATCCTGTTCAATCAGCCTATCATCAAAGAACTTTGTGACTATTGCTTCAATAATGCAGTAGGAATAGAGACTGCTCTTAGGGATGTTAAAGCCAAGTATCTTACAGTTGAAGGAGTGAAAGCTGCTTCATCTACAAGCCCCAGTGACTTCACAATAGAGAAGCTTGCAAGTCATATCATTCAAGATAGAACTTCAAGAGAGGCTGGCAACAATGCCATGCAAGAGGCAGGTTTCATAAGTGAGCAGTTGAAGGTTCTTGAACTCTTCAACAACATCACTACTATTGCAAGTCAGGTGTCTCAGTTTGTAACTTCTACCAAGTTCACTGCATCAAATGCAGTAGGTTCTACCTTTGGTGACCTCTATGCACAGCAGATGAGAGTCAACAAGTATCTTGAAGGAGTTGAGACTAATGAGGCTATCATCATGGAAGTAACTGACAGGATTCATACTCCTCTTAATAACAGTCAGAGTCTTCTTGGCATGAGTAATGAGGAATACTTTGATACCCTTATTGACAATCCCTTTGCATATGAGCAGGCAATGTTTGATGCAAACAGGAGAGCTTTAAGGCATCTCATGAAGTACTTCCCCTATGATAACTCTTGTTATTCAAAGGCAAGAGCAAGACTTGCCAGTCTTACTAAAGCTGGCACTCTTGATGCTGACACTATCAACAGTCTTCACAGTGACATGATGGTATATCTGTTAGCCAATGAAGAACACAGTGACTTCAATGGTGAGCTTCCAAAGCTTGGAACAGGTCATACCAATCCTGATGGCACAGCTCCTACAGTCAGAGAATATTATACCAAGTACTTTGCAAGTGATATGTTTAAGGAACTTGAAGCAAACCCTGCTCTCAAGGAACTTGCAATCTTCAAGTACATGGTATTTGAGGCTAATGACCAGGGAGAAGTTAGGATGAATGTTCAAGGTATAGGTGGTCTTGCTCCTTTCCAAAAGGATGAAATCAGGGAGAGCTGGTCTGATTTAAGTAGGAATAATCCTCTGATAGCTAGAGACCTGTTCCTCTATAACTTCTATAAGCTTGGTTTCCAATTTGGTCCTAGTGCCTTTATGAACCTTGCTCCTACAGAAGTTAAGCAGTCTCTAATGGTTCCTAATAAGGATGGAAGTCCAAGGAGCTATGTTGAGTTTCTTAAGGATGTAAGGGATGACAAGATTCAGTATGATTCTGTTGATTTCGCCATTCAGTATATGCTTAATCATCCTGATAATGAGAGACTTGTTTTCAATGCTGATAAGAGCAAGACAGCAAGGGAGATTATCTCTAAACTTGCTTTCAATAGTGCTAAGGATGTTCAGTCAAACTTCACTATTGACACTGCAAGACTGGGTGATGATGCAGGACTATTCCTCCTTAAGGCACCTACCAAGCAAGACCCAACCTCTGTGTTCAGACCAGTAATCTCTATCAAGGGAGCACTATTTGTTGCACAGAGTGGAGGACTTAAGTTTAATAAGACTGAAGGAACTACTATGACTTATGTCAGAATGGACCAACAAGGTTCTAAGGGAGTTTCCATGAGGTATAATGGCAGTACTCCTGTTGCATCTGTAATGGATGTGGCAGGTGAGACTGAACAGGAGCCTCTTGGTAATTCCTCACAGGAGCCTGGTCCTGCTCCTGTAGTGTTTGATAGAGAAGCAGCTATCACAGAAATAGCAACTGAGATGGCTAAAGCTCTTGAGAATATAGGCTACAGAGATGAAATGGGAGAACCTATTTCAGCTCAGAGTCTCATTGAAGGCCTAAGAGGAGCTTCTGATTCAGAACTTCAATCACAAGTTGAAGACATCAGAAAGGCTTGTAGGAAGGATGGTATTCTTCTCATGGACAGTGAAGGTAACTTGTTACAAGGTTGTTAAATAATTCTATAATATGAGTAAATGTACAGTTTTAGCTCATGTTAGGAACTCTAATGGTGAGGTGGTGGAGAGTAATCTCTTTAGGGATTTACTCTCCCACCTTCCCACTAGGGAACTAGCAAAAGAGTATTACAGTGTAGGTACTAACCAAGAGTTCCTTGACAGAGTCAGGGATAAAGCAAAGTTTGATGAGAATGGAGAGATTACCTTTTCCTCTCTTAGAAAGTTGGCTAACATCAATATAAGTCAGGAGCAGCTTCTTTCAACTCTCAATAAGCAAATAGGGTCTGGTACATATGAGTATCAGCAGGCAATAGCCAGGCTACAGAGTTTCAACAGAAACAGTCAATTCAAGGATGAGTTCATGGCTACTATCAAATATAATGAAGGTAAGTTTGAACTCTCTATTGTGCCAAAAACATCAGCTAATGAGGCTACTTTACATGAAGAGATAAGGAAGAGGTCTCTTCAAGAAAGAATAATGTATCACTTAACAAAGGCTGGAGTTTCAGTAGACTTCATTGAAAAGGATGACAGGACAGGTGGAAGATATAGTACAGTAAATGCACAGCAGACTGCTGATGGTCTTTACCAACTTATCAGAGTTGTAAATGGAGAAAGTGTTACTGCAAACCTTGCAGAAGAAGCGGGTCACTTTGTTATAGGTGCACTAGGAGAATCTCCCTTAGTAAAAAGACTTATGGAACTTCTTACCCCAGAGGTACAAAGGGAAGCATTAGGTGATGAACTTGATGATAAGGTTCTTGGTCCTGATGGAAGGAGAGAAGTTGCAGGTGCCTTAGTAGGTAAGGCTCTGATGGGAGGAGTTGATAATGAGAAGCCTTGGCAAAGAATGGTTCATAGAATTGTTAACTTAGCCAAGAGAGTCTTCTCCACTTTTAGTAAAGGAGATAATGCAGCTTACAGAGCTACACTTGAAGCAAAAGAAATAGCTGATAAACTTGTCAGTGACTTTATGTCAAGTAACTTTAGCGGTTCAATTGAGAATGCTCTTAACACAAGAGAAACTCTCTATAGTGCACATAGTTCTACTAATACAAAGCTATACAGAGAAACTGTCAATAGATTAAGTCTTGCTGTATCAGAACTCAGGAACATAGACAATAATGTTTTCACTGAAAGAATGATGGGCATTCTTGGTGTAACTGAGGCAGGAAGGACTAATCAAATCAATGCTAATACCTTCCTATCTGATAGCATTGCTCTTGATGGCATTACTGAGGCACTCAGTCTTATCTCTGACATGATGGGTCAAGGGAAAGAGATAGATACTCTTCTAAAATCTATTGACTTTCAGAATGTTGGAGACTTCATGTCTAACATGGCTGAGAATGGAAAGAAGCTAAGGCAGATACACTCCTTTGTTACTCTCTCTTATACTCTACAGGGTATCATAGAAGAAGCTTGTGTTGAGGTAGGTGGTGAAAGGAAACTGAAAGGCAATATTGACCATGTTCAGTTGACAGATAGTCTTGGTAATGTAGTCACAGTAAATCTAAACCAAGTACTAGACAATCTTGCTAAAGCTAATAAGACTCTTATGGCAGAGTTGTTCTCTAAAGAGAGACAGTTCTTCTGTAGATTCTGTGAGGACACTTTAGGAAGTAAATATGTGCAGACTTCTGCAAGAGTATTGTTTAGCAAAGATGGTAGATGGGGTTTGTCCTTTGAAGGAGAGGGAAAGATAAATGTTTCAGATGCCTTGGAGCACATGGAAAGTGATATTACTTTCTTTGAGAGGTATCTTGCTTCTATGTCTAATAATTCTGACCTTATAGGTCAAATAGTAGACAGAGCTACAAAGGCTGCAAACAAAGCAGCAGATGACCTTACAAACCAATGTCAGGATGAATTAAGAATCCTTGAGGCAAGACTAAAGAAACTTGGATTGAAAGATACAAGTATTCTCTTTGAGAGAAGCTCAAGGGATGGTCAGCTTACAGGTAATATCATGTCTGATGTAAATTGGGGTGACTATGAGAATGATTGGAAAGAGTTTAAGGAACAGGAGCTTGAAAACTTCAAGCAATCAATACCTAACTTAGACCAATTGACAGAGTTCGAGAAAGCTCTTCAGTGGGATATGTATTTCAGACCTCTATCAAAGGCTTGGCATAAAACTCATAGTGACTATGACCAGAACTTACAAAGGTATGTTCCTAATAGTAACTATGCTAACCCTGACTTTGCTGACCTTATGTCTAAACATCCTGGTCTTCAAGGATGGTATAATGACTTCATGCAATTAAAGACAGGTCTTGATGCAAGACTTCCTGAAGGAAGTACACTTGCAGTAAGGATGCCTCAGTTCAAAGGAAGGTTTATCAATAGGGTAAAGAATCAAAACAAAGGTCTAACAAAGGCTGTAGGTCATGCTTTAAGAGGTAGTATCATGGACACCTTCTGTGAGAGTAGTGAAGATACAGACTTTGGAAGTAACCAAACTTATAACTCTGAGGATGAAGAACTATTTGCTAATGCTCTTGCCCATGAGAAAGAGAAGTTACATAGACTGCCTCTCTTTGGTATAAACAAGTTGCAGGATATGACAGAATTGTCAACTGACTTGTTCCAATCTACACTTGCTTATGCTGGAATGGCTAATAGTCATCTTGCAATGAGTCAGATAGTAGATACTCTTGAAGTAGGAAGTAATGTTCTTGCTAAGAGAAGTGTTGCTGGTCAAAGTACTGAGGAACAAAGGCAAGGTAATAAGTCTAAGGCTTACAATAGATACCTCAAGTTCCTTGATAAGCAGGTATATGGCATTGGTAACACAAAGCATAAGATAGGCAAGAAAGTAGTACTTGAGAAAGTGCTAGCAGCTCTATCAGGATTTGCAAGTAAGTATTTCCTAGGAGGTAATGTTGCTGGTGGTATGGTTAACACCATGACTGGTTTCAATGAAATATTCAAAGAAGCCTTATCTGGGGAATACTATTCTCTGAAAGATTTCCAAAAGGCTAACAGACTTTACTTTGGGTCATTTGTCAACAACTGGATGGACTATGGTAAAGATGTAAAGAGTGATAAGGTATCTCTACTTATAAGGCACTTTAACATTCTTGGAGACAGTAGACAGAGGCAAAGAGATTGGGAGAATGACAGAAATGGCTGGACCAGAATCTATAATAGGTTCAGTGAAAGCCTATTCCTTCCATATAAGTCTGGTGACCATTATATGTCAACTATATCCTATCTTGCACTTGCAAGTAAGACTATGCTATATGATGAGTATGGCACTAGAATATCTCTGTTTGATGCTTATAAAGTGGTTGACAATGAAGATACCTATGGTAACAAGGCAGGAAAGACTTTATCTCTCGAAGGGACATTCTTCAAATCAGCAGATGGTAAGCAGGAATATGACATGGTAAATTCTATCATATCTCAGATAGAAGCTGCTATGTCTAGTCCATTTGGAGCCTCAATCAATCTTACACAGGATGAGCAGGATTATCTTGCAAACAAGGGCTACAACCTCGCAGATACTGAAAATACTCTTGCTAATCTAAGGCAGGATGCTGAGAACCTTACTTGGAATGCTACTGATGAGACAGAGTTCATGGATAAAGCCAGGGAGATTAACATCAGACTTCATGGTATTTATAATAACCAAGACAAGGTAGCTTTCTCTCAGAGCTGGTATGGTAATGCTGTGCTTGCTATGAGGGGTTATGCCCTTGGTATGATGGAAAGGAGATTTGGTGCTAATAAGTATAGTGTAGTTCTTGGACAAAATGTTGAAGGTTCACTCAATACTGTTGCTAAGGTGCTATTAAGCACATTTACTGATAGAGGTGGCTTCAAACTTACAGCAAGAGCATTGTTACTTCCCTTTGGAAAGAACACAGCAAATGCTCTATATCAAGCTGGTTTCTCCTCAAATCAGGTAAGAAACCTTAAAAGAAATTGGGGTGACAACTTGTTGATTGGACTTTTATATCTGCTAAGATGTCTATCAAGTCTTGGAGATGATGACGATGATGATGAAACCAATATAGCAATGGGTCTTACATATTACTTCTCAAATAGATTGTTCAGGGAGCAGGCAGCTTTCAACAATCCTATGGGTTGGTACTATGAGGCAAACACTGTACTTGATATGATGCCTTCAGGGTTCAGTGCCCTGATGGATATTGGCAAGACAGGTTATCAACTTGCTGGTCAATCATTTGCTGATGAAGCTAATTCAACTTTCTTCTATCAGTCAAGTAAAGAAGGATTCTATGAAGAGGGAGACTCAAAAGGATGGAATCATATGAAGAGAATGACTCCTTATTTAAGGAGTGTATATACATTCCAACATCCTTATGAAGCTGCTAAATCCTATGAGTATGGTAGAAATGTAAAGGCTAGATAAATAAAAAGGGTAGTGAGAATTAACTCACTACCCTATTTTTTTTTTTTTCAATTAGTTTTATAGACAACCAAGCTCTTGTTCCATCTCTTGGTCTTCCATCTGTGACCAAGACACTTCATCTATATGCTTGGCAGCAAGTCCATCTCTTTGCTCCTGTGTTAGATTATTCCACTGTAGATGGTGTGGAATAGGAGTTAATCTTCCTCCTAAATCCCAACCCATTCCTCCAGTGAAGTCATCTTCAAATAGACCCTCTCCTATGCTCATATCAACTGCTATTCCTAGAGTAGGGTCAACAGTCATATCAACAGAGTCTGCTACCTGAGCTTCTATAGGAGTTACAGGTTCTACAGGAGCCTCTACAACACCAGTTCCTTCATTAAGAGTCTCTTCAATTCCTGAAACCATTGCCTTCTCAGCATCAGTAAGTCTATCATAGACTATCCTTAATGGCTTGTAAGGAACTGCAATAGTCTCTTGGAGTACAGGATTTGCCTCTGTATATTCTCTACCATCTATAAGAAGTTGATTATCCTTCTCAGGTGATACTGAATAGTCAGCAGTTCCATTTCTCCAACCTGCTGGTGCAGGATAGGAAACTCCAATAGGAATAATGTTGAGAGCCTTCACTTGTACACCATATTTTCTCTCAAGGAAATCTTTATAAAGAGACAACTGTCTAGCATACTTCTCCCTCTTATGTTGGTCAATCCCACTTCTATTAGTCTTCATATCGAAGATATAGAAGTTTCCCTTTCCATCATAGGCAAGAATGTCAAGTGTTCCTGCTACATTTATAGTATGGACTTTACCATTGCTGTCAGCAACTTCAACCTGCCCTGTAACAGTTACATCCCTTGGAACAACTGTCAAACCATTTACCTCAAGGTTATTCTTGAGTACAGTGAGTTGTTCTGCAAACTTCTGTAAAGCTTCAGGAGTAGCATTAGGATACTTGCTAAAGTCAGTTGCCACACCTGCAAAGAAGTCTCTTACAAACTCATCAATACCAGTACCTATATTAGTAGAGGGTGTTACCCAAGGACTGTTAGGGTCAAACCTTTCTCCAGCCTCTTCATCAGCAGCTATTATTGAAGTAACTCTAGCATATCTAGTACCTTTACTATCAACATAGCCTGAGCCATCATCAGCGAGAGTAATAGATTTAGAGTCATCTACAATCCTATCTACTATCTCCTTTGCTCTTTCAGCAGCAGGGTTAGCAGCAGGAGCAGACTCTCCCTGTACTACAGTTCCAGTGTCACTGTCTATTACTGTATCACCTCTTACAACCTGACCATTAGGTACTACTACTGGCTCATTAACAGGAGATGCAGGTGAGGCATTAGTAGGGTTAGCTACTGTAGTATATACAGGACTTCCATCACTCTTGAAAGGACTCTGTAGTGCTATACCTTGGATGATATAATTGAATGATACATTAGTAGGACTTACCTCAAGGAAACCATCATCATATATATCTGATAGGTTCTTCTTGGCTGCATTGTCTCCTTCAGCAGCTCTCTCTACATCAGAGAATGGAACTTGCCATTTGATAAATGAGTCTCTCTCATTAGCCATTCTAACTTCTCCACTTTCATCAGTAAGAAGATTCTTAAGGAACTCATGCTGAGCAGCCTTACTTGCCTCTTCTGTCATTCCCTGATATACAGTAGTAAGATGTATAGGGGTAATGGAGCCATCATCATTGACAAGGTCTATACTATATACCTTCTTACCATCTGCTACCTGGTCTGTAGCAGTGACAGAGTAATGCCATCCAGACTTTGAAGGAACATTCATGTAGTTACTTATTTGATTCTCAATAGTATTAGCCATTGAGTTAAGTAACTTTTCAGTATCACCTAAAGGTACTACTTGACCACTAGAATCTCTTGTGAAACTCATCTCCTCATCTGAGAAAGTCTCAATGAAGTTAGCTATAGTCTTGGCAGCTCTTCTGGTTCTACTGTTAAAGTTGATAAGTCCATCTACACTGTCTCTTACTTGGGAAACAGTCTGTCCTTCCTTGTTCTGAGTTCTTTGTACTGGAGCAATAAAGATGTCTATGGGCTGTGTTCCACCATTCAGTTTGTCTTGATGGAATACAATCTTCTTTCTATTGTCTCCCACCTTAACTATACCAAGTCTCTTTAAGAAATTCCTCTTGGCTTTTTGATAGCCCATTGGAGTTCCCTTATCCTGTTCACTAAGGTCATTCTGTCCAACATCAAGTACATTATTATTCTCCTGTCCTCTTCTACTTGAGTCAAAGCTGGTTGCAGCTACAATAGGCTTAAGTAGTTTGGTTACAACAGGAGAACCATCAGTATTCTTTACAAGGGATGTGCCAGTATTGCCTACTGCAAGGCTCCTTATAGGAGCCATGTTCTTGCTACCTGGACTATATTCAACTCCTGTAGCAGACATTACACTAACTGGTTGGAAGTGCTTATCCTGACCATCAACATTGATAGTTATTGGACCATTAGAAGATTCAACAACTGCAATGATAGGTAGGTCATTTTCAGTATATCCAAAGCCCTTAGATTCCATGTTGCTCTTAACCTCATCTGTAAGTGCATCATCTGTAATGAACATCACTTCAGAATCTCTAGTAAGAACTCCATCTCTTAGGGCATCCTCAATACCATACTTATCATAGTACCTTACTATAGGAGTATCAGGATGAGATTGCCTCAGATAAGCTATATTCATACTGGTAATCATACCAGATTCTGGATTACCAACAATGAACTGATAGTTCATCTTCCTTGCTTGAGTTCTGATTGCTCTTCTTCTCTTATCAAAGAATGGAGATACAGGAGCATCTACCCTAGGAGAAGGAGTATCAATCTTCTTCTCATCTGACTGAGATTTAAGAACCTTAGCTACAACATGTCTTAGAAGGTCAGGTACTTGAGTTTCATTAGCTTCTGCTCTACCATCCATAGCATTTGCTCTTGCAGTAATAGCATCTGCAAACTCTTGTACAGTGTCAAAGCTATTGGCAGACAGTCCTTCTATAAGAGCCTTTACCTGCTCCTTTGCTTCAGCAGTAAATGAAGGTGCATTCTCTGCAACTCTTAAAGCTACTTCAGCGGCTTTACCAACCTCCTCATTGCTATTTTCAATGAATGTGTCTATAACAGAACTAGGTTGGGTTACTTCAATAGGAGTTTCTACAGGAGTAACAGGAGTTTCAACTTCACCCTGCTCAACCATATCAGATACTGTAGGACTTCCAACTCTTTCACCATCTTCAGTAATATGTCCTGCTTCAGGGGTACTACCTCCAATGTCAAATATAGTTGGACCAGATGGAGTAGGGTCAGGAATTGCAGCTGGCTCTGAGGCTTCAACAGGAGTTTCAGTTGGAACAACTTCCTCATTATTAAGGTCTCTTTGTTCTCTTTCTGAGTTATACCTGCCCATTATATCTCTATAGGTTTGAATGGTCTCTTCTATAGAGTTATAGCCTGTAATCTGCCCTTCAATAGGAGCCTTCTCATTTGCTCTTGCAAGATGCTGTTCAAAGTAAAGATTAACTTCTCCATCCTCAGCAGCATCCCTATCATAGTCAAGTAGCATTTCAGCACCTGCTTCAACATCAGTTACATCAACTCCACTATTACTTAGATAGTCAAGAGTAGCTGCAAAAACATCAGCTCTTGGGTCATTCTCTTCAAAGACTCCATTCCTTTCAGCCCAATCATAAATCTCTGACTTTCTTTCATTCTCTCTAGAGTATCTTTCAAACATATCTCTAGCTTCCTGAGGGAAATCATACCATTTACCCTTGTAAGACTGATTGGTAAGCATATCTTCTACAGCAGCTATTTCAGCTTCATCCCCTCTATTATAAATATCATCAAGTCTTTCTGAGAATTGCCAATAGTTACCATTAGTTGCTATATCAAGGAGTTCCTCATTTTTCTTCTGTAGCATTCTCTGTTGTGCTTGATGTTTAACCTTTGCCACATACCTATTGAGGGCTTTAGGGCTATACATAAGAGCAAACTGAGAGTTCATAGCAGCTCTATAGTCTCTTTCAACTCTATTCCTATCTGCAATCTTCTTGGTAAAGTCTTGATGTATAGAAGTACCTACACTATTAACTTTATCAATTTCAGCTTGCTGTTCCTGACTATATCTATCTCTATGCTTTGGGTCAAGCATAAAGGCTCTATCACTTGCAGACAGAGACATAATCTCAGAAGCAGAAAGAACTGTAGTATCTACAGGGTCATTATATGTAACACCATCCCTCTCTACTGCCTGATGCTGAGCATTGAAACTGTAGTCTTCCTGAGCAGACTTTATAGACTTGATGTTTCTATCAAGTTCTCTAGCATAGCTTTCAGCCATAGCAAGAGTAGCTTGGTCTTCCTGTGAAAGAGAACCTCTCTTCTGCTCTCTCTTCATCTCTCTTACAACTTGGTCAAGTTCAGACTTCTGTTCTTCAAGTTTAGAGAGTTCAGTTACAGCATTACTTAGTGAGCCAAACCTTGCTATAAGTCTCCTTCCTTTATTATTGAGAGCTGAGCTTGGAGTAGCATCTTCCTGTGAGTTAAGTTCAGTTGTTACCTCAGCTATTTCTTCATCAAGTTGACCTATCCTCTTCTTATAGTCCTCAATAACTACCTTATTAAATACCATACTTGCCTTAACATCCTGGTCAATATTCTCTCCAAATATCTTCTCAATAGACCTGGTTTCTTTTGAAACCATATCCATCATGTCAAGCATTTCATTGGCATTTCTCTGTATAGTCTGAAGGGCTTCCTCTCTACTTATGTTCTGAGTTCTGTTCTGAGCTGATGCCATGAACTGTTCAACAGCCTTTGATTCCTCTGACTCAGGGTCTTGCAGATTCTGAGCATCAAAGTTTGCCCTTGCCTGTAGGTTAGCCATAACAGCTTCATGATAACCAGTACCTTCAAGGTCATTAAGAGTTATAATGTTACTAAACATTTGACCAACTCTTGCATCTCTTGCAGCCTTTTCATCATTACTTTCTATAGCCTCTTGATATTGAGTAAGCCATTCAGCAGTACCTCCTGCATTAAATAATGCTCTCTGCATACTTTCATCAGAGAAGTAGGTATTAAAGTGTTCAGCCATCTTCTCCCTCTGCTGATTGACAGCATTGATTTCAGTATTTGAGAATAAAGGAGTAAAGGCACTTCTCCAAGTAATACCCTTTGCAGTCATATTACCATTAGCACCTTGTTTCATACCAATGTTAGGTCCACCCATTGCAGTGGATAAAGCACCATAGACACCACTCTTTATAGCATCAAAGGATATAGCTGTATTACCTGCTGCTTGTAGACCTGCTGCAAAGGATTGCCAGAAGTCATTCTGAGCTGCTGTAGCTCCAGGGTTTGCACCATATTTATTGTCAATATACTGTTGCATTTTGTCTTCAGCATATGCCTGACCAAATGCACTAGATATATCCTGTGTGTACTCTTCAAAGCCTTCACCTAAAGCCTCCTTAAGCCTACCCTTAAAGGCTTGACCCTTAGTCATCTGTCTTGCTTGAGCTACCCATCTATCTCCCTGTCTTGCTATATTAACTGCATCTCCTACAGAGTTATTTCCTCCTATACCAATCTTCCTAAGAGCATTCTGAACTCTTGGAGCTTGCTGACCTGCCTGCCATGTAGCATTGACCATACCATTTATAACAGAGTTAGTCCAAAAGTCATAGTACATAGCTGTGTTGGCACTTTCCTCGGCAGCTTGTCTATCTGCTGCCATATCAGCAGCATACTTTCCTTCAAACTGTGCTCTAGCTTCAGGGTTGGACTTTAAGTAGTCTGCTTGTTCCTGAGACATATTATGCTCTCTAGCATAGGCATCAATATCAGCATCTACCTTAGAAGCATATCTATTCTGAATATCTGTTTCAAGACCTTTCAGAGTTTCCTGTTTGGTCATAGCAGCATTCATGCCACCTTCAACTGTGCCTACTGCACCTGGAACAAGAAGATTTCCTATGTTCCTTGCCTTAGTCACTCCTCTTAGGAAGGATACTCCTTTTGCTGAAGCATTAAGAGTCTTTCCTCCCATAGCTACTTTTCCTAGCCAAGCAGCTCCTTTAGTAGCTGCATTAACAGCAGCAGAGCTACCAAATGAGAGGATAGTAGAGGCAGCAGTAAAACCATACTGACCAAATAACTCAAAGGGTGTATTAGCTGAAAATAAGGAGTTCTGTTGCTCAACAGTATTAAAGATAGGATTGTCAGATAGTCCAAGACTCTCCAATCTCTCTTGCTCCGATGGTGACCATGAGTTAGTAGTTGCAACCCTGTCACCATATCTAGTTACAGCATTATCAATTACATTCTCAAGCCATGACTCATCATCTTCAAGACCTATACCTACAGCACCACCTATCATACCAGCAGCTCTGATAATCATACCAGCAGCACTGTCAATAAACTGAGCACCAGAGTTCCATGTTTTTTCAAGGAATGACTGATTGTTTGCTACTGTATTTTGATAGTAGTTACCAAGAGCCTTAGCAGCAAACTGACCTCCACCAACTGCTTCATTAGCAAGATAGGAGGCAAGAACCTGCTTTCTCTCCTCTGTAGACATTGATAGCTTATCTGTACCATTATACTCCTTATACATTGGAGAAATTTCTCCTGAGAAAGAATCAAGGTCAGTCAGGTACCTTTCTAGAGTCTCTGAGTCTAGGGCATTAAGCTGGTTATAGTAGGTATCATATAGTTGGGCAGACTTATTCTCAAGATAGGAAAAAGCCTGCTCCCTCATAGTATCTCCTCCTGTTAACTTAGCATCAATTAGGGCATACTTGTAATCAGGGTCAAACAGGAACTTCCACACAGAAGTGGAAGATTCCTGTAAATCACTCCTAGCATCAAGGTCAGATGCTAGAGCCTTCTTTGCTACATAGTCATCTCTCTGTCCTTTCGTAAGAGAGCTTCTGCTGTTGAATATCTGTTGGTCTTCTTCACTGTTACTATTGCCAAATATATCCATGAATACTGTGTTCCTAAAGTAGTTATCTTTTTGAACATCATCCATTCCTTGAATTTCTCTAGCATACTGCTTCTCCCATTCAGCCCTATCATCTGCACTAAGACCGGTCAGTCCCGAAAAGTAGGACTGATTATACCTTTGCTGTAGAGTCTGTTGTGACTTCTCTGAAGGAAGAGCAAACATTCCAGTGGGACCACCCGCTAATATAGGCATAATTTATAAATATTTTTAAGTTATTACATACCACTAGATGCATCATCATCTGCTACTGTAGCAGGGGTTGATGAGCTACTCACCTTAGGAACAAGCCAGAAGTGGTCATCTACAGTTGTCTGTGTCTTCACAGCAATCTCTATCTCATTTACATCATAGCCAGTTCCTGCCAATCTTCTCCTTACATACTGTTGTTGAGTAGGACTCAACTGACTAAATTGTATATATTGGACATCTCCTGGGATAACATAACCTTCTTTATCCTCCTTATCCCCTCTAGAGTCAGGATTAGAAGCTTGTGCATTATCTGCTCTCCAGTGAATGTTACCTAATGGCTTTCTTTGCGCTTTAGCTTTTGCAACTTCAGCAGCTGTTGGAGTAGGTGTTGGAGTAGGTGTTGTAGATTTCCATGTTACTCCATCAGACTGTAAAATTTCAGTCCATTGCAGCTTACCATTACTATAGAATTTAGTCTTGCCATCAGCAGAAATATAATAAGGTTTAGCTCCTGAAGCAATACTATCCTTCTCCTTAGCATACTCAAACTGGTCTCTTTGTAGCTGTACTGAGGCTGCTTGATTAGCAAGAGACTGTCTTTGTGCAGCATTGATATACTCGCCATTCTCAGTAAACTGATAGGTAGGCTTAGCAAGACCTGCATACATACCAGTAGTAACACTACTTAGAACTTGCTGTCTTGCAGCATCTCCCCAATCAGCAACATTGGCAAGTTCATCATCCATTATCTGTCTGAACCCTTGTAGCTTTGTTCTAAGAGCTTCTGATATATTTGGATTATTAAGCTGGTCATTTACTACAGCATAGAACATCTCAGGACTCATGCCATTCTGCTGAGTTATCTGATATTTCTGACCACCAAGAACTGTCTTAAATTCAGGGTCACTGAATAATGACTTACCTAATGCTTCTGCTTTTGCAGATGTTCTTGCAAGTATATCCTTACCACTTACATAATCCTCACTTACTGTCTTTCCATGTAAGAAATCATCAAGGGAGAGATTCTCAACCTTGAATATAGCTGAGTTATCTCTTGCCCTTGTATCTCTCCTATATTTTATAGCTTCCTGTCTGGCAGCATCTGCTCTTGCAATAGGAGTAATCTCCTTTGCATATCTTCTTTTGAGACCAAGGAGCTGCCTTCTGTTAGCCATTGTCATTCCTCTACTGAAGTCATCAGTAACAGTTTCTAAATCCTTAGCATATCTACTAAACATTGCATAGGCTTCAGGACTATTCTCCTGTGTTGCAATATCTCTGAATGCCTCAGTCTGAGTTGCAAGATTTGCATACTGCTCTTCAGCTTCATTATAAGCTTTGGTGTAATCCTCTAGAGGCTTTACCAGCTGCTCATATGTAAAAGGATTAAACCTACTATTTACAACTATATTCATATGTTAGAATGTTAAACCTCTTTTCTTTCTTTTAATCTTACCACCATAAGCTTCCTTTTGAACAGGAGCATAAACTCCATGTCTACTAGCCCATGTTCTCCATTTTCTATCAACTTTCTCCCTACCAATATCTCCAAGAGAACTGAAGATGTTTGATAAGTTATCAGAGATAGCTTGTTCTCTTGCAAGTCTAGCTCTTGACCTTATATCAGCAGCAGCCATTGTACCTCTTAATGAGAAGTCTCTAGCTCTTGATAATGCTTCTTGGTTGGCTATATCAGCTTGCAGGAATCCTTGGGAGTTCTGAATATTTGTACCTCTATTGAACTCTTCAACTTGATTCCTTTGAGCAAGGTTATATTCTTCAGCCTGTCTTGCTAAAGCACCAAGCTGGTTTAGATAGTTATTATCAGCAGCAAGAATGCCTGCCATTGCAGTGGCTCTGTTACCTCCTGAAGTATTTAGTAGAGACCTTCTTGAGGCACCTGCCTCTGCATTCATCTTGTTAATGTAGTAATCCCTATCAAATGGTCTATAAGTTAGGTAGTTACCAATAGGTCTATACCTTACAGGTCTGTAAGCACCTTTACCACTGCTTGCTTCAAGTATGGCTGAGACATCACCATCATCAGGCTTTGTAAACAATGAAGTTCCAAGACCTATGGCAGAGCCTAAGATAGGCATATACCTCATCCAATTATCATAGTTGGGGTATTCACCTCCATTATCAGTAAGGTCAGGGGCTTTCTCATCAGTAGGAGCTACAGCAGGTCTTTCCTTATAGAATAGGTCTGTATAATCTGTATCTCCTTCACTACTTGTTCCTGTCCTTACATACTGATATGTTCCAGTTGTTGGGTCATAGTCAGGAATAAGTAGGTCTTCCAAAGGAGTGCCACTAGCATCTGTTCTTCCTGTAAGATACATCCTCTTACCAGTCTTTCTTGGAGCTACTGGAACTGGACTACCTGCAAGGTCTATTCCTGCGTGCATACCACCCCAACTCTTGTCAGCTGTCCTTGAAGAGAAGATGTCTTTGGTAAGACCCTCTAGAGTAAGAGGCACATATCCTCTTCTTCCTTCATTATACCTATTAACTGATTCAACATACCTAGGTAGCCATTGATTTACCTCATCACTTCCCCAGTTATTGATGACATAGTTCCTTCTTGTCATAAATGGAGAGTTATCTCCATACATAATATCCCAGTCAATAGAGCCATTTGACTTATAGGGATTGAATCCTTCTTGACCAAAAGTAAGACCTGGAGTAGAGTTATTATAATTGAGAGTCTGCATCCAGCTACCTGTTTCATACAGGTGACCTCCTCTCGCAAACTTTCTCTCTTCTTTTCTTTCCCTTACCTGCTCCTGTACTTCCATCAACTTAGACATGCTGTCTATCATTCCTGCCCTACTTATAGGGTCATTAGGCCTCTCTTCAGATTCTTTGCTCATTTGAATAGCAGCATCTGCAAAGGTGAGAGGTTTTGTTCCTCTTAGTTTATATTTCTTTCTTACTGCTTTTGGAACTCTTAGTCTGTTACTAAATACATAATCATTGAAGATAACTTCTCCCTCTTCTACAAGGTTAGGAATGCCTTCAGCATCCATTCCCATAGGAACTCCTTCATTAGGGTTTTCTTCATGTGTACCTCCATTACCCACAAGAACAAGTCCTGTATCAAAGTCAGCTCCATGTGTCATAAGGTCTCCTCCAAAGGCATGATGCCACTTAGCAGCGTTCTAAGCAAATATAGCTCTCTTTCTAGTTAAAGGATTTTTACTATGGGTTAATTCCTCTGTAGTCTTTCCTGTTCTCTTCTTAGTAGCATTGAACTTACCTCTATTCTCTGGGTTAATATGTATTCCTCCACCTTCTGCAAAGTACAATGGACCTCCATATGAGGCTATGTTTCTAAGTATATCCCTCTTCCTAGTCTATCCTATATTATACTGTGCATTTTCTAAAGAAGAACTAACATATTGCCTAGCAGTATCAGCTCTTTTGCTCATATCCTAATATAAATCATCTATATCATGACTAAATGCACCCTAACTGCCTAAATCATCATGATTAAAGTATCCAACTGTTGGAGCAGTAGCCATCTCCTAAGCTAAAGCATCATAATCAGTAGCACTTGATTTAAACTGTCCAGCCTGGGATATTTGATTATTTAAAGAACTTATAAGTTTTTCATTTCTTTCAGAACCAAATAAGTTATTAGTAACTCCTCCAAGTAGCTAACTTGCTCCCATTACTATACCCCCAACCATTGGGTTTACAGACATTAAGGCTCCACCTACAGTTGAGCCTATACTACTAATTCCATTTCCTACTGCACTAGACCTTTTTCCTCCAATTACATTACCTACAATTGAACCAGTTAAGGCACTTCCTAGTCCTATACCCTGTTTGCCCAATTGAGTAAGTCCTAAGGATGGATTAGTAGTTCCAGATGGTGGAAGAGGAAGGGTTGCTGAAGCAGCAGTTGGTTGAGTAGTTTTAGTAAGAGCTTGCAGCCCTGTTGATATAGCTTCTCCAGGCATAGTTTCTCTAATACCAGGCATAGAAAAAGCATCATCCATACCTGGTATTCCAGCTAGATAATCAGGAGTACCTCCCCATGCAAAATAATTATTCCTCCCAAAAAGGAGTTTATTTGTTCTTTTTTTAATAAGTTTCTTTGCCATCTAAATGAATTTTGTATGCAAATGTAGCAAAAATATCCCACTAATACAATAGTATAATACAATTAATTAAAAAGGTGTAAGGTTTTTCTTACACCTTTTTAATTACATAGAGTACTTAGTAGATACATTATATATTGTCACTCTCTAGTTTTTATGTGAGGCACTCCCTAGAGTTATTTCACTCCATGGATTTCTAATCCTTGCCCTACCATAGTGCCTTATAACATCTTTACCATCTTGTGCTACATAAGGAGACCTAGGAATATTAATCCTCCATATATTAAACTTCTTCCTTATATCTCTACTATTAGTGAGGTCAGTATAAGCTTTCTAATAGTCATTCTCTGCTTGGATAAAATCAAATGGCTTATCAGAATTATCCTTTTGGTCAAAGTTCCGTACTTCAGCATTAACTTCCACTGTGTCAAAAATTTTTGTGTAAGGAGAATTACCATTAGATATATAAGTGAAACTAAATGGTTTAAAGTTACCATAGAACTCATTATATACCCCAGTGAAGTTCTCCCATAGCCTAACTTTATCCTATTCCTATTTTATAGAGTAAAAACCACCTTCAAAGTCAAACATACCTTCAGTTTCACCATAACTTAAAAAGGAAGTGAACTAGTTAAGCTTAGTTGAGAAACATAAAGCTTCTTCGCCATGAGCTGGAGAGAAATATACATCCCCATTCATATTATCAACAAAGCTTCTTACTCCCATTCCTGTAGGAGTCCACTCTGATAAGTCAACATCATTCTTAACCCACTAACTCATTCCTGAAAGCTCACTTACATTTACTAATTCCTAACCATATCTATAAATACTTTTGGACTCGTTATCTATGAAGAATAGACCTGTTGAGGTAGGAATAATAGACCATTTATTAGCACATCCAATAGTAGAGGATAGAATCCTGAACCCATCTACTCTGTTTGAATTTCCTATCTCAATAGGTACTCCGTCTGTAGGATTGAGCTATACTCTAGAATTAAACATAATCTAGCTAATAGATTTTTCCTAGAAGCCAATAAGAGTATCATTGATGGAGGTTAGACATGTTACAGACCCTTTATCAGCAGGAAGGTCTAAGGTACTAGCTAAAGTGACATTAGTCCATGGGTCAATTATAGACTAGGGATTTTTCTTTAAGGACCATGCTACCTAGTAAGGAAATGTATCTATTTTATAATAGTCCTTGTCTAGTGTTCTGTAGTTAAAGAAGTTATCTAACTAAGAGTATACTTCATTTATCTTATAAGAGTCAGGAGTAATGTCGAAGTTGGATAGCTGCCCTCTTTTAGTATCGTATCTTCCATCAAGATTAATATGTGACTCAAGCATAAATGAACCTATTTCTACTATCTAATTAGTATCATCATCTGCAAAAGGATAAGTCTTTACACAATCATATCTTGTACACCATGTATCCCCATAGGCATAAGGAATCGTAATTATCTTATGTGGAGTTGATACAAGAGGAACTGACTCACTACTTGGAACCCATAAGTTATTTTTGATAGCTTCATCCGATTTACCTCCAAACCTAGTGTCTGGGTCAACCCACTATGTTAATTCAGCTATAGGTAATGTGGGGGAATAATCTTTATCCTCTTCAAGTAACTACAGAGTGCTATTCTGGATGGTAAACGTATTATCTGTATTATCTGTAGATGGCTCTGAATACATTTTATAAGATGTAATACCAACTATATTTCCGAGAGATACCTTTAAGTTTAATAATACCTAATCCCCAAGATACTAAAAGTTATCATGACCATCCTGTAAGTTTTCAAAAGGACCCCATTTTATTGGCCCCGCATTCTGAAGAACTCCTACCCACTCACCATTTACATAGTGATGATAGATTATACATCCTTTCTTCACTAAAACAGTCACTTTAGTTCCTGAGTTTTGTACCTGCCAATACCCTACTTCTCCTATCTTTACCCTTTTAACCAATACACGCTTAGCTATGGGTCCAATGTAAGCCATTACAATCTGATAGGTTCCTAGAGCAGTCACACTTGTATCGTCAACATCTAGTACTAAGTTCCCCTCTTTGTTATAAGTCCCATAAAAGGTTTTTGAGCCTATAAATGAAAGGATAGGATATGAAGTACTGGTAGAAGTATTATTCTCCCATCCAGAGGGGGTATACTATGAAGTTATAGTCTCACCAGTAACAGAAGTGTATGGTAGTACTGGAATAACCTTAGGGTTATCCTCATCATATAAAGAGAATACTAAGTGAGGAGATGATTTATACTTCATTCTTACTGACTCCCCAGAAGTAGGTACATTAGTAGGGGATACTTGTGAAATACTATCATCAGTACCAGCATAAATAGGATAAGCTGATGTGGCTGATACAATATCATCTACATTTCCAAAGTATAGTACATCCTAGTCTAAATGTGGAACACGAACAGTTAAGCCTGTAACCTCTTTAGAAGAGAATAACTTAGGAGTTGTAATTTTAATATTGTGGTTATTAGAGTTAAAAAAAGTTGACTTACTTTCAAAATACTTTAAATTGGAAATAATCTTCCATTTTAGTATAGCTGTTCTATTTCCGGATTTCTCTATAATCTCAGGAGACCTGACAATATCATTATTTAGTGAGCCTGTTCTATGCCAAGGATAAACTAAATATTTAACAATACCTGTCTTATCATCATCTAAAAAATCCCCTCTTAGTATTTTATCTTCAAAACAACATGATGATACAAATCCTCCATTAACAGTAGTATTAGGAGTAGTACAGTTCACTGGAAATCCTACAGGATGATGTATAAATCCTCCAGCCTGAGAACTAGCTTTAGAGGTCACTGCTAAATCTATATCTCCATACAATCCATGTAGGCTAGCGGCTCCAACAATATTTAGCCTTGCTCCTTCTAATTGAGTAGTATTTATATAGGACCCATACTCAATTTCTGGGGAATGTAAAGTAACTAAGTTACTATCAACAGCAAAAGTTGAATAATGAGACTTTATACCATCAGAGGGAGAAATAATTTCCTATATTGACTTATTGGAATCTCCTGGCAGAGATGACTATATTTCAGCACTTCTATTACCTCCACTGAAAAGTGTATAATTATGTTTATACTAAATAGTCGACCCCTAATCTATCGAGGTAGAGGTTTCTTTTGGCTTTCCATCTACATATACAGGAGATGGCCTAAAGAACCAAGATGACATTGCATATGGGTTATTCATGTGCCTTCCTCTCACACTGTAGACAGTAGGATTTAAAACTCCCTAACATATAATATTTCTCTCCGCTGGCTTAGGGAAAACAACACAAGTTCTAGCCCTTCTTACTCCAGCTTTTAATAATGAGGCAGTTGCATTAGGGAATAACTAAAGTTCCTTAGTATCCACCCCGTCAGTAGTGCCCCAAAAATATGAATTATTTAACTCTACATCAAGAAAACCATCACCATCACCATCACTATTCCTTATGACTTTGTTTAATGGAATAGGTTCTGACCATTCTCCAGTCTTAAACTAAAATTGAACTCCTAATCTATATGTTTCTCCTGCCTTAAAATGACCAGGCTTAAACTATGGTAGATAAGGATAGTATTTATTTATACCCTAATTATCATAAGTATCTTCGGCTAAAAAACAATCTGTTAACCCTAAAGAGTCCCCATTTTCAGCCTCTTCCTATTGAAGTAATGTAGTTAGTTCTTTAGTATTTTTCTGAACAGTAATGTTTCCATAAAACATCACTCCTTCTTTGCTAGTGATAGTTCCAGCTAATATTGTTTGTCCCCCAGTATATAATAGTTTAGCAGGGTCTTCTATTGAACCAGTAAGACCAGTATCTGTATATTCAATTGTTTTTACCAGCTAATCCTCAGAACCAAACACATCATACCAGTATTCTCCTTCAGCACTTTCCTCCTAGCAATCTTTTAAGTCTAAGTCAGCTACAATCTTAACTGTAGGCTATGCGTCTAGTGAAGTTCTATGTATAGAATAAACCCTTATATAATCAAAGTTATCAACATTTTCTACTTTAATTGTGAAAGAAGTTATAACCTTCTCTTCTGGATTACCAGCTCTATCATAATTCCTTATATACTATATGGGAGATACATAGAATATGTTACTTTCTTGCCCATACTTATTAAAGTATGTAAGAGCATATTGAATTACTCCAGGAGAAAATTCTCCATGACTGGAACTTCTACCTACCAGTACTCTTTCTTTTAACTATAGGTTCTATACAAAATCAAATGGAGACTCAGCTCTGTATATCCAATTTCCTTTTTCATACCACTTTTCTAGATTTTCTATAACTTCCTAGGAAACTCCCTCACTTTTCTATGGATTTGAGAAATTAACTCCGTCTACTATAACTTTACTAGCTATATCTTCAGGAAGTTTCAACTCTGGGGCAGTTATATTAATAACTCTAGGCTGGTTAATTCCATCTGTCCAATACAACTTATTCACAAGAACTGACTCACTATCCCCTAATATTTCTAGAGGGTGATTAGCATCAAGACCTAGCACTCCTTCAAATAGAGTAACTTTAATCCACTCCCCTTTATCTTCATGGAGTCTATATATTCTAGATACTTCCTGAGTGTCATTCTAACTTACAGTAAATACTACTAAGTATCTATTAAGCACACAATGTCCTACGTACTACCCATCAAAAACAACACCAGTGTCCGTATTTCCCTTCTCATTAGTGATAGAAAACCCAGTATCACTATCCCTATTAGTAAGTCTCACATTTAAAGCATCCCATAAAAAAGACTCATCTTGTCTTGATGGGTGAACATCTCTCCTTAGGCCTTTAAATATATGATTATCTGAATACATCATGTTAATATAATTAATGAAGTTTGATATACTCCTTAGAACCAAGAGTTTTAAACCCTTTGCTATGCTCATTAGTCCTGGAGATTAAAGTATTCCAAGAATTAGTGAAAGATTGGAGTTGGTCAATAGAGGGCCTAACAAGGTCAGACTGAGCTTGACCCACTGCCCAAGCATATTGTTGTTCTGCGTGTTGCAGAACCTGTTGAGTTATCCTACCAAGCTCAAACTGAACTGTAAAATGTTTTACCTTTATAAATAGCTCAAGTGCTTCCTCAAAAGAACCATTCTCTGGTATGAGAGGGAATCCTTCTTCATCTGTCGAGAAAGCTCTATAAGCTACTTCTATAGTTCCTTCCTTCATAGAAGTAAAAATACAACTTCCCTGTAGTTTATAGGTAAGGTCATTATCTCTTGTCTTATCAGGACTCATATGAAATGAATCAGTAGAGTATCTGAATACTTCATGAAGTACTCCATTACAGTTATGACCAACTGCTCTTACCTGTATCATTTCATAGAAGTCACAAGGTAGCTTACCTCTATAATTCTCTATCTCAACCTTCTCTGTTTTCTCAAGGAATATTGAGGGCATACCTACCTTCTGTATGAACCTGACAGCATAATTGACTGCCCTTTCTAAAGATAAATCTTGTAGCAAGGGATTATCCATCAGGTTATCAAGAACTTGTCTTATGCTTATATATTTTGTCATATCTTAAAAGCATCAAAGTTACCACTTTTAATTCTTTGCTTCAATCTCCTTTTAAGGTCTCTGTTCACTACAAATTCATAGAGGGATTTATTGTTGTAGTCTGCATCAATCCTGTTATAGTAGACCTTGAAGATTTCTTTTTCCTCCATTTTAATGAGTGTTCTTTCCTTATAGGCTTCCTCATCTTCTGACCATAGTTTAAGTGTTCTATCCCAGTCAATAGGAAGATTAGTCTTTACCTTTCCCTTCTCAACTGAGATTCTTACATCATACTTCCTTATCTCTATAGTACCCATTCCACATGGTAACTTTATATCATGGCCATGTATAAGTGACTCGGCAAGAAGATTATTTATCCTTCTTATAATAGAGTAGAACTGATGTTCTGTAATAGGCTGTCCTATATCAAACCATTTGTTCTTTCTGATATACTTGTAGGCATCATATACTCCATATGAGTTATTCACTCTATAGACTCTTGACTCACTTACTTTAAGTACCTTCTTTCTGAACTCCTCCATATTTGAACTTGTATCCTCTGCAAAGCTTACCAGTCCTGCAACACTTACTTAACCATGATTTATCTACTCCTAGAGCTAAGGCTGCTTCTGTAGCTGATTTGTACACAGCTAGTACTTCTCCCTCCCTATCAAGCATTTGTACAATCTTAGACATTGGTGAGTTCTCAGATATTTTCAACCTTTCACACATAGGTCTTTTCCTACCAAGATTTACTTGTCTAAGACATTCCTTTTGTTTCTCACTCATTTTCCATCCAGAACCTCTAGATGATTTTCCTCTATGGGCTATACTCAACTTCTTCTTATGAGATTCTGTAAGAGTACATCCCCTTCTCTTATTGGATTTTTCATAAGGAATCTTAATTCCTTTATTCCATGGGACATTCCCTGTGCATCCCTCCCCTCCATCTGTAATATTGAGACTAATCCCTAAATTCTTGTAATAGGCTATATATTGTTTCTCTCTATTTATAGCGTCTTGTTCTGTCATTCCAGTATAAAGTATTTCATGAGTTATATTGTCCCATCCATACTTTATTATACTATTCTTAAATGGAGAGTTCTTACAATTAAAATACCCTTTACCATTATTCCATCTATGAAGAGGATTTTGGCTAGTTATGCCTATATATACTTTGCCAGATGGAGTAGTATGTTTATACAAACAATATTCTTTCATCAGTCCTCTAGCTGTTTTTGGAAATTACCCTTCATATTTCTTTTAATAAAGGTTGCTATATCAGATAAATCATCTGACGCATTGTTGTCAGTGTCCTTTCCCCTATAGACTGCACCAGAGAGATACTTGACTACAAGTTCAATCAGTGTAGATGCAAGTCCTTCTTCAAGAGGGAACTCCCTGTCTAGTACATCACATTTCTTATCACCTGAGTCACACTCAAGTTCTGCTGCTTTGTCAGGGTCTTCAAAGATGCCTGTCATTCTTACCTTTTCAAGGTATAGGAACTGGGGGTTACTTGACTTGAAATATAGGTAATCATCTGGGCCTTTCGATACATAGATAATATTCTTAAGCCATTTATTTTCACCCACATATCTCATTCTTTCCCTACTTACATAAGTAATATGGGTACCTTGATAGAAGTCTACAGGATACACTGTGTTTGTACCTATAGACATAGTTGAAGGCACTTTCTTCTCACTCCTAAGATATGTACCACCCTCACAAGGTTCTCCTGCAATAGCAGGTACTTGTATAAGGTCTAAACAGATAGTTTGGTAGTTACTTTGGGGTATCTCTTTCTTTATATCAGAATATCTTTGCTTCAGTATTAAAGCTCTTAACTTTGATACAAGAAATAGGACATGCTCCAATGTTATGTATGAGTCATCAGATACTGCTTTCAAAGAATCTAGACACATATAACACACTTCTCTATACGTCATATATTTATGATATTTATAAGTTTATTTAACTACTATATTTCCATATAAACCCGCCAGAGGTTTTGTGCTCCCCATTTAGGCATTTATACAAGGAAGCTTCAGCTATACCAGTACATAAACTAGCTTCCTTAACTGAAGGAAAGGACTGTATCAACTCTTCTTCTAAAGAAAACTGTAGTACGCCCTTTATGGTTTTAGCCTTTATTATCTTATCAGACCAAGTACAGGGTCTTCCTTTCAGAGACTTACTGATATTATTTCTCCATTCTTCTGTAAGCTTTACTCCCCTACGAACTAATGATAGCTTCTTTTTAACCTCATCAGTTCTCTTCTTTCCTCTGTTAGCTATAGAAATTCTATTTTTGGACTCTGTAGAAAATTTGTAGCCAACGGTGGAGTCCCCTCCTATTGTGCAATTATATCCATGCACATAAGAGTTATATAGTCCTATGTAATATACTTCCAGCTTGTCAAGTTCTTCTTTAGCCTGCTTTTTAGAACTAAATATTCTCTTTTCTAAAACTTCATATTTGAAGGACTCCAAACCATATTTAATTCTAGCCCTATTTATTTTAATTCCAGCATATGGCCCGACAGTGTTCCAATGCTCCCTTCGTATTTTCTCGTTAGTAGTCTGACCTATGTAAGATTTTCCACTTGGAGAAACATATCTATATATAACACCTTCAACCATATTCTGTATAATTAAAATGCTCCTGCAAAGGTAAGCATTTTTTACTTATCCTGCAAGAGCATAATAATTTTTATTTTTTACTGTATACAAGTTCCTTTACATGAATCATAAGGAATGAGGCAGCTTCCTTGTAGGCAAGAAAGTGCTCTCTCTATAATATACTTCTGTTCAGAAGTTAAAGAGGTCTCCTTACTCAGCTCTGTAATATAAGTCAGTACTAGAACAGAGAATGTGTCACTATCAGGAATATAACCTACTTGAGACAATCTCTTAAAGTACCTGTTGAGAGTGTCATATAGTTTATTATCTTCCATTGCATCCACATCCTTTTAGAGTTGTTCCTTTTACCATTGTGAGCATCTTCCAGTACTTAATAGCAGTACTATAGTTGCAAGTAGCTATAGCCATATCAAGAGCATATCTGTTAAGTATGAAATCAACAAAGCCCCTTGATATTTCACAGGTATCCCCAAGCTCTTTAAGGTATCCAAGCCCCTTATCTATCAAGATATTTCTATCATAAATAGCTGCCATATCAATGACATCAGCTCCACAAGGAGTATCAGGAGGAAGAGATATGTGGACTATAGGAGTGATGATAAGAAGTTCTTTCTTGGCATCTGGGATAAAGATTTCTGTCGTATACTGAGTTACATCGTCTCCATCACAGAGATGATATGGAGTATCAGTTCCATAGGTGAGAGGAGTGTCAACCCTGACACCTTTTATACTTAGATTGCTATAGTAAGGCTTATCTTCTATCTCAAAGTCTATTATGAGCTTGTTACCATCTATCTGTAGCTTATTATACTTTATCATAGTGTATAAAATAAAAAAGGGAGGCTTTTGACCTCCCTTATGATTAGGCTAGTTCTGCAACCTGTACCTTAGAGGCTTCAGCAAACTGACCAATGAGCTTGTTTAGCTGTGCCTTGTCAGCACATACAATAGTGATGTCCTTCTCTGACCTTTGTGGTCCTTCATTGGGACCTACATAAGCATAGTGGATTTCAAGAACATTGTATGCAGTGTCAGGGTCAACAAGATACTTGGTTGGAATACTGTTAGGCCATCCAATATTTCTGTATTGGTCACCTCTTTCACCCATGCAGAAGTACTCAAGGTCTGCAATTATTCTACCATTGTTTCTTACAGTAGTGGAGTCACTTACTGTTACTGCACCCCACTTAACTTCTTCACCATCAAAGGTTACTGTAGTAGGAGTAACTGTGAAGTTAACTTTAGTCTGTTCCTTGATACCAAGAGTCCAGTCCTGCTCTACTTCTGTGATAGTAACACCATCAGCATAATCTTCAGCTACTGTGATAGCTGCACCAGTAGTGTCAATAAGAGTTTCCTCACCATTAACATCTGTCTTTACTCTACCTACAACCTTTCCAGCTATAGTGAACTCAAGCATCTTGCCAAGTTCTCTGCTGAAATTCTTGTAGAGAGAAGCTGCAAGCTTAGTATAGAACTGGGCAGGAGTCATAGTTCTTGTAGCATGAACAGCACCATACTTGAAGTAGGGTTCCCCATCTGACATTCCTACATAAGGATTGATACAGATTCTAAGGATATAGTCCTGACCTCCAATAGGATTGCCTTCATTGACACTAGCATCAAGCTTAACTACAGCCTGCTTAAGTGCATACTTCTGAGTAGCAGCCTCTGCACTTACAGCTTTGGCATAGAGAATATTGTCTATGTTGATGAGGTCACTCCTCATAAGGTTATCAGCCCCCTTATACTGGAAGTATAAGTTCTTACCTTCAGCATCAGCCTTGAGAGCAATGGTACCAGCAGCATCTGACTCACTCACCTTACCATCTGTCTTCTTTGCAGTACCTTGAACTGCTGTGACTACATAAAGTTGTCTTACTTGGTTAGTTGAAAATACCATAATTTATTTTATTAAGTTTTTACTTACCTGCACTGGCTCTACTCTTCAAGGCAAGGCTAACTGCCATTTCTAGTATCACTCTATGTATTGCAGGGTTTAATTTACATTCAGTTGCTTTTGTTAATCCATTGATAGAAAGACCTTCAGGTAAATCAATAAGGATGATAGGTTCTGGCTTTGACAGGTATCTAATCTGGTACTCATCTATGTTGAATGCTGAGATAAGTTCAACTGTATATCCTTCAATATCAAGCCTTAATACTCTCCTCTTGTTGGGCATTCTGAATGGATTCCTTTTGGTTTTATAGAGTTCATCTTGAGTGACAGGAACTACTTCCATTATAGAACCTTTAGCACAACCTAACTTAACATCTTGAGATGTTACAGCCTCATAGGTTATAAACCAGGTATCTTCAGGAATATTGAAGAAGTATGAGTCTCTTGTAAGACCTTCCCCTTCCACCTTGTCAGTGGTGGAGTAGGTCTTTACAAGACTGCTCAAATATCTTCTGAGTTCCTCTGTCTTCTCGAATGAATCTCCTGTAAGGTTTCCATTGTAGAGTGATATGACTATACTCTCTTGTGCCTTTGTAAGGAACATTGACTTTTCATATTCATCAAACTCCAATGGCATAGAGTCTACACCAAATGGCTTGATGATGGAGTTGCTGTTGACTAGATTGTCAAATTCATTTGAGAACTCTTCGTTTGTCATAATTATCTACTTTGAGTTACAATACCCATATTAGTCTGTGATGTCTGACCAAGAGCAACCTGTGAAGTAAGGTCTCCAATATAAGCAGCCTTAGCTAGCTCACAAGCTCTTTGAATAATCTCTGGAAATAGTATTGGGTCAAGCTCACAACATTCCTCACTACTCTCACCTCCTATAGTAAGACCGTCAAATGTACTTAGTCTAATAGCTTTAGGACGTCTAACAAATCTATAGGTATAACTAATTAAGGAATCCTAATATCCTAAAATTAATTCAACTTTCTTTCTATTACTGTCAGAAATAAGCAATCTCCAAGCTTGGTTTTTTAGAGGATATTTGTAAGGTTTGCTAGTGAGTCTATTATACTCCAAGTAACTAATAGGGATAACAGTTAATCCAGTTTCGTTATTACCTCTCTAAACTGTAACATACTCGTTGATAAACATGAATATATCATCTTGAAGGATGATACTTTTACTGCTTTTTCTATTGTCAAAGTGTGCATCTAAAAAAGAGTCTGCATCTGCTATTGTACGGTCTCTCATGAGCATAGAGAAATCAATCTACCTTATCTCACTTCCGTCAAAACCTTCTTGAGACTTATTAGTTTTTGGACTAAAATAAGCTTTTACTACTTCATCTTGAGCCTTAGTTAGAAATACAGACTTCTCATATTCATCCAAACCAGGAGCCTGATTACTTGTAATGCTGTTGTAAATTATATCAAACTCATTACTAAATTCCTAATTTCTTATTCTTCTTTCTTCCGCAGTCATAAGGTTTTCAATTTGCGACATGTAACTTAAAGATTAAAGTTACTGCCTTAACTTAGCCTCAAGAGAAAATTTAATTTCTTGATGCTTGGGATTATTAAGATACTTGGCTGCTATGTTGAGTGTAGGTTCTTCATTAGCTTCACATAATGGGGCATTATCACTCCTTAGATATAGATAATTTCCTCTATTAGAGATAAGACCTGCTTCAATAGCTTTCCTAATAAGGACTTTGGTAGGAAGCATTGGGTCTGTAATAGCTCTAAGGAAGATTTTACTATCTGCTTGGATAAGGTCATTAGCCTTGGTCTGTAAGAACTCAAGCTTAGATGTAGAAGCAAGGGGTCTACCATCAATAGTTTCAATGATGACTCTCAGTGTATCTGCATCTTCCTCTATCTTACCAAACTCCTTATAGCACTTCATTGTAGTACTCATGTTAACCTTAGCATTCTTAGTTTCATCACCTTCAGAAATGATTACAAACTGATAGCTTGCCTTGGGAGCATCCTATAGTGCCTCAAGTGAGGGAGCAATATAGTTCTTATTAGCTAGAAGAATCTTATATCTGATATAATCTTCTGGGTCTGCCAGATTAAAATAATTATCTTGCTTGGTAAGTCTTACCCTTGAGATACCCTTATCATTTGTGTCATCCCAGAAGTTATCTGTTTTTCTATAGATAGATAGAGCATTTACCTCAAGTCTCATGATATGTTCAAGGAAAGCCTTTTCATCATCTGTCAGTACATTCACGTACATACCTGAGCTTAACCTAGGTACTGTAAATGTCTTGGTAGCATTCTCGGCCATACCTCCATAGAGTATATGTTTGGGATTAGTAATCATACCACCAAGCTTGGGTATATGTCTCACAATGATTCTTTCATTTCTTAAGCAGTTTATTAGCTGCTTTGGTGCTCTTCTTGCGGGCTGTTCCTCAACTATAGGAACAACTTTTGGCACCTCTTGTAGAGGCAACTCATCAGATAGGTCAATCTGAGCTACATCTATTTCTTCCATATTTTTCTTTGCCATATCTTCTCCTTATGAAGTTAAAGAAAGGGGAAGAGAGAATTGCTCTCTCCCCCTTATTTTGTTTAGCCCTGTAGTATAGCAGGGATAAGTGACATTGTTCTAGTTGGGTCAAGAACACAAATACCAAGAGTAGCCATCCTATGGAAGGTAGCTGAATCTTCATCATATGACATGAATTGATTACCAAGCTGACCTGTGAAAGGATTTCTCAATCCCCATTGATAACCTCTGAACTCCTCTTGTCCCTTAATCTTACACTTGAAGATATTGGGCTGGTCCATAGTACCAATGTACATGATGTCATACCTGTAAGAGAAGGCAGGTCCACCATCAGGGTGTTGTACCTTGTTTCTTATTGGGTCATCATAGTATGGGTCAACATCAAGCTTCACTCTTACACCATTAGGTGCCCTGTACTCTACAAACTGGAAGCCAGCTGCAAGAGCATTAGTATGAAGATTGCTTTGTGTCTTCTCAACAACATTCAGAGCATCACCATTAAGTGTGAACTGAGTCCATCCACTTACAGTCTGAAGTACAGCCTTATGGAATTGTATAGCACCTCTTTCACCTGTCTTAATGACGAAGTACCTATCACCAAAGTCAAGCTTGGATGCAGACAGTTCATATAGGGCATCTTCAAGAAGTTTCAGGCTGAACTTGTTGTAGTACTGAGTATTAGCTACCTCCATCTGTTCAAACAGACCAGCACCCATCTTAATAACTTCACCTGACTTACCAAAGTTCAGATACTCTCCATTGTTGTTTCTGTTGCTTCTACCAAAGGCAAGAATGTTATTCTTGTATTCAGAGAATGTCTGTTCAACTTCCCAGTCAACATAGTGCATCCACATGTTAACTACAGACTTAGTGTAACCTGTAGGAGTTTCCTTTGTTACAGGAATACCACATGCAAGTTTCTTGTTGAGCATATTGCCAGGCACCTTATGTTGGATTCTGATGGTAGACCATTCATTTCTCATAGATACAGGAGAAGTGAATCTAACATCACCAACTTTCCTTGAAAGTGCTCTTTCTACAGGAGCATATTCATAGCTGAATCTTTCTCCTGGAAGGAGTCTTTCAGCAGGAATACCTTGGGTAATACCACCCATTAGCTCTACCTTGTAAACTGCATTAGTACCTTCCATTCTCGGATTACCAAGAATCCTCATGGGATATACTTCATTCAGATTACCTACAATTACTTCACCATCAGCAAACCAGTCCTCAGGGAAGACAAGCTCAAACACAGCTGTACCAACACCTACATTGGCAGTAGTTGCTGCGGTTACTACATTGCCATTCTCATCTCTTGCCTCAAGCAGAGGAATATTCCTTCTGGTAGAGCCAATTACATCCCAGTAATATTCTGAGTCATCTTCAAACTCTTTTGTAGGGAACTGGCTTAGGAAGGTATCAAGAGTCTTACCTCTGTACCAAGCTAATAGCTGTACCATTAGGTTAGTTGCCTTCTGTGGAGCAAGCTGGAAGATTTGACCAAGGTGGTTGTCCTTTGTCAGACCTTTCCAGTGAGAAAAGCCAATCATTTGGAACTTATTCAGTTTTCCAGCCATAAATAAATTGATTATTGGTTATATTTTATTAAGCATCAATGGTCCAGCCCTTACCTATGAAGGATTCTGAATCAACTCCACTTGCATAGTTAAGATTACCATCTGAGGTTCTAGCAGTATTGTTTAGAGTATTTTCCAGTTCTCTGAACCCTCTCTTTACTTCTTTTCTTACTTTACCTTTTACAAGTCCATCAAGATTCTTGAAGCCATCTGTAAGTGTGAATATAAGACCAAGGTTCTTTAAGAACTCTGTCCTATGTTCCATTTCATATCTCTAAATGGCAGTAAGCATTTCTCCTGTCTCAGGGTCTTTATATACAGGCTTGGCAAGATTGTCATATATTCTTTGTCTTGTTGCCTTGTCAACTTCTACATCACCAAAGACTTTCTTCTCAGTGAGAATAGATGTTCTCAGCTTCTCAGCCTGTTCCTTCCTCTTTGCTACTTCTGCCTCTTCCTCTTTCTTGGCATCTTCAATTACTTCCTCATATTTGGACTTGAAGTATTCCTTGTTGCTTTTCAAAGCCTCTCTTGCATCATCTACATCAGTACCTCCATTAAGGGATTTCTGAACTTCTCTTGAAGCTCTTTCCTTACTGTAACCCCTATTAATGAAGTCCTGATATATTAGCTGTTTCCTCAGCTTCTCTCCTTCATCAGTCTCAGCTGCAATAGAGTCATCCTTGATACTGTCAAGATAGTTGATGGCACCTTCATACTGCCTGATAGTATCAGGTTCCACTCCAACATTGAGAGCCTCATCAATCCTCTTCTGTCTTTCATCAAGACCAGCTTTAATCTGTTGCTCTACAAGCTCTCTTAAGTCTTCAGGAGTTTCTACTTTAGAAATGGCTTCTTCATCAAGGTCTGGGAAGATACCTTCCTCTGCAAAGGCTTTGGCAATGGAAGAGTAAATTTTGGGAGAAGTACTGCCTTTGTCAGGGTCAGTATCTTCCTTTTCCTCTGTATCTCCACTACCTACGCTCTCTGGTTTGTCTGTAAACAAGGAGTCTACATTAACCTCAGTAGTTTCTTTTTCTTTCTTTTCTTTGCCCTCTACGAGCTCATCTTCTTTTTCTTTACCTGTATCATCAGGTGCAGGCTCCTGTGATGTGTCATCATCTATGAACAGGTTCTCTACCTCAGAGCCTGTCAGAATGTTATCTAGTGATAGTTCTTCCATATTAACTTCTCATTATTAAACTTCGCTGCAAAGGTAGAAAAAGTTCCTGTATTGTACAATAGTCTAAATAAAAATATTAAGGAAGTATAAATGAAAATGTAAAAATAAAGGGAGACAGTAGTGTCTCCCTTCGTATTATAGCTCAGCTATATTATAGAGTGCTTCATTGAGTATCTGCATAGCTGTTTCACCACTAAGTATTGCAGCTTCCTCAGAGTAAGGATTAATGTCAAGAGCCTCACATATGTGCATTTCAAGATGATTCTTTTCATGCTCAAAGGTGTTAACAAATTCTCCTACACTCGAAGCCTTATGTATGACTATAAGTGAGAACTTCTTATAGAAGCTTGAGTATATGAAACCTGTATCAAGTTCCGAGTTCATCAAGTTCCTTTCCAGTTTCTCAAAGGTTTCTTTGTCAGGCTGAAGCTCTTTAAGTTCAGTGACTATCTCAGTCTTCTATTTCTCATCTACAGTGTAATATATTACTACATCCCAGTCATACTTCCTTATCTTGAACTGCTGCCTGAGACCCATATCATCTATATTTTTCTTTGAGTTTTTCAATCTTTTCCTCAAAGCCTTCTCTATAGCTTCCTCTATAAAGACCACCTCTCCTTTCATCAAAGCCTGCTTCTCTCATAGCTTTCTTATAGCCATGTTCACAACCTTCCTTGAAAGCCTTTTCAAGCATATAGTCTTCATCCTCCCTCCTAGAGCCTCTGCCACCTCTTTCATCTTCATCCATTATTTGATAAATTCTTCCCATAGTTTTTATGATTTAGTTGTGCTTTCCTTTGACTTAAGCTGAGCCATTAATTCTTTCATATCTGTCATCATTTCAGACATCTGAGACTTCAGCATATCTATCTCTTGCTTTTGTTGTTTCTGTTCTGCAAACTCTGGATTTAATCTTTGAAGTAATACTTCACAATCTTGAACTATTTTCTTATGATAATCTACACTATTAAGGATGCCAAGACTCTTCTGTCTGAGTGAATCTACCTCTGCATTCATAGCTTCTCTTGATGTAGTTATAACCAAAGCTCCGTTAGAAGTTCCTTGGTCTGCAACATCAAGGTTTGCAGGAAGCTTCTGCAATGTAACATCATTACCATTTATCCTCACTACAACATCTACTACGAGTTCTTGAGGGTTCATGAAGTTAGCCACTGGGAATCTAGGCTGAGGTTGTGAAACACTCAGTACTTGACCCACTTCAACATAGGGGGTAGATTCTTTGTGCAGTATGTATATTTGACTGTTAGTTCTTAAGTTGGAAAACATATTGTTTATAATTTAGTTGGTTAAATTTATGCCGCTGATGCAGCAGGTGGTGTTATAGCAAGAGTCAGAGAGTCATTTATTGTGTATGAGAAAGCACATCCACAATTTATATTAGACCCAAACTGGTCTCTTCCCACATTGGTAAGTGTTACTGTTGTAGGTAGAGCAGTCTGACCCTGGAATGCAACTACAAAGTTTTCAGTAAATAGCTGAGTATGTGCATTGCAACCACACTGACTATTCTGAGTTACAACTGTTATCACTGCCTTGACAGGGATAAAGACAGTTGTCTCAACCAACCTTGGGGTACCTGTAGTATAAACTACAGATACCTGAGGTTGTATAGTTGAATCTACACAGAACGGACGGCATAGCTTTTCCTTGTAAGTAGCCATGAAGGCTAACTCATTAGCCACTGGAGCAGTGGCTAATCCTACTGGTGAAACTGTTACTGCCATAATTGTATACTTTAGAAATTAACAATTGCATCCATTAGTATAAGGGCTACCACAGTTACAATAAGGATTTGCAACTACATAAGCAGGAGTTGGGGTAGGTCTTACTTGACTAATGATATTAGCAGTTTGTGCTTGCTGAGAAGCAGCTAGAGCTAATTGGCTGTTCTCCTGTCTTAGAGCATCAATCTTATTCTGCATTTCTCTCATTTCTAGCTGACAGAACTTATCATTAATAAGTGTGGTCTGTTGTGCAATAGCATTCTTTAGGTCACAAGTCTGCTGTGCAGTAGCATAGGCTGTAGATGAGAACCCTCTCTCCACTGAACTATTAACAAAGTTAATAGCATTCTGTAGAGTGTTGGTTTGATTTACATTAGAAAGTTGGCTCTCATAGTTAGTCCTAGTGATGGCATCTTGAATATTGCAGCAGCACTGGGCCATTTGATTACCTAACTGACAGTTACCTTGCTGAATAGAGTTGATAACTTGCTGACCTGTCATACCAAGCTGACTAGCTACAGATTGTACAGAGTTCTGTACATTGCCTATAGCACCTTGTAGGGCATTAACATCACAATTAAGAGTTGTGGCAAGTTGTGAAACTGCCTGACCATTACCATTGATAGCTTGAAGAAGTACTTCTCTACCCCAATCATTATTAAGCTGATTAGGAATACCATCAGCAGCACCATTACCAAACATACCATTTCTACCATTTCCACCCCATAGCCAGAACATAATGATTACCCAAATCCACCACATTCCTCCACCTCCCCAAGCATCTTGGTTCTTGGAGCCATTAGTGAGCATAGCCATTAGATTAGGGTCTACACCTCTGTTACCCATTAGACTTGCTAAGAGTGCAGTAGAATCAAATCCACCTCTGTCGGCAGTGTCAAAAACATAAGTTTTTTCCATAATTGTTAGATTATTTGATTGGTTAACTTTGTTGTTATTGTAAGCTTACAGAGGATAAAATTATAAATAAAAAGTGGTAACACCTAACAGTGCTACCACTCACATAATTTACTGAAAACCAGCCAACATCTTTAGCATTATTATGCTAAGTATATCCAAATAAATCCATCATATATTCTACTAGTAGGAGAATTTACCACTTTTATCTAGTCTTCCCCTACAATACCCAATTATTTTCTATTCTCCCTTATAATAGAATCAAGTTCTTTCTTAGACCATGATAATTCTTTGAAACCTGCCTGATGTTTACCTCTAGGCAATCTGCCTGCTCTGACATAATTATCAAATGTAGCTCTACTTATATTAAGGTATCTACAGGCTTCATACTTACTGAGTCTCTGTTTCTTATCAACAAATCCTTGAATAGCCTCCACAACCTGCATAGTCTCTTCATGGTTAGAACTAATGGAACCTTCATCAATTCTATCGGCTATACGTCTTAATAGATTGCTTATTATGTTTAACATATAGATATAATATTGTGAATAATGTCAGTCCTGTTATGACACTGTGAATCATCATTAAATTAAAGTCTGATATAGGTATTCCTACATAATAATCAACTATATTCAGTATGTCTATGACAAGTATATAGTACAGAAACATTCTATGATATGCACAAAATCTGAATACTATAGAGGCTAAGTAAATGAATACCCATGTAAACAAAGACATCCCAGCGAGGTTACTCAACACTGGAATGTCAATATCTATATATGCAAGTGCTGTGTTTAACATATAGCACATTGCTATCAGCATTGGTATAATCTTTAAGGAGCCTAAAAGTACCTTATACAGGACTTCACTTCTTAAGACATCCTCCTTTGCCATATCTTTTCTTTTTAAGTCCAGCTTTAGGGGACATAGGTTTTGCTCTTCTAGCCATAGTTATTCTTCTTTAGAGTTAGTTACTTCTTCTTTCTTGGGTTCCTCACTGATTACTTGAGTGGTCTCAGATTCAGGAGGAGTAGGTTGCATATAATCCACTGATACTAGATAAGGTTCCCAAGTCTTGGTCTTAACATTGTACCTGTGGATTGCCCTAATGTCCCCAGTTGATTCATCCCTATCTACCCATAAAATCTTGATGTCTGTAGGGGGATAAGGGGACTCATATAGGTTATTCAGATTTACTTTCTTCACGTTTGAATGTATCTAAGTTTGTAAGTTCCCTTCTTCTTATTTGACAAGAGAGGTCAGTACAGATAGAACTCATAAGGCTGAATAGCTGTGCCCTTAGTTCTCTAACCTCATCTTCCAAGTCTTCATTTCTCTTCAGAACCTCTTCCAGCCTTGCCCTATTATCATCGGACAACTTCTTGTAAAAGTCTAGAGATTCTTGCATATTTTGTATTAGGTTATTATCTACCTCACTGTTATATTTCTTCCTGGCAAATACCCAAGAAGCCCAAGCACTAACAACAGTAGTCAGTAACCCTATACCTCCAGTTATGAGTGTTTCCATTCCAATCATTTCCATATGTTGATTTTCAATTTGAGTTCTGTTCTTTCAAGCAAACAACACTTGAAAGATTTGAGCAAGCCTAAATTAGCATTCGAGTTACTGTACTCATACCTAGAGTTGAAGTTACTGAGACTATCGTAGTACCTGTAGTCATTGAAACTACTGACTAAGAGGTTTATTTAGGCTAACAACTAGTTAGTTGCTCTTATTAAAAATGGTTCTCCCAAAGTTAATAGCCTTATAAAGTAGGATAAGGATAAAGCCAAATCCAAAGCACATAAGAAATGATTGATAGCCCTTTAACTTATTGACTTCCTTTATTTCAGTTGTCTTTACTTCAACAGGGACTTCTATACTATCAGTCTTAACTATAGTGTCTGTTCTGTTCAGATACTTATATATGTACTTGTATTTATACTGATACACAGTATCTCCTGAAATATATCTATCAATACTATCATGTATAAATATGCTATCTTTATAAAGCTAGTTGATATATTCAGTCTTTGTAGTCTCGATGTAAACAGGAACTTCAACCTCTCTTGTAGTTGTGCAGGATATTAAGCTTGATGAAAGTATACTTGCTATTACTATTATCCAACAAATTATATATTTTTTCATCGCACAAAGTTAAAACAATAAATCTACTTACACAATAGAATAAGTAGATTTATTGTGATTAGAAAAATTATATTTACGTACCACTCAGCTAATCTTCTAAGGCTGTAATTCTCTTGTCTAAAGTAGATATCATATCTATAATCTATATATAATAAGGGGACATCTAATAAAGTGAAACACCTATTGGTGTATTTCCGTGAGAAGACCTAGTTATAATCAGCTCTGAATTCTGGTTTTGAGCATTAGGTAATGCTGGTATAATAAGATTAAAATATTGGCTATACCTAGTTGTATACTGAATGTTGTCCACTAGAAGTTTTAATTCGCCAGTTGTGCCATTATTATATGTAACGCTTACACCGTACCTCATATTACTATTTTGATTGGCATATTCCAGTCTAAGTACAAGAGGAAAAGAAGTATAAGTCTGGGGTGATGTAGGAATTCTAATCTCCGTTTTGTCTCCAAATGAATGACTGCTTAATTTAGTTAGTACCACCCCCTCAGGCATATCGTTCCGTATTTCTTGTATCTATGGCAGATAGGCAGGGATTTTGGCCTCCACCATGTACTTAGTCCCAGCTGTTCTAGAGAAAGAAATTACTAATGTAGAAGAAGTACTATCGTCAGTGGTATACTGTTGTCCCTCTTCCCAGGAACTGTTAGTGCTGTAGCCCCCTACAAATCCCGTTTCTAAAAATTCACTAGCTGTTACGTCCTATGTGGACTCTTCAAAGTGCCAGCCATCATTGTCATTGCCAACAGCTCTCTGTACGAATAATTTTCCAACGAAATTCTTATTTAAGAGCTGTAAAGAAATTTTGCTTGGTGTTACCCCGCCAACATCATTTTCAGGTCTAACCCTTATGTTAATGCTGCCTTTTATTGGAAACGCCCCTCCGGCCGATGCTAGTAGTTCAATAACATCAGTTGGTAGTATCGTAATACTATTCTCATCTTCTATAAGAACGTCCTCTCCATCTAGAGATTGAGCCTGTGGATTAAGTTTCATTCCCTCAACTAGCATAGTTGAAGTAATGTCATAGAATGTACTCTGTGAATTAAGGTACAGGAGCTAGTTCTATACTTCATCAAAAAACTTTTCACCTAAATATTTGAGATTCATATTCAAAATTCATTTATCTTTTTAACTATTTCAGTTGCTTCAATCTCCTGCAAGTTAGTATAATGGCCGTCTCCCTCACCTTCAGTAAGTGTAATGGTTACTTGTTTAATAGGATACTTTACTATAAGCATCCTACCACCTACCCCAAAAGTTGGCTTATAACATTTAATACAAAGGTAATAAATGTTTATTGCATCCTCACCAACATCAATATATTTACCTGTAAGAATAGACCAGTCATAGCCATCCTTATGAAGAGAACATAAGAATCTGAAACCAGTATAAGGACTTCCTACCTAAGTTTTAGATGGGACAATAGTACATAGCACAGTCCTATTATCCCTCTATTCTAGTATCTCTATAAATTTGAAATAATTTTTATTAGAAGGCTATAAAGTTTCCTGTTTGAAAGTTGTTTCTCCTTGACTTACTAAATCTAGTTCTATTATTCCTGCATCATAAGGAACCCTACTGTCAAGAGTATCTATTCTCTCATGAAGTCCACTTAAGTCATAGTCAATGAAGTTCTAATTACCCCTGAGAATCTAGTCATAAACAATCTTCCTATACTTAGGTACACCATTATTCTGTAGAACTGTAAATATTATTGGTCTATGGTCATAACCATCAGCATAGTCATACTCTTCTTCCAGAAGCTATTCAAAAGTTCTATAATCATTTTCTGATACAGTTATTTCTAATTCAAGTGCATTAGAAGAAGGTCTACTTGTATAGAAATTAATAATTCTAGAATTTACATTAGACTGTGCACTAGTAGAATTATTAACCAGTGTTTCTACCTAACTAGGCAAAGAATTCAAGGTCTAGTTGACTCTCTATACAGCACTGTTAGCATTAGCTCCAGCAATCATACATTGCTAAGATGCACTAAGTGCAGACTGAGCAGCTGCATTAGCTTCATCTGAGGCTTCTTTAAGAGCACTGGAAGGAATGGTTACTAGCTCCTTAGAGTCTTTCTTATATGCAGGAAAACTATTCACATCATCTAAGCTGTTGGCCTCTGGAAGGTCTTCAACACTTACTGAAGACTTAGAGAGAAAAGCTAGCAACTCATTAAATAGTTCATCCTTTTCCTATTTAGTCATATCTACATTATTTATTAATTAAACTTTCTGGCTTGAGATGAAGGGTCCTAGCCTCATTCATTCTCATATTTAACCCCTTTATCCTTACATCAGCATTTAAATTAAACCTTATTCCTTTATACCTATCAAGTAAAAAAGTAGTTTTATATATGTGCCATTTATTATCAGGTTCTATTCTCAAAGTATCTTTTATTTCAATAGACTCACCATCCTAATCTACGGTAGCTATTTCTATATTACCAAATGAAGTTCCTTTAAATTTGAATGTTAAAGTAACATAGAATGGGAATTTATAATCAGGGTCTATTGCTTCTAGATTTAAAAATGGGAAGGGCTAAGTAAGAGTACAAGGGATAGTGGAACCATTTACAGCTAATACAGGAACTCCGTCTTCTCTGATTACAGCAGCTTTAGCTCTCTATTTGGATAAGAACCCTCTTCCTACCTTAATAAACTTAGGTCCTACTGTAAAAGGTTGGAGAATTTCAGATAACCAATATTTAGTGCTGTCAATAAAAAATGAATTAGTGAGAATATTATCAGCTTCAATTACTGTAAAAGCATTCTCTATTTTCCATTGATTACTTATAACTATTTCAAGTAATGCCCTTAGTACCTCATCTACATTATCTTTATTATCAAAAAAGATAGACTCAAATTTTATATCTGAAGCTTTAATATTGGTATGAAATGGTTCCCAACCTCCATTATTCCAGTATAGTAGATTACCCTTCCAATACCATAAGACTTCATGGTCCTATGGTTCTTTTGGAGTTTGTACTATTGCTCTAAACTTTCTCATTGCATTGCCTCAATAGTGATTAATACTTTGCTTGGGTCAGTTTGGATGTTAGCTATTATCTTAAGATAATTCCAACTATCTTCATTACCAGCTACAATGCTAGGACTATTAAATGTCTTTTGAATAGGACCCATTGAAACCTGAGGGCAATTAACTTCAAAATCTCCATTTGAAGTGTGAACAGTCAGAACTACATTCGAAGCTTTTTTGAACTGAGCCACCCCTACAGAGTCAGTTATCTCTTTATTTATTATAGTTGTAGAAGTTATTTCAGCTAAGTTAATAACCCCTAAATCATAAAATAATTCAGAATGGTCAAAGTGGTCAGCATCCCTTCTACAAGCTCCATCCGCAGTTAATATGTAATGCACTCTGTTACCTGATGCTGTAGTGATGGTAGCTTCTCCACCTGCATTAGGATGCCAAGAACCTACTCCAATGCCATAGTCAGCATGAACAAGGAACTATGTTCCTGCCACCCTAGACAGCTGTTCTCTATTATATGCTTCAATCTCAGGAGAGTCACCTAGTTCAAGGTCAACATAGGTAGGAAGTAGAGTAAGGTCAATAACTCTAGTCTACTTTACAAGCCAATTCTCATTGTAGTCTACATTGAAAATAATAGCCTTGCCATCGGCAATTGCTGTTACTTGACCATTATAAAACGTTGCTAAAATTTTGAGTGGCGCGTCGCGGTCTCTATTTACAAGTATAACAGGTACATAGTCATGTAGGGGACTCAGTTCTCTCTCTTCAAACTTTAACTTAGCCTCTGGATTGTCTTCTCCTATCGTTAATATTATATCAGTTATCTCCTCCTAGCCATCTTGTATCACCGAACTTACTATATCAGTCCATTTGCCATTGTTATGGTATTGAAGTTTGTCATTATGGAGCCACAGACTATTGGTAGGAGGGGCTGAATTTGAATGTATTATATTATCAAATTTTCTCATTACTTACTAGTATTTGGTTTCTTATTAATCTATTTTCTTTTGAGTTCAGCATCAGTTTGAGCTTTCTTCTTATCAAAGGCTAACCTTTCTCTGTCAAGTTTGAGCCTCTCATCAAACTCTCTCATCTTTTCAAACAGATTAGCTCTTGCCTCTTCAGAAAACTCCTGCTCTTGGATGCCATCTTCCTGACTTTGAGAACCTATACCTGCTATAAGTATCTTAGTCTCATTATCTCTCTGATTCATTGTATCTTTGAGCTGCATTTCAGCTTCCCTTATCTGAGCTTCCATCTGAGCCTATTGTTGCTGAGCCTGTAATTGCTGCTGTTGAGCTTCCTGCTGTCTTTGCATAAGCTCCTGTTCATTCTTCTCAACCATTCTCTGTTTTTCAGCAAGAGAAGAGCTATTATAGAGCTTCATGATAGTGGAGAAGGTAAGAGTCTGATTCTGCAAAGCTGCCTGAGCAAGCATATCCATCTTCTGCTGTAACTCCTGTAGTCCATTACTATTATCTACAACAAGGCCATAATCATTTTCAGAGAACTCATCTCCATCTATGTCCATAACCTTACTTGAATTATCAGAAAGAATATACTGGAACTTCTTACTTCTGCCTCTTAAAGCTATCTTAGCTGTTTCAAGGAATGCCTCAAGAACCCTCTTCTTTACATCATCATGTATGATAAAGAGCCATTCAGTTATATGAGAAGATTGTAAGGTAGCTCTTTCGACACCACCAACAGTCTCTCTATTACTTATCTGACCTTCTCTTTGCCTAGAAATACCAGCCACATCAGACATTTCCATCTTGATAAACTCAAGAAGATTGGTATATTGCTGTATAGTATTACCAAGTTCAGCATTGACAACTCCAGAACTTGCATTGTTAAGAGCACCTGCAAGCTTACCTGTAGCAGCACCAATATTGCCTTCCTTAAAACTATCTGTAACTACAATACCATTAGTCTTAGCAAAGTACATCCATTTCTCTATCTCCCATCCTTTAGGAACCTTAGCAAGGTCAAGGTTAATAAGCATACCCCAGTTTCTTGAGATTAGCTTGTTGAGCCTATCATGAATTGTATCATAGAGATAGTTATAGGGCTTCATCATATCAACAAGAGAGAAAGGCTTGTTGTCATTAAGGTTATAGATAGAACCTATAATACCAAAATGGCACCTTGAAGGATTGGATAGTCTGTTATACTGAACTACTCTAGGTCTCATGTTGACATAGATGTCATTACCTATCTTTGTCCCTTCCCAGGCTTCATTGATATATAATATCTTTTCCTCCTCACCTTTGTCCTTATCTATAACGTAAGTTTCTGGGTAGAGATTAAATACCTCTTCACCTGTCTGAGGGTCGTAAGACTTAACTTTCTTAATTCTCCTTCTTGATTTCCAGTAAACTCTAAGTACCCTTATATTTCCTGCAACATCAAAAGGAAGAAGTGAAGTGCCTACACCATCTGTCATTCCTATGGGGTCCCAGAAGAAACCTTCCTGAGAAGTAAATTCTTCCCCTATCATGTGCCCATTTACAAACCCCATTCTATCATCTATGTTATCCATAGAGTCAGTTACTTGGTCTGTGTTATTGGGCATCTTTTCTATGTACTCCATGTCCTTTTTGGTAAGGACATCATAATAAGTGTCTATGATTTTACCAGGACTCCAATAGTCCTCAAGTACAATCATATCAGCATCCTCAATCCTGTTACTATATCCTGACTTGAATACTCTGACTTTAAGAGGATTTAGTCTTTCTATGATAGGTTCACCACCTACAATATCACATTGGTAAATCTCTTCACCTACTGCCATTGCATCAGTGAAACCTTGATTAAAGAGGAAGGGGAAGTTGAGTTCCTTGGAATAGTGGTTAAGGAGAGCATTAGCTCTCACTTCTCTCATATCTTGCCACTCAAATGTAAAGAAGTCATTGAGCTTCTCTAGCTCTGCATTGAACTCTTCCTCTGACTGAGTCTCTTCAGATAACAGTTGCTGTACTCTTGCAAGTAGTTCCTGCTTCTTGTTGTTCTCTATTTCAGAGATAGCATTTGGATTAGTTACAACTACCCTATAGTCAAATACTCTCTTGGACTCTTCTCCCCTAAGAACATTTAATTTACTATTCATTATAGGGTAATGCTGAATCCTTTCAGGTATGTAACCTGCCTTTATATTATCAGGGTTCAATACCATTGCAAGGTCACTCATGTGAAGCCTACCATTAAGTAAATCATAGTTGATTTTCTTATGTATCACACTCTTCCTTACCAAAGAATAGTTGAAAAATGTCTTAGAGTCAGCCCAGTCAAGGTGCTTCTTTCTCCAAGCCTTATTCTTTCTGGAGAATGGCAGTTGTTGTGGGGGTAAATTTGTGAAATCACTCATATATTCTTCAACTTAAATGTGCTGCAAAGGTAAGCAAAACCTTTAACTTGTGCAAGCCCATAAGTAAAATATTAAGTCTTAGTACTCTTTTTTGCTAAATTTACTGTATATACCCTTGGGAGTAATTCCTTTGGAAGAAAGAATCATTGCCTAAGTATGAACTACTGACTTCCTCCTGTGCCTTAGCATTAAGATTATCTCTATACAGTATAATCTTCTCTTGTCTATACAGCATAACCATACCTAATGCCCTGATTCTATCCACATTAAGTTCAGGAGTGTAGGAAATTAACTCTTCAAGTAATGCTCTATTTCTTAGAGAATAGAGCCTTGGAATATTGACCTCTTTCTCTTCTCCATCCTCCTTTATTATAGTTGGAACTGGCTGAAGTAGCCAATCCCTTATCAGGTTATTAGCATAATTGTTGATAGTAGCATTCGCATTGATACCTTTTGCATTTGAGCCAAAGGCAGAATACTTAATCATCTGTTTGTCTCTTAAATATTCAGGAGTATCTGCCAGTAGGTGTGTGCATTCCATTCTGCTAAAGTAACCATACAGGCCCTTCTTATTGGATTCATACATGCACTTGGCATTATAGAATAGACACAGCATTCTTACTATCTCAAAGTTATCATCTGCAAATGCCTGCCTACCAGTGTATTCTGCTACAATTCTGTCAGTAAACAGGTCAAGTACAAAGGTTGAAGAAAGAGAAGAAGACTCTGCCTAATCATTATCCACAGGGTCATGGCCTATAATATATCTCATATTGAAATCATCCCCATTTGCTTGTTTCTCAGGCATTTCAAATATCTCAATAGCACCTACTGTTGAATTGTCAACTCCATACTTTCTGATAGGCACATCATTACCTATTCTAAACTCTACCTTATTACCACTTGCTAGGGCAAGATTACCTATGTAAACATCATCAAAAGCATGAGGGTCTGAGTCAAGTTGAGCCAATCTCTCAGTAAGAGCTACTGTAGGAAAGTAGGCAGCCTTCACTTTAATGATAGCTTCAGCTGGTGTAATTGGGTCCTCGGCAATAACTCTTAATACTGACTTAGGGTCAGCAGAATATTTAGCTTTGTGTCTTGCCAACAGAATTTCTATGAGAGCCTTTGTTACATCAGAAACACCATCCTTGTTGTAACATCCTGCCCTATTTACATAAGAAGGAAAGAAAAATCCAAAGGTAGGCTTTCCTTGCTTAGGTCTGTCATAGACATTCTCAATAGCCAGAATATTGTAACCATCTGGATTGTAAAGAAGAGTTTTTGCCGAACTGAAGTCTGACTCATCCTCAGCAGCAGTATTATGAGTTACTATATTGTTAGCCAAGTAGGTATGACTTAATCCAGCAGTTAAATTATATACTTCTTGTTCACCTATCTCTTCTACAGAAGTAACTTTGTGAACTATTATATCCTCTGGATATTTTTGAGCCTTCATACTCGGATTGCTATTATAATAGTCCATTATCCTTTTAAGGCAATCTCTCTTGTGCGGAACAAGAAGTTGAAGCACACCACACACTCTTGTACAATTATGTCTCCCTGATATAGATAGAGTAAACCAAGAATTTCTATCTTTCCTATCAGAACATAGTTTTGGCTTAGTCTCCACAATAGTGCCAACTACTCCAAATTTTCTCCACAGTACTTTAACTTGCTCTAATATTTTCCTATTGCTTTGAGTTAAAGATATATATCCGTCTCTATTAAAGCTTATACTACCATCAGTATCATATAATCCAGATAGCAATAGTGAGGTATCATCTCTTGTAAGAGTCTAATAGTTGATAGGAAGCCTTTTATTGGATTTTACTTGCCCCTAAATACCTAATTCTCTTAATTTATTACAAATACCTTTAATTCTTATATCCTCGTATATTTTTCCTTTCTTGGTAATATGAGTAGCAGATAATGACCATTCATATCTATGCTTTACATAGTCTAAAAGCTCTTTATCCTCAGAACTATACTTGGGGGATTGCCTTAATCCATAAGAACCATCTCCAATAAGCATACCTACTAATCTAGGGTCAAACATGGTATCTGTCCCAAATATTGGAACTTCCCTACTCTCTATAATTCTATCTCCTACACTTAAAGCTCCAGCATTTTTGAATACTTCTTCATAATACCTTATAGACCCATTATGATTCATTCTTTGTTTCTGAGTAAGAATTGGATGGTCTGTAGAGCATCTAAGTTCATTTCCATTACTCAGTTTAATAAGTACACATGGTTTTTTAGCAATACTTATAGAACTCATTATAGGTTCTTTGGTAATCCCTCTTGTGAGGTGAATATTAGGTTCAGTACCTGACTCAAAGGAGTCTGTAAATCCTATGATACCATCCTCTCTCTTTAAATCCTCTATATTGATATTCCTGCCATCTAATGTCCATACCTTAGTACCAGCACATACACAACCTACAAGGTACATTGTAGCAAATGTATAGTCACCATCTTCTACAGACTTTCTTGTGATGTCATACAGGGATAGAAGTCCCTTAAATGAACCCATCTCCTCGAATAGAATCCAACCTCTCTTACCTCTTAACTTCTCTGAGTCATCCTTTGCAGAAACAGCAAGCACCTGATTCAATGACCCACTTTCAATACCAAACTCATCCTTGTAGCCCATCTGCCATGCCATCTCATTAGGAGAGTTCTTTAACATGAGCCTAGGGAATGGAGTATTTTTGAAGGAGAAGTTAATTCCAGGTTTGAACTTAGAGAGTGTGCCATCCTTACTGTCACTAAGATACTCTTTCTGATAAGCAGTAAGTACAGTAATAACCCTCCTCTTTACTTCAGTAGATTCACCAAGTATAAGGTTGTGAGACATTATACTTGCAAGACTATATGACTTTGCACAATTATGAGTAGTTATAAAGTCCCCTACTAAATAACAGGAGTCTTTAGAGTCTACAGTAACACATTTACAAGGAGATACCCCAGCATACTCAATATTGACTATGGCAGTTTTGTTCTTTCTTGATAAAGCATTGGTGCTACTATAATGTACACCACTCTTCTTCCTTGGCAAATTAAACAGTTCTTCTCCACCATATACTGCTATTTCATAGCAATCAGAGCATTGTATGTAACCATTAAAAGCTTTATACCTTGCTCTGCTCTTAGATATCTTGGTGTTATATCCAAGACTTCTAGCTATAAAATCCACATCTTCGATTAGTCTTTTTGAAATAGAATTTAGTGTAGGTACTCCTCCATGTATAGAGCCATCTGTATCAAATAGCCCTTTTAGGACTTTTAATCTTACATCCCTTGAGTTGTACTTGTATTCTTCAGGAATAAACTTATCTATAGATTTTGCATTATTCAGTCCATAAGACTGCAGGATACTATTCCAATTAGGAATATGTACTCTATAAGAATATTTACCTGCCCACTTAGTATATTTGTAGGGAATATAGTTCTTTTCTATATCAAAGTCCTTATCTATTTGGGTAAAATAGCAAGAACCATGCCTAAAGCACCCATCCCCTAATAGAAGTCCAAATGTATAAGGTTCTACCAGAGTATCTTTATATGGCAAGTTTATTCCTTCATTCCCAGGAATGAAACAGTTATATTCAATACCAGAAGGAATCCTATAAGAGGGAGTTCTATTAGTCTTGTAATTAGACAATAGCCAAGCTGTATTGACTGTCATATTCTTCCCCTTCCTCTCTATATTCCATAAGTGGTCATCAGTAGCAAACACCGTTCTGCCATCCCTAAGAGTTATCTTGTAGTAAGGAGAGACTTGGTCGTAAGGTATATCTATAACAGTACAGACAGAATTATCTGTAGCATATAATTTATCTCCTATCTTAATATCCTTCCACAGCTTCCATCCTTCTGGGGTAAACACCTTCTGGAAATAGGGGTGAGCACCCCTCTTTGCAAGTTCTATGGCATGTTTACCAGCCTCTCTTGCTTGATGAAGATAGTGAAATCTCCAATAGATTCCTTCAAAGAAGAAGGGGAAAGACTCAACTCTGACAGCTTTCCTTGTGCCAGAAATTACCTTATTTACCATCATGGGACAGTAATTAAGAAACCAATAAAGGAATCCTGTGACCCATTCTCCATCACTCTCCCTTACATAACCCTCTCTACATCTCCTCATCTCCTCATCCCAGTGCTTTCTGTATTCACTGTTAGGATTAGAATTTGGTCTTAGAAAAGTATAGCAGCCATGCTTCATAAAGTGTAAGGCTGGTTGTCTGAAATAATCCATATCCTCAAGTATATGAGGATTGGCAAGGTCTACTATAATCCTTCCTTGCTCATCTCTTGGTCTATCCTTAGCATATACCCTATTAGGAGAGATAAGTCTTTTTATAAGTTCTACACTATTTATAGTGTCCAATAACTCCTCCTTGACCTCCTCAGGTAAAGACCCAAGGAGTTCATCAGTCAAGGGGGTCTGGTACTCATTCATTTCAATAGCCGAGGTATTCTCCATAGATAATATCTTCAAGTATTGTTCTGTCTTTGTTGTTAAATGACTTGCCGTCTATAATAAGACTGAATAGTCCTGTAACAAATTCAGACTCTATATCCTTAATAAAACTTTCCTGTACATTAGGAGGAATGTTACTTATATTGACCTGCTTGGTCAAAGTGAGAAGTCTATGCTTCGAGTTATTACCAACTACCCATAGTATATATTCATATCTCCTATATGACTTAAAGGTAGGATGAGGTTCTATAACTCTCTGTAGAACAAGATGTTCTTGATTACTTGGAATAACCTGAAGGTCTCTCCTCTTATTGAATATATGCACATTAAGTGACTCAATTACATCTTCAAGTGTCATATTACAAATCTTCATACATTGCTTTTTCCTGAGCACCTCTTACCTTATTGCTCTGAGCAATTTCCTTGGCAATAGCTGCTTCAGCTTCATTCAAATCTTTCACAAGAGTAGGAATCTGCTTGATAGTTGCAGTGATAGTATTGAGAGTATAGATAGGTTTACCCTTATCATCAAGGGCACCAAGGTCTATTTCCCTCAATAGAGTCCTCAGCTTATCAACTGCCACTCTGGTATCTTCAAGAAGTAATGCAGATGCTGGCTTGAAAGTCTTATAGAACTCCATTGCCTCAAGTACAAGGTTATCAGGCTCCCAGTCATTAGGTAAGCCTTCACCTTCCTTAATAGAAGCCTTCCTACTTTCCTCATCTATAATGTACTGATAGTCACTTCTTGGGTCAGCCATAAAATATATGTAGGAAATCTCGGCTATTGCTCTATTTTTGTTTGCAGACCTGTCCCTGTTCCATATCTTCTTAAAAGGAGTTAATGCTAAAGCTTCAGGAGATATGATTACCTTATAACCTTCAAATTTAAGTAGTTTCATTTTTATATTTCCATTTATAACCTCCAGCTGATGGTCTTTTACCTCTAGCACATCTTGATATGTGAGTCTCCAAAACTCCAGTATCTCTAGCTGCATCAGCTATTGATGGGTATGTACAAATTATATTTCCTTCTTTATCACATTTAACTATTTCAATTAAGTCATGATAACTGTGATTAAGTCTCATCTTAAGCTTAGCCTCTTCAGACTTAGGCTTTCCTTGTAAGGATAAACTTATCTTTAATTTATGCTCTATTGTGAGAGGAACACCTTTGAATCTGGAACTTACTAAGAGCTTAACATGCTCAGGTATCTTTTTACCTTTGCCTTTAACACTCATTTTTCTTCTAGTCTCTTCAGAATGCCTATATCCAAGAGACCCTTCCCCGCCATCAGTTATATTATAAGATATGCCTAGCTCCTTATATTCTTTAATTAAGGTTATCTCTAACAGATTAGCTTCCTCTTTAGTTAGTCCTTCTTTTATTATATCATGCTTAAAGTTATCCCACCCATACTTTTCTATGGCTCTCTTAAAGATACCTGTTTTGTATCCTCTCCCCTCTTTCCATCTCTTTCCCACATTAAAAGAGGTCTGACCTATGTAGACCTTGCCATTAACTTTATTGGTGTGTTTATATACTGTGTACATATCAAAAAAAAATAGCCTGTACAGAACTTAATCTATACAGGCTTAGATTATTAGATTATGATGTCAGGAGGAGCTGTTACCAGATTGGATTTCTTAGGTTCCTCAATCTCATCATACTCTTCAATAATGAATTGAATATCTCTATCTTGAAGAAGCATGTAACTCTTACCATCCATCTCTACAATATCAAACCTGTATTCAAGGATTGGATTGCCTCCTTCAATGTCAGTCTTTATTGAGTTATCTTTATGCTTCTTTACGGCAAATCTTGTAGCATCTATGCAAACCAAGTCACCTGCCTTGATACCTCTGACTGAGTCACCAACTGCAACTACCTTCTGATACTCCTTTACAGTACCTTTCTGCTTTGTAGAGTCAATGATACCTCCAGAAGTGAGAGAGTCTGTCTCATACAAGTCCATTGTTGTAATGAGAGCAGTGAACATTGGCTTTATTTTCTTTACTTTAATCATTCTTCTCCCTTAAATTTCTTATGTATTTATATCTTTCTTTTACCCTTTTAACTCTATCATAAGTACATGATAACTTACCAAGAGAGGGTATATTGAAGTTTGTCCTTAGTTTCTGAAACTCCTCTTCAGAAATATCCTCTTTAAGAGGTAGTCCTTGAATAGAATCCCTTATAAACTTCCAATAAGACTTGTATACTTTATCCACTACTCTAGGTGGTAAGTTAAGTTCTTTAGATAATTGAGTTACAAGGTCATTGTAGTTCATCAGCTGAGTTCAAAATTAAGAAGTAACCTGAAAGAACCTTGTTCTTCTGTGAGGTTTGGAATGAACTTTGGATTGATTCTGCCCTCAAGGATGACCTTGTTCTTTCTGAGTTTCCCCATTATTACTTGAAAGTGGGGGAGAGAGATGTTACACCCCTCTCTCACCACTTTCTTTGTATCTTCACTCATCACAACCTTATCAAGGATGTCTTCATCATGGATGACTTTACTAAGCTCATATCTCCTCTTAAGTAAGGAGGAAGCTACCTGCATCTCTCTGTCAGTAAGATTGTGAAAAGGTCTAAGGAACTCAAACCAAAATCTAAAGAAACCTGTGCTTAATGAAGTGGGGATTCTAATAACATTGTTCATTTTCCCCATCATAGCTTTTACTCCTTTTCAAGTTCTTCCTCTGTAGGTGTGGGAGTAGGAGGAGTCATAAGTTCCTCAATTTCCTTGGCACATCTTTCTACAAAATCAGGGCTAAACATAGCAGCAGACAGAGTAGGAGCAACTTCAAGTACCTTGAAGCAGTAGTCCAGTCTCTTGAACATATTGAACATATTAGCTTCCTGGAGCCTTGCTCCGAGCTGTTGTACCTGAGTGCTTAGATTACTTGCAATCTGCTCAAGTTGTTCATAAGTAAATCCCGTAGGCTGTTCAGCCATTTTTTCATTCTTCTCTTCCATTTTTATTTTGTATTATAAACCCTTATCTAAAAACTTAAATCCATATTTCTCTTTGTACATCTTCTCCCATTCTTCTATACTTGTTGAAAGGACATCAGCTGAGCCACAGTCATCACAGTAAAGTAGGTCAGGAAGACCAGCATCTCTTATTTTAAGAGATAGGCAATGTTTGCAATAGAATACTGGTTCATTATTATATTTAGACTGCAAGTCTGCCTTTATCTCTGAGTTGCCCATATATCTCCTTTCTAAGTTCATTAAAGGGCCTGCTGTTCTTTCTTGATGTCCTGTTATTGAAAGGTCTCTTTGGGTAAATGAACCCATAAATTGAAACATGACCTCTTCTCCAAGCCCTCTTTACAGATTTGAACTTTGACACTGCCTCAAACCTAAGTAGTGTGAGTTCCTTTACATTCTCTTTGTTCTCTTCCATGTTGTTCAATAGTAGTAAACCATTACATATCCTTCTCTTGAAGGAAGGATTGAAACCACATCCTCCCTAGGTATCTTATAATCATTGGCAAAATCTGCTAGCTCCCTGATAGTCTGAGCTTCAACAGCATTCATTATCTTTCCGTTCTTATACATATCTTCTCCCATAATATTTCGATTTAGTTGCGGGAGGAGGACTCGAACCTCCGACCTTCAGGTTATGAGCCTGACTAGCTACCACTGCTAACACCCCACAATATAGAGCAGGATAGGAGAATCGAACCCCCAAATCCACTTTGGAAGAGTGGCATTTTACCATTAAACTAATCCTGCACTTACTTGAGCTTCCTAGAGGACTCGAACCCCTGACATACTGAGTACAAAACAGTAGTTCTACCAGCTGAACTAAGGAAGCTTTCCTAAAGATTACTCAGGATTAATAAGTTTATTAAGTTCTTCTTTAAAAGTTTTGAGCCACTCTTTGTCTTGGTTGTTGGGGCTATTAAGAATAATTTTAGTCTGTGTTAGCACCATCCTAGCAATAGGGTGTGGTATCTTTACCTGTTCCATAATTATATTTTTTTTTATTTTCTAACACTTATTTCATTTAATTTATCATAAAAATCAAGAACAAACTGTTCATCCTGCAACAGTGAGTTACTTACCTCTTTGTCAATCTGCTCTAGCTAGAGCATTACATTGGACATAAACCATTTTAAAGCTTCCTTATTCATTGTGATTAAAGTTAGTCGCCCCACTCTGGCTCGAACAGAGACCAAAGGATTTAGAGTCCTCTGTGCTAACCATTACACCATGAGGCAATATTTTATTAACAATGCAAAGGTATGAAAAATAATTTAAATTACCAAATAAATTGATAATAAATTTTTAATAAAAGTGTAAATAAAATGGAGATAATATAGCATAAGCTACGGTCATATACCAAGATTGATTAGACTCCAGGTCTACACTAGCAGTTCTTTCTTTTTGAACACCAAGAGAATATAATAAATTGTGAGTTCTCCATTCATTAAGTAAGCTAAACATAGTTCTGTTATTAATAGAACTGTATGGGTAAAATCTAGCTTTTAAATGAATGAGAAACTACTTCATATCAGATAATGAAGTGATTTTATAGGAATCATAAATAGCTATATTATTATCAGATATGTCTACTTGATATTTCTGTTTATTATACTAAACTGTGTATTTCATACTTTTACAAATAGTAAAGGGGTTATGATAACATGAATTACGCCACCTGAATATTTACAGTAAAACTCAATGTTATATAAATACTTAATTTCTTATTTCAGTACCCCCTGAGAGACTCGAACCCTCACACTACTATTACTTCATACTGGTTCCTAAGACCAGCGTGTCTACCATTCCACCAAGGGGGCATTGTACCTCTGGAGGGATTTGAACCCTCAAGGATTAAATCCGAGGGATTTTAAGTCCCTTGTGTTTACCATTTCACCACAGAGGCTTATTGTCTCTCTTTTTAGAGAGAAGTATATTCTGCTTTAGCATCAAAACTTGGACATGCTTTATTTGCAAACTCCCTATGGCCATGTATTGTAGCATTAGGGTACTTTGCTTTAAGCTGTTTAAGAAGCTGTACTAGAGCAGCTTTTTGAGCTTCAGTTCTAGTATCTTTTGGAGTTTTTCCATCCTTGGCACATCCTCCGATATAGCATACTCCAATAGACATTGTATTGTGCCCAGTACAGTGTGCTCCAGATATAGCCTCTGGTCTACCAGCATGTATTGACCCATCTCTATAGATTACATAATGATAACCTATATCAGAGAAACCTCTTTGAAGGTGCCATTGCTTAATCTGCGCAGTAGTAAAGTCCTCACCTTCAGGAGTAGCAGAACAATGAACTATAATTTCCTTTATATTCCTCTTGTTCTGAGTTACATTCAGCTTAGACCATGTGTTATTTCCCACTATGCCATCTACAACAAGACCATTAGCCTTCTGAAATTCTTTGACTGCTTCTTCTGTGAGAGGTCCAAATATTCCATCATCTTTCAGATTAAGCTTCCTCTGAAGGAGCTTTACATTAGGACCTTTATCCCCTCTTTTTATTACCATATCTTTCTCTTTTTACTATGTAGTGGAACCTCAGGGAGTCGAACCCCAGCCCTCAGAGCTTCAATCTGATGTGACAAACCATCTACACCAAAGTTCCAATATTATCTATTCAGGTCTCTACCCCTGTCAGGCTTATAGATAAAAGCCAAAGTTCTATTGAAGTGGGAGCAAAAGGACTCGAACCTATGAACTCTTAGAGGGTTGATTTACAGTCAACTGCGATTGCCGCTACGCGATACTCCCATATTTATTATCAAATAACTTGTCAGAGAGGAAGGAGGAACTATCCTTAAGGGACAGGTATAAATACATCACCTGTACACCTTATAGAATAGTTCTCAGCAGTCATTCTAAAATAAGCTTTGACTGCTTTCTTAATAAATCTAAGTACTCTCATAACACTGTTATTTAATTAAAATGTTATGTCTTCCTACAAGGATTTGAACCTTGAACCTTCTGATTAAGAGTCAGTAGCTCTACCATTGAGCTATAGGAAGTGGTAGAAGGGTATTTGTTAAGGAGTTATTTATCCCTTCCTTCTCCTTAGTAGTCAATTGTAGCTGTTTTTACGGAGGTTTTTCCATGGATAGACTACCTGCTCCTCCAAGGACTCTAGGGTGGGAATTGAACCCACAAATACTGGTTTTGCAGACCAGCTCCTAACCATTCGGAATCCTAGAGATATAGACATAGCAGTTTGAAACCACCCCAGGGACTACTATGCCACTCATGAGTATTGTATGGATGGCAGGGCTTGAACCTGCGTGTGACCAACTACCCTTTCTAGTGTGTATAAGACACAGGGGATACATCCATATGTTGGGGTGCTAGGTGAGAATTGAACTCACATCTTCCACATTCACAGTGTGGTGCTTTACCATTAAGCTACTAGTACAGTTGGGATAGTAGGACTTGAACCTACGGTCTTCTGAATATCAGTCAGATGCTTTAACCATCTAAGCTATATCCCAATGTGGCAAAGGTGGAAGGAATCGAACCCTCACTTGTGAATTTGGAGTTCACTGTGCTACCATTAACACTACACCAATGAGTAATGATTATTTTCTTTTGTTTTTACCTGCGTATGTACTTGTCTGTGAATGACAGTTAGGGCATAAGAATCTTAAATTCTCTAATCTATGGTCATTATTTATACCATTTATGTGGTCTAGATGTAGAGATAGTGGCTGACCATTCCACGAGGATATACCACATTTACTGCATTCATATTTTAGCAACTTATTGTCTATAAGCCTTCTTTTAAGTGAAGCTATATTAGCATAGCTACTATTCTTTACTAGTATGTTCTCAATGGGATATACTTGCGTTGGAGATTTTATGCTTACATCTCCAAAGTGAGATGTTGAACATCCTAGTTCTTGGATTCTTCTTTTCAAGACATCTTGTGAAGAATCCCCTTTAGTAGTTAGTCCTAATGCTCTCAGGGTATCAGAGTAACTATTAACTCTATTTATTAAATTTATAAACTCCTTATCAGAGATACTATATACTTTACTTGTACCTTTTCTTCTCATAGTGGTAGGTAAAAGAATCGAACTTTTACTAGTACCATACCTACCAGTTGCTACCTTTAACCACCCCCTGTAGCTAGGTTGAGTTATACGACACTCAGAACAGAGCTAATATCTGAACATGTTACGTTGAGTCTTACACTAGTACTATTCTCTTTATTAGGCTGGGATAGAGAGAATCGAACTCTCACCAAGAGATTAACAGTCTCACGCTCGACCTTCGAGCTATATCCCAAAGTGGGCAGTTTCTTTATCCTCTAACTGCCGAAAAGAGGGACTAACAACAGTCCTACAATTTTATGAAAACATGAAAAACAAAGTGGACAATGAGGGACTTGAACCCTGAACTTCTCCTTGCAAAGGAGATGTGTTAGCCAATTACACCACAACGCCCATTAAGTAGAGTAGACAAGACTCGAACTTGCAGTATCACTTCATCCCAAATGAAGGGGGTTACCTATTACCCTACTACTCTATGTTGAGGAGAGCATTGGACTCGAACCAAAGCCAAATTAATGACCACACTATTTAGCAGATAGGTTTATCACCTTGATAAATTACTCTCCAAGTTTCTTATATAAACCGCAGCAACAGTGGTCTAGTACTCTGTAGTTTGAGCAAGGACAGTGCTTATCTTCAGAGTTATTCTGACAAGGACACAGTCCATTGTTCTGTTCAACTCTTTTAAGTATTGAGTTGACTACTTTATCATTAGGGTTGAGCACCCACCCTTCTTTTCTCAGAATTGTTATCATAGAGGAAGCCTGAGGACTCGAACCCCACCCACTTTCACATGAGCATTCAGTTTTCAAGACTGCTTCTATCCCTGATAGATTAGACTTCCATTTGGCTCCTCTGAGCCTTTGTTACATAGCCAGCAGCCCATGGGGGAATTGAACCCCATCCCTCACATTGACAGTGTGATATGCAAAACCATTACACTTCATGAGCTATATATTGTAGTGCCACTGGGGTTTGAACCCAGATTACTGCCTTGAAAGGGCAGTTTCCTGACCATTTAGAAGATGGCACCATGCACCCTACTTGCACCTTCACAGGCTAGGTAGGTAATGATTCTCACTTCTTTGCCATTTACATTCTTTTCACGAACAAGTTTGTACTCCCTGTAAGACTCGAACTTACAACTTAGGGCTTAGAAGACCCTTGTTCTTCCATTGAACTAAGGGAGCATAGTTGCCACTAAAGGACTTGAACCCTTACACTCAGAACCAAAATCTGATGTGCTGACCATTACACCAAGTGGCAATGTTCTCTTGAATTACAGTGCAAAGTTAGGTAAAATTTTTGATATATGCAAATTTTTAGACAGAAAAAAAAGGAGAATCACCACACTCGACGCGTCGGGTACAGGTGGCACGTTCTCCTTCTCTTTTTTTTTTATTTTGTTAAAATTTTGTGTTGGCTTATGTTTTTTATAAAATACCTGCGAAAATCCTCCTGAGAGACAGGAGTCTATCTGCTTTTATAGGCCTAGTTAACAACATAGGTATTTCTAGTAAATAGATACTTAGCATGTTGTATTACCCCATTATCTACTTCATAACGGCCTCCATTAGCTGGGACCTCTCCAACATAGACTTCTTTATTCTTAATAATTGCCTGGCGAATGCTTTGAAGATAAGTAGGTCCTATAGAACCTGCTATCACAGTTCCATCTACATAACACATTTCTTCAGCTAGGAAGGTTCTAACCTAATTATCTATATTTTTTATTTTAAAGTTAGCTTTCCACCTCCATTCTCTGAATGACCCATCTAATAAAGATTTCTACTCCTCAAGTTCCTCTTTCTGTGTAAACGCAGGAAGAAATTCTAAGTTTGCATCTAGAATATGATAATCGTCTGTATTAGCAGTTAATTTAATTAAACCAAGAATTCCTCTAGATTTTTGGCGTATTATAGATGGAATATAATTGGCTGTATATAGGTCCTCGACAAACGCATCCTTAGTTATTATATTAAGGACGTCTTGTATATTATGTATTTTATTTAATTCTTGCAACTCCAGCAAATGGGAGTTGTCGACTGTTCTTAATCTCGTAAGAACAGCCACTTCTTCCTCATCGAGGGAGTAGTCTCCCCAAAAAGGAAATGAAAATAAAAAATACTATATATTTTTTCCATTTCTTTTTAATGGTGGAGCGTCTATAACTATGGTATACGCAGTGTCAGTAGGTACCATGTTTCCTGGGTTCATATGACATGAGAAATTAGCCCAATAAACCTCTAAATAATCTTTAGGTGCAGGTTTATTACTTTCAGGAGTTAATAACACAAGTTTACCATTATCACTTCTCTCATATAACTCAACTTCATTCCCAACTTCTTTTACAAGTATTTCATCTTTGGTAACTAGATTAGGGTCTCCCGACACTAATCTCTTACCTAGTATAGTCTCTTTTCTAGTTTTCATTTATTCTTATATATAATGCAAAGTTACATAATAGCCATGATGTATCCAATAGGCTAAGTGTTTTTTTTTAGCTTATATAATAAAATAATTTATCTATGGCTTTTATATTACCATAGATAAATTATCACACTTTATACCATTCCAATAAAATCAATCAACATCCAATCCTTACTATCTCTATGCTTTTCTAGATTCTTCTTATTGAAGAACCTTGCATATAGCCAAGGCCACCAATCATCTAGTACTGTACCAGTCATGGAGGAGATTTTCTGAACAAGCTCTATATCATCTAGTTCAAACTTATATAACTGAACCCAATCAAATTTTCTTCTTCCGCAGAAAAATTTAATATGGGTATATGTCTCAGCCCATCTCTTACAATCATTAATAAACAGTCTTTCTTTATCTTCCCTGTTCTTAGTATTCTTTGACACTTCTAGAATTAATCTTACATAGATAGCTCTATTACGACTATTCAAATATTTAAATACTCCTTCTACATCTCCTTCAAATGCCATAGAGCCATGTCTAAATTCAGCTTCTCCATACTTATTATAAGAGACTCTTATATCAAACATTCTAGCACCTAGCTTGTACTAATGGTCTATATGTCTACTTTGACATTTAGCTATGAAGTGAAAAGGTCTCATCCACCATCTTTTAGGTTTGAGATAAGACATTGAATTATGCGTGCCCAGTTTCATATTATATTATTTTTTCTTTATATCCTTAACTTGCTCTATGTCAAGTACTTTTTGGTCGAGCAAATGCTTGGTACATCTTGCTAACCATTCAACAAAAGGCTCATCATCTGTTGAATGTAGGTACTGACCCTCTGCTAATATTGCATGAAATAGTTCATGCAATAGGTATAGTTCCATCTCCTGTCTTGATGCAGGTTTACCTTCTCTATTGAGATACCTTATCTTTATTGTCTTTAGATTGAAGTCAGTCTCTCCCATAGTAGTTCTATCAGGGTTATCTGTCTCAATGTTATCAACATAAAGTATCTTATAGGTAGAGTTGAATATCTTTATTGTTCTGTTCTTATATTTCATTCTGGAAGTTGTTGTACTGTATTTAGTAGAGCATCTGTACCAAACACAGTATAGGGATTAACCAAATTAGTCATGTCCATAGGAATACTATATGATTCTGTTGCAACTCTTCTAACTCCTCTTCCCCTCTTTAGAGGAGCTAAAGTTCTTTGTTCCCTAAGGGCATCTTGTAAATCATTATAGGTTCTTCTTGCTATTCTTCTAGTACCTTTAGTAGGATTTATAGTTGCAGCATGTCTTGCCCTTTGATAAGATTTTTCAGCTAACTCTACGCTATTAACTGCCTTAGTTGCTTTTGCAGCTAACTTTCCTGTCTTTGTGGCTCCCTTGATGAGGGAGCCTCCAAATAAATCAGCTCCTAAACTTAAAGCAGCCCATCCTATATTTCCCCAGGAAGGATTTCTAATAGCTTCCTCTATATCCATGGCGGACCCTACAAATGGTACAAAGGATAGAGCCACATCTCCATACTCATTTCCTGTAGATATTAGTCTATCAGTATCACCACCATCTCCATACTTATTTTTTTTTGACTTTCCAGTATACCTATAATATCTGTGCACTCCTGAAAAGTCCCCTCCTGACCTATTAGGGTCATCAAATCTAGGTAGAGGGCCTTGAAGTCTGTAGTCCCCCTTATTTCTTCCTCCATTAGAGTAGTTTACTAAGGTATCTCCCATTTCAATTGGGTAATCATTATGTATACCTTCTCCTTCAGCTACACTGTCAAACATTACAGCATGAGTTGGATGATTATCACTATTTGAAAGTATAATAATATCTCCAGGAACTGCCTCAGGTTGTGGTACCTCCTTATACCCAAAATCTTCAGGTCTAGCTGCCATATTGGCATTGGATGCCACGGTATTAGTAGGGTCATAGAATCCTGTTACTGTATTGAGGCAAGTGTGAGCGTTAGTGCCTATAATAGGCACTCCTACCAGCCAATTAGCTCCAAACTGCTGTGTTCCAGTCATGTCTTGAGCACTGCTAAAGTCAGCATTTGGACTTGTTGCTCTCCTACTCCTATTTAATGCAGAAGATTGAGGTGTGACTTCTACACTTCTCAGTACTTTAGAACCATCTGGTCCATATAATACAGGTGGTCTACTTTCTTGACCAAAGTAGTCCAGAGTCCTATCTGTATCCCAGTCTGTATTGAGTTGGTCTTCTGACATTTGGTAAGCATAATCATCGTGCCAGTGTCCTCCTCTTATACCTGTAGGGTTGTACTTATTTACAGTACCAGAGTACTGTGACTCATCTGAAAATGATGGGTGTAAGACAGTCTTGAACCTATCAGTAAAGTGTGCATTACTGTCCTTATCAAGCATACTCCATGCAACATCAGGGTTTTCATCATAAAAACCTCTATAATCATAGGTAGGGTCATTATCTATGTCAATACCCTTATGTGCTTTTATCCTTTCCTTCCACTTTGTATAGCCACCCCTAGCAAAGCTATTATAAGCTTTATGAATCCTGTTAAGGTCCATTATACCTGATTTAACAGCCAGCTGTATTACTTTGGCTCTATCAGCCATTGATAAGTCTTTCCACATAATATATTAATCCTAATTCCTAGCTACCATAATCAACCTATTCACTTAAAGATATAAAGAGACCTAGAGCAATTCACCAATTAAGCTCTCTGGTATAGTATTAAGATAGCATTGAAGGCGTTTATATACTATTAGTTCTTCTCTTCTTATCTCTAGCTCCAATTACCTCTGCCCTACTTATGGTATCCTTTACTTTCCCATGTTGGCTTGGAGACTTCTCAACTATCTTAACCTCTTCAACCTTAGTAGGTTGGCTATGTAGCCTAGTACTTGTTCTGTCCTAGTGGGTGCAAAGTTAGTAAAAATATCTGACATATGCAAGAGGATAAGGAAAATTTTTAATTTTTTTTTTGAAAAATTTTTGTAGATTGTCGTGAGTGTGGTATAATATACCAAATACTCCTCCCTTGCCTTTGACATTGGGATGGTACCCCCTGGCTTCGCCAGGTGTTGCTAATTATTCATCCCTTGCATTTGATAACACAAATTCATAGAATCACATGAAGAAGACAACCCTTCTTGCTGCACTCACTGCCATAGCAGCCTTTGCAGCAGGCTACTTCACTTGCCTCAAAGTGAACACAGACTCTGTCGAAGCTCACAGCTTCAAACTCCAACTCATTGATGCACAGAATGCTGCACTTGAGAAGGCAGAGATTGTCATGGACAATAATGACCTATGGGATGCTGATGGGTCTGATGACATGGCAGACTATCTTGAACTCTGCTGTGAGGTAGACAGCCTCTGGAAAACTCAGCTCTAAGAGCTAATCACTCCTCCTCTCCTCTTGACAAACTAAACTAACCAGTCAGCTAAAGACTAAGGAACCCCTGCTGACTTTTAATGGGGCTTGAGAGTATGAATATTTTCGCAAATCTCCGTGTGTATGCAGGTAAGTGGCAGATAAAGGAAAGCAGAGCTTTCCTCCCTGAGGAGAAATCTGCTGTCATTCAGGCAGTAGTAGTTCCCTCACAGTATGGGAACTCTGTTCAGTTCACCATGCAGGGTGGTGGGCTGACCTACATACCTCTGTCTCAGAACTCTACACTTGGTGTAGGTGAAGTTGTGGACCTTGATAAGGCACAGCTTGTCACACTCTGTAAGAGTGGTGAGGCAGACATCTACAGAGTAGAACTCTAACTCATTGGCAGGTAAGAGAGGACTTTGTCCTTTCTTCCTGCCTTTTCTTTTTCTCTCTACTAGTAGAAGCAATAGGTCATGTGTTGAAGCAAGGTCTCATGTGTAGAAGCAACAGTACTAGAGTTATAAAGTATGGTGAGATGTAGAATCAACTGTCATAATATACTTGCTATAAGTTTGGCTAATTACTCCTCCTTCGCTCTTGGCAATGGTCGGGTGATGATTGTTATAAGCTATTAGACTTGTCTTATCAGCTTTGCTAATTACTCCTCCTTTGCCTTTGACTACACTCAACAGTCATAATTCAACAATCAACATTCATCAAACAACAGTTGGCATAAAGACTCAGGAACCCCTTGCCAACTTAATGTGGGGATATGGAGATATGAATATCTTTAATTCACTCCGTAAGTATGCTGGTAAATGGGCAGTTATTGCCTCTCGTGCATTTTCTGCTGAAGAGCAGAGTGCAGTCACCTCTGCAACTGTGGTTGCCTCTCAGTATGGCAACTCTGTCTGCTTCATGATGGTAGGAGGAGGTCAGACCTTCATTCCTCTGTCACAGAACAGCAGCAAGGCAGTGGGTGATACCATTGACCTCAGCAAGGCACAGCTTCTCACTCTTGCGAAAGATGGAGAAGACAACATCTACAGAGTAGAGGCATAAGTCTCTGACTGTAAGAGAAATAGGAAGAGAGTGTAGGGCTATCATTAACCCTACCTCTTTTCCTCTCTTTTATATGTCTCATGCAGAAGCCACATCTGTAATGTATAACTGTTCTTACTGAAGAAGCAATGGAGAACTTAGACCTAATTATAGGCACAGCCATACTATTTTTCATCTTTTTCCTACTGATAAAATACTCAGAATACAAGCACAAACAATGAAAAAGCTCATAATCTGCTTACTCCTGTCCATATTTGCAGTAACAGGATATGCAGAAGTCAAAAGAGAAGGTGACACCTTCAAGGTTGAACAAACCAAATCTACTGCAAATGATACTCAGACCAAGTATATTTGGGAAGACAAACAAGGTAACAAGTATCCTATCTTTATCACTAAGAAAGGTGCTTGTTATGTCAAGAGAGTATCAAAGAAGACAGGCAAGGAATATAAGTATTATCTGCCTAAAGAAGTACAGACCCAAATCAAACAAGAGTTAGGTATCAATGAATAAATCAAATGACACAGCAAGAACAAGTTGTTGAAAGATTATCCTGGTTCAATAACTTAAGCTTCACCAAGAAGCAATGGGATATAATCCTCAAAGGGTGTGGCTGTCCAAAGTCACCCCATTTCTGGGCTGCTCTTAAAAGGAACAATCTTGTCAAATACTCAAAGATATTTACCTTAGTAGATATGGATATACACAGTTATGCTATAATATTTGAGGAGTATAGCACAGCTAATAGAACTGCTGTGAAAAAGGCTTATGACAAAGCTAAGGCAATGAAACAGGCAAGAGAGAGAAGGAAATCATTTAAAGGCATTACCTTCTATATGGTAGGTGGTGCACTCACAACAGAAAAACCAGAAAGAGACATATGAAGACAATAAAACTCACCCTTAAAGGAATAATGCTCTATGCCACAATGCTGACAACTATGGTATATATAGCAGGCATAGACAGTATCTATGACAATGGACACTTCCTTCTTGCAACAAGTATTGTGGCATTACCTATATATATATGCTACAAGACCATCACAGGGGAGGAATTCAACATACTATCAGGTAACAAACTATGGGGAATACCTGATGATGAATCGTGATTTTGTGTTTTTTTAAGGTAAGGATGATTAATTTTAGGATGACGTCGGTAACACTTCACATAGTCTGTGAAGATAATGTGGAGTTTTTACTTGCCCTCATAGCTCATCAGGATAGAGCAACAGTTTCCTAAACTGTAGGTGGAAGGTTCGAGTCCTTCTGGGGGTACTAAACAATTAAAGTAAGAAGGAAAATGAAAACAGAAACAATGGAGAAAGCAATACTGATTTTTCAGTGCATAGCAATTACTGTAGCCAGCCTATTCTATTTGATAGGTATGACACTTGATGCCATATATCTAGTAGCATTAGCAATATACGTAAAGAAGTGATGCAAATGGTTCCATAGCTCAAATGGATAGAGCAACAGACTTAAGATACTTTAACTCTAAGGATTTCATAGTATAGAAATTTATTACTAACTTTGCATAACTCCCCTTAGTTCAGCGGATAGTAACAATGGTCTTCTAAACCATAAACCCCAGTTCGAGTCTGGGAGGGGAGACTAAAATAAATTTATATATTATGAATCCAAAGAGAAGAAGTAATTGTATCTGCGTAAATTGTGGTGATGAATTTTATCCAGCATATAATATGTCTGGAAAGTATTGTTCAAATAAATGCCAGATGGAATACCAATCCAAGCAAAAATACCAAAGATATTTACAACATCCCGAAGAGTATGAAGGACAGAGTAATATGTTTTGGGTAAAGAAACATATCCTAAAAGAACAAGAACATAAATGTTCTATTTGTGGATGTGTTGATACTTGGAATAATAAACCATTAGTATTTATACTTGACCACATTGATGGTCATGCTAACAACAATATTAGAACTAATCTTAGACTTGTTTGCCCTAATTGTGACTCACAGTTAGACACATACAAAAGCAAGAATAAGAATAGTGATAGAATTTATCATCATAATCATCACAGATAAATCTGTAGGTTGTGAGTTCGAGTCTCACTGGAATCACTATTATTATTAGATGGTCATGACCTTCGACCGAAAAAAGGCAGTACCCTGCATACTCTAATGTAGGCTTCTGAATAGGATAAGTTGTGCCGAGTTGAAACCATAAAGAAGAGAAACTAAAGGTTGGACAAATGAATGAGGCTAAAAACAAAACTTGCTTCGGAGTTTTGTTATAAATACATTTTTGAAGAAGCAACATCTGGGGCATATCTGGTATTTGATTGCAAATTATTAGGTAAGAGAACATGCAAGAGGGCATACTCTATAAATAGCAAGTAAACTTAGATGCAGAAGTTGATGAAACTCCTGTGAGAATGGCTGCATAAGCTTGACTCTGAGCAGCACTTGCTTGGAAACAGAAAGGTGCAAAAGTCTGAAAGGAAACTAAGACTGGCAGTCCGAGGTCCTAGTGCTTAATTAGCTCTGATATGCACGGAGAAGGTAAGCCAACTTTTTCTCTGTTTATGGACAATAAAACAGAGTGGTGGAAAGACAACTAGTCAACCCTGTGAAGAAAACACTCCAAATTGAAAAGCATGTACAATTCTCTTATGTGAAGTTTGTAAGACGAGGGTTCGACTCCCTCATGCTCCACTAATTAAAACCCAAGATTAACAAATGGAAACAAGAAATGTAACACTGACTCTTGACAAGGCTAAAGAGTTCTATAACAGTGGCAATGATGCTCTCAGAGAGGTAGCATTGCAAGCCTTCACAGAGAATGAACTCAAGGAAGTACACTACACTGACATCAAGACCTTTGAGGATGCTTGCAAGGCTCTTGGTCTTAGTGAAGGCAATGTAAACTATGACATAGAGAGAATAGAAGAGGCAGAGTGTGGACTTGGCAAGCACCTTATAGCCATCTACAAACTGGACATCATCCGCAAGGCTCTTAATGGAGGTTGGGAGCCTAAACTCACCAAGGGAGACATCTACTATAGCTGGGTAAGGTTCTATCTTCCTAACAAGAAACCTTCTGACAAGAAGACCATTGCAACACTCAAAGCTGATGGTCAGAAGTACCTTCTGGTTTGCAGTTGTGGTGGCTACGGGTCCTGCGCTGGTCTCGGTTTCTTCGACTCTGGGTGTGGGTGTGGTAACTCGTATGCTTTTTTGGGCTTGCTCTGTTGCAAAAGCAGAGAGATAGCTCAGTATATGAGTACACAGTTCGGTGAATACATCTTTGATGCTTGCTATGCTCAGCATCTAGGTGCATATGAGTGGGTATGAAGCCTAAGACAAAAGGTAAAAATCATTATGGCAGTGGCTGCACTTTGTTGTAGTCATTGTCATTAATTCTCTCAATCCTGCTCAGAGTATGGCTTAACAAATTATACTTTAACTGGCTAATAAAGTAGACAAATGGCAAAAATAAACTTTACACAAGAACATTTTGCTCAGATGCAGCATCTCCTCCTTGGAATGCTCATGAGCAATACAACTATCACTACCAAATTGGGTGGTGAACTTAATGTGGTAGAACTCCTTCACACTACCACAATCAACACTCTCAACTCTATCAGGCTGAGCTTGGCTAAGCACATAGAAAACCTTGAGAGCAAGGATGAATGGATTGCAGACAATGCAAGCCAGGAAGCCCTTGACAAAGCAAAAGCTCAGAAGGAGCTTGTAAACCTTATCATAGGTTACAAGAGGTATGTGCTGGAAAAGGAAGAGACCAAGAGGAAGAAGCTTGCACTTGAGGCAAAGCTTGCTGAACTCAAAGAGTCTCAGAAGACTCCTGAAGACAAGATTAAGGAGCTTGAAGCTGAGCTTGCTGGTCTTGACAGCACAGAGTTTTAAGGAAATGTAGGAGACCAAGGTAATATAGTTCAAAGTACAAGAGAATACCTACATAACCTTAATTCTGTTACTTACAAAATCAAAACAAAATACTAATCAAAATGGTAGAAGTAAAGCTTAACAAAAGTAACGAAAATCCTTTCTATGGTATGAAAGCCTGCCTTAATCTTATGAGGAGTGTAGGGCAGACTATCACGTCTAAGATGCTTGATGAAGCATATGCAGAAGTGAAAGGTAATAAAGAGAAGAAGGAGATGTTCTACTCTCTGCTCTTCTCAATAGGAGACATTACAGCCCGACAGCACAACATCTTCAAGAACATTAAGAGAGATTCTGGTGGAAATGCCAACAGGGAAGGCTTTCATGCTGTTCTTGAATGGATGTGGAATAATAACAGGGAACAGTTTGCCAAGTTCCTTGTTGCAGGATTGTTCAATGAATATTCCTGCTTTGATGCCCTGCTCAGGAACAGAGTACAGACCAAAGGCTCTAAAGTCATCAAAGTGTATGATACACTGAACAATGACATGTATAGAGCATATATGGTCCAGTACCTCTATGCAGTTATCAATGGCAACAATAGATTCAACAAGACACTTGTTGCCAAGTTCCTCTCTCTCCCCAGACTCTCTAAGAGAAAAGGGCATAAAAGGATGCTTCCTGAGACAAGAAAGGTCATGGAAGGAAAGGTTAAACTGCTCAAGGAGCTGTCTAACCTTATGGGTTGGGAGTATGAAATAACTCCCACTATTGTCAACTTCAAAGGCTATAGAGCTTGGAGGAAAGAGTATAATAAAGACCTTGAGTCTGTTATATTCTCTACAGGTACTATATCTGAGATGAACAGAGACTCCTTCCTCAAATGGTTTGATGCTCTTCCTGCACAAGCAAGATTCAGGGTCAAGAACAGAATCCTTTACTCAAAGGTGAAAGACTCTGAAGAGGCTAAGTACCCTCAGTTACAGAAGTGGTATGCTGAGTGGGAGCAGTACAAGACCACAAAGCAGCAAGAACAGAGAGTTCTTGAAGAGAAGGTAAGACAGGGTCAAGCAACTGTTGAAGACAAGGCTAAACTTGAGAAAGTTAAGAAGCAGGCTAAGGTGACAGTTGGAGCTACAAACTTCAATGAAATCTATGAGCAAATCTGCAATGGCAGAATTGACCCTCTAAAGCTTGAATCATTCATGAATAAGGTAAATCTGCCTTACAACAGCCTTGTTATCATTGATGACTCTGGCTCTATGAGTGGTGCTCCCTTCAACTTTGCTGCATTTATGGCAGCAGTATGTCTCTGCAAGAATCCTGATGATGATGGCAGGAACCTCCTTGGCTTCTTCAACACAGGCAGTCATTGGCATAGCTTCATTGACAGCACTGCACAAGCAACTCCCAACTCTATCATGAGAAGGAATGCTTCTGTGAAGACAAGACCCTCTGCCTTTGTAGACCCTGAGAAGAGTTTCTTGGAGAACTACAATAACATAGCCTCATTCTGTAGGTCTGTGTTCAATGGTGGTTGCACTAATATCAGTGCTATCCCTGATGGTCTTCACTATGTATGTCAGAAGCACCCTGAAATACTGGATGCTCTGAAGGCATATCCTGTGTGGACTATCATCTCTGATGGTGAATGGAATAATCTTCATTCACCTGAAGCCTCTATGAATGACTTCATGAGGAAGTGTGAGAACTACTTTGGTTTCAAACCTTTCATTGTGGCTATTGATGCCAAGAAAGGATGGGGTTGGGATGACTCCAAAGTGGAAAGGTTCAGTGGTATAGACAATATGATGTATATACCTGCAAACCCTGCTCAGATTGAGCAGTTCCTTACAAACTTCAGGGATATGGATGTCTTTGATGTCTATACTCCTTTGCAGTCACTTCATAGGAGCAATAGGTATGATTTAGTAAGGGCTAATGTCCTCTAAAAATATACCTCCTTTTTCCTAAATGATACTTACAATTATAACTGACTATTTTCGCTTTTTTCATAGATTATACAAAGTTTAACTAAGTATCAAACTTCCTAAGGTATAGAGGGAGAAATACCCTCTATACCTACAAATTAGACACTTACAATACTATAATATATTTAGCTCATTTGGTAGAGCAAAAGATTTTTAATCTTTGAGTAGAAGGTTCGATTCCTTTAATATACTTTTTAGTGTCTATAATTGGAGGAGCAGCTCAAATAGTGGAAGAGCATCATCTGAATTAATAAGGATGAAGAGTGCAGGTTCAAGTCCTGTCTCCCCCACAGTTTTCATTTTTCATGTCTCAAGATACTTACAATACTAACTTTTTACAGGTTCGAGTCCTGTATTACCCTACAGTGGGTGATTGGTGCAATGGTTGACACGACAGATTGCAGGTCTGTTTCATAGTATAAGTATCTATTTTCTTTAACATATGGAGAGGTAGTTAAAATAAAATTGAAGTAGTAACTATTGTTACTTACAATACTACAATTCAAAAGGTTATAACATTTGTTCCATACACAAAAACATGGAGGTTCGAGTCCTCCCCTCTCCACAAACAGCTACTTACAAAGCTACTACTATCGTAAGTTCGACTCTTACATTATCCACCTATTGGGGGATGATTAGCTTAGTGGTAAAGCAAACAACTTGTAATTGTTCAGTATAAAGTAGCTACATTTAGGGTGTTCGTCTAGTGGTTAGGACGGAAGTTTATTCTATCTAAGTAACAGTTTGTTACTTATAATAAGTCAATAGCTTTATAGTGTTTAGAATTTATCGGGTTCTTCAGACAGAGGTTCAATTCCTCTACACCCTACTACAGTCACTTACAATATCTTAAATAAATTAGACAAATTAGCTCACTTGGATAGAGCGTAAGCTTCGGGTACTTAAGGTAGGTGGTTCAATTCCATCATTTGTGAATTATTAGTGACTATTTAACTCAATGTTTCATTCCAAAAAAAAATAATGGAAGACAAAAAAAAAGTAGAAATCCCTGAGAAACTCCTTCAGGTAGTCGATGAGGAACGACTCAATAAAGTCCTCAAACAGGTAGAACAGATAGAAGAAGAGTACCACATTGAACAAGGTGTGACCAAGGAAGTCCTCAATATGATGAAGGGCAAGAGAGTCTGTGACACTATGCACACAATCATAGCACTGGCTCAGGCCCAGTCTGTTTGGGTACTGCACAGTATCTATGATACATTGGCTCTCATGCTTAGAAGGGCAGCTCTGAAAGAGATTATGGCTAAGCTGGAAGTTGAGAAAGCTAAAGAAAACACAACCTCAGAAGAATGAGTGAAATCAAGGTAAGACTTAGCATGGAAGTACCAGGTGCTACCATGCTAAGCTCGCAGGACTGCGAAAAAATGTCCAAAAAAAAAGATGCCTATGACCATACCACAATGGTGGTAAAGCATCAGGTAAAGAAGGGGAGAAAACTGGTAACAGAAAAAGAAACCCTTCATATCAATACAAGGAAGTCAAAGCCCGCAAAGCAGTGCATCTCCATCAGCAAAGAAGCTTACAGCTACATGACTGATGGAAGGGAAATACCTTCAGCAAGGATGCTCAAGGTATGGGGGAACATGACAACTGCTCAGAGACTTGAATATCACCTTGGTCTCATAGCAGAGAGTCTTGGTGCAACTTCCTTCAGCTATGAGGTCTTAGACGACTAAGTAGCAAAAAGTACTTAAGTACAAGAAGAGGTGAGAGAGTGTATTCATTCCCTTACCTCTTTTTTTTTGCAAAGTTCAACAACATGAAAGCAATATTATTACTTATAATATTCCTCCTTTATATCATATGTCCTCTATATAAGTATTATGAGCCAAAGATTGAAATTATAGTGCTTATAAAGCATTATAGAATCTACCTACGGTATAATACTTGGGATGGTCCATGTTACAAAAGAAGAGTGTACAAATACTTATTTGAGATATGAGCAAAGGTAAGAAGTACAAAACTCCGCTAAGACATCAAAACAAGAGAATCAACAAGAGAGGCTGGTCTTGGGGATTCTACAACTGTAGAGTTGGTGGTAAGGACAAATTCACTTTCAAGCACATCAGAAGAGGCAAGTTCTTTAAGAACTTAGACGCAATGAAACTATCTATGACTAAGCTATGGAGAAGAGAATGGTGGGCTTGGAATATATAAACTGAGAGAAAATGAATAAGATAATTAAATTATCCATATGGGTAGTAATGTATTCACAGTATTATCTATACAGACTAAGTGTTTCACATCAATTAAATAAACAAAAAAAACAAAAATGAAAGCAAAAATGTAAAGAATAAGGCTATTCAAGAGGCTCAGAAGGCTCAAAAAAAAAGAATAGTAGCTGTGCTAAAAAAGCCAATGCAAAGAGCTTACTTGTGGCTGCATAGGCAGAAGCTGAAAGCAAACAGAAAGCAATGAGAAAACTTGTAAACTTCCTAAACAGAGAAGTATAGACAATGAGAGATAGAATCAAAAACTTCATCAAAGTAGCATTGATGATAGGGACATGCTTGGCTGGTATTTTCTTCATATATCAACTTGAAGGAAAAGCCACTACTCCTAATCATAATGTTACCCCTCCTGATACTGTGGCATCAGTTCCAGTGTTCATGGACAAATCTGCAAAAGAGGGACTGAAAGATGCCCTCAAGTATTATGATATTCAGCATCCTAATATAGTATATGCTCAAGCATTGCTTGAAACAGGTCACTTTAAGTCAGTAGGATGCTTGAGACATAATAATTTATTTGGCTTATATAACAACAAAGCTAAGAGATATTGTAGATTCAACCACTGGACAGAGAGTGTTATAGCATACAAGGAGTGGATACAAAAGAGATACAAACCTCCGGAGGACTACTATAGTTTCCTTCGGAAAATGGGGTATGCAAAAGACCCCAAGTACATTCACAAACTTAAACAGATAGTTAACAGTAATGACAAGAGAAGAAGTCTTGGAGGAGGTAAAGACTATCCCCAACAGGAATGTCTTGCTGACCTTACCAACTGGGTTTGGAAAGAGCAGAAATGCTATAGAGAGGATAAAACATTTTGCAAAGAGGAAGCATAAGAACCTGCTTATAGTAATACCAAGGAATGTTCTTAAGGTAAGCTGGACAGCAGAATTTGCAAAGTGGTGGGCTGATTGTAAGCTCAATATTACTTTCACAACATATGTATCTTTCCCCAAGCACAAAGGTAGTTGGGACTTTATCATCTTTGATGAAGCTCATCACCTTTCAGAGAGGTGTAGAGAGGCACTATGTGACTTTACAACAGACTATACTGTGCTACTTTCAGCTACAGTAAAGAAGGATTTGAGGGAAGAACTTAAAGAGGTCTTTGATGACCTCTACTATTACAATACTGCCCTAAGGGAAGCTATTGATAATGGTGTACTTCCTGACCCAACAGTCTACCTACTTCCTCTCTCTCTTGATAATAGACTTCCCAATGAGAGAATTATAAAGAACCCTAAAGCAAAAGGTAGGGTCATTTATAGTTCTTGGGCTGAGAGATGG